GAGCGTGATTCCAATTAAGTACATGGGTTCAAAGAGCAGGATAGCAAAATACATAGTTCCTATTTTGCAAAAAGAGATAGACGATAACAATATTAAAACATACCTCGAACCATTTGTGGGGGGGGGCAAATGTAATAGACAAAATCCATTGTGATGTTAAAATAGGCAACGATCTAAACCAATATTTAATCGCATTACTCAAACACGTTCAGAATGGTGGTGAGTTACCAAGCAGTATCGACAGAGATGAATACAACAAAGTACGCTCCGCTTTTAATAATCATGATACTTCCGATTATGAGGATTGGTATGTAGGAGCAGTTGGGTTTCTTGCAAGCTATAACGGTAGATGGTTTGACGGCGGTTACGCAAAACCCGGTTACGGAAAGACAAAAAACGGTTTACGCTATCGAGATTATTATAGAGAAGCAAAAGACAATTTGCTTAATCAAATCCCAAACCTTAAAGATATACAGTTTACTTGCACAGATTATAGAGCTATCAAAGTAACCAATTCTTTTATTTATTGTGACCCGCCTTATGCGAATACCAAACAGTTTCTTAATTCTCAGAAATTTGACTATGATAAATTTTGGCAGACAATGAGAATTTGGTCTAAGACTAATACTGTTTACATAAGTGAACTTGAAGCACCAAATGATTTTGAATGTGTTTGGCAAAAAGATGTGCAACGCACTATGAAGTCAACAGATAATACAATGAGAGCAGTTGAAAAGTTGTTTAGATATAAAGGAGAGTGATTTCAATTAGTCATTACCAGTTGCAACAAGGTGATTGTCTTGAATTAATGAAAGAAATTCCAGACAAAAGTATTGATATGATTTTGTGCGATTTGCCTTACGGAGTGACCCACAATTCAAAAGATAAATGTTTACCATTAGATGAATTATGGACTGAGTATCACAGGATTATAAAAGACAACTCTCCAATACTTCTATTTGCACAAGGAACATTTTATGTTGATTTGGTCAATAGCAATCGTAAAGAATTTCGTTATGATTTGATTTGGAATAAAGTTCTTAAAACTGGATTTCTTAATGCGAAAAGGATGCCGTTGAGACAGCATGAACAGATAGCCGTGTTTTATAAAAAGTTGCCTACTTACAATCCTCAGTTCACGCAAGGCTCTCCATTACATAGCAAGGGTTCGGCATACAAAAATAAAACATTCACCAATAACAATTATGGAGATTTTAACATAACTGGTGATGAACGACAAGGAAGTACCGAAAAATACCCCAATAGCATTTTAACATTTTCAAAACCTCACCCATCAGTTTGTGTTCACCCTACACAAAAGCCTGTCGCCTTATTAGAATATCTTATCAAGACATACACTAATGAGGGTGATTTGGTTTTAGACAATTGTATGGGAAGTGGTTCAACTGGCGTAGCCTGTATTAATACAAACCGTGACTTCATTGGATATGAACTTGATAAAAACTATTTCAATATAGCCAAACAAAGAATTGAGAGTGCTTATGAAAATTCTAACAAACGAAATCCTCTGGACTCAATATCTGAATGATAAAGATGAAGTAACGCACATAGTTACTTCGGACAAGCACCGAGATACATACAAGCTCTATAAAATTGATGGAGATAAACCAGTGTTTACCAAACGCAAATCAAGTGACCCTCGTGATTTAGAACAATACATTTGGAGGTGATGCAATTGCTTGTAATAATTTTTTGTTTATTGGTGATACTATCATTCTTCATTGATACTCAAATACCCCTCTATATATACATAATCGCAGGTATACTTGCGATAGATGAAATTGCTGTATTCCTCATAGGTCATGTAGATACAAAAGAAGATAGAGCAAGACGGAAGTTCTACAAGGATTATAGGAGAAAGTAAAATGAAGTTTATTATATCTAATCTATTAAATATTATTTTAACAATAATATGGATTGTTGCTGGTATTAATGTATTATTATCTGATACAGTTTCCAAAACTGCTTATGCCGTGTTATTAATTTGTTTTATAGCAACCTCGATTAGCAATATGGTTTTTAAATACTACTCCATGAAGAAAGAAGATGATTAAATTGAATACTGTCTATATGGATTATAATGCATCAACTCCACCAACGCAAGAAGTGCTTGACTTTGCTGACCATCTGCAACAAGATTTTTGGTACAATCCAAATGCGGCTTACAAGCAGGGCAGAGAAGCCCGAAAGCTAATTGACAAAGCAAGAGAACAATGTGCCAATGCGATAGGCGCTGACCCCGAACAGATTATCTTTACTTCTTGCGCGAGTGAGAGTAACGCAATGGTATTACATTATGCCAATTACAATTACGAATATTCATTCAAGTCACCTTTTGAACACCCCGACATTATGGAGAACAAAAACATTCGTGACCGTGGAATAGCATTTTGGAATGAATTTGGACAAAATGAAGGGTTGTGGGACTTCTTATCTGTCATGCTTGTCAACAATGAATCAGGTAGAATATTTAATATAAAGAAATATGCTGATAGTGTACATAAAGAAGGTTACATTGTACAAAATGGCAAGCTCCACTCCGATATGAGCCAAGCATTTGGTAAGATACCTATTAACATTATAGACCTTAACGTAGATTTTGCGACGTTTTCGTCCCAAAAAATAGGTTCAATTCGAGGTTGCTCTGTTCTCTATGTAAAAGAACCCAAGACCTTTAAAAAGTTTTTTGAACCTTTAGTTTACGGTCATCAAGAAAACGGTCTGCGTGGCGGTACGGAGAACACAGTCGCGATAGTTTGTATGGGACTTGCTATGGAAAAGTACAACTATGACGAGACAATCAATGACGTTTGGCGACATTACAAACAGATAATGACAAGAGCCTTTAACTCAATCCCCGGTGCAGTTGTACTTAACACAAACACCGATACTCATAAGTTTACTAACAATGTAGTCCAAGTCAGCTTCAAAGGTATAGAATCTGAAAGCCTTGTACTGATGTGTGATTCACAAGGTCTTTGCATCTCGGGCGGTGCAGCGTGTAATAGCGGTTCACTTGAACCAAGCAATGAAGTCAAGTATCTTTGCGGCTTACATGACCCCGATACTGTTAATCCTCATGGGGTGGTTCGCATATCGTATGGTTGGGGGACTACGACACAGGACATATACCAAACAATCAAGATAATCAAGCAAGCTGTAACCAACCTCAGAGAGATCAATGGAGGAATAAGATGAAGATAATTGAGAACAATTATACTAAACCATCAGACCCACCCAAAATAGACAAGCCTAAGACTTATAGGGTACGTTGTGAGTGGTGTGGTTCTGTTATTGAAGCTGAGGACTCCGATCTCTTCCCAATAGACACGGGCTGTGTAAGCTTTAATTGTCCGTGTTGTAACAAGCGAAGTATGGCAGACAATATATCGGAACACATTACTTGGAGTATGATTAAGTACCCTGACAATTTTTGGCTTTATACTCACAATGCAGATACGCCAGATATCAAGTTACTTGAAAGCTCTGAGCATTATATCTCAAAAGCAATCGAAACTTTATATCATGAACTAAGCAAGATTGACCTCCCCGAAGATTACGAGAATGAGATTGGGCGTAGGTATTGGATGGGCAATACTATATTAATCATGTTTAAGTATCGCAATGATTGTAAAAGCGAAGTCAAAGAAGGGATTGAATATCTCTATGACATTCAGATCGTTAAGCCTTTGGCAGATGCTGAAATAGCTGATTTACATAAGAGATTTTATGAGGGGGAATAATAAATGCGACCTTTACTTTGTGTGTTAGGAGCCAGCGGATCGGGAAAGTCTACGCTCTGTTCTGAACTCGAAAAACGTTATGGTTTAAAGTCGATACCGAGTTATACTACAAGAGCGCCGCGATTTAATGTGGAGCAAGGACATACGTTTGTAACCGAGAACGAATTTGACAAACTTGAAGAAATCCTCGCGTATGCCAAGACGGACAATTGTCGATACGCCGTTACTAAAGAAATGTTTGAGAACAAGAACTATTCTTTGTATGTTGTCGATCTCACTGGTCTCAAATATCTGTATAAACATTATCGCGGTAACAGACCTATAATCTCCGTTTTTCTAAGGGCTAATGCTTATGACAGATTTAACCATATGATTAATCGCAAGGATGAAAGAAACGAAGAGGAGATTATTAGGGCTGCTCTTGAAAGAATAGAACATGACGCGGTTGAGTTTAACGAAGAAGAAATAAAGAATAACGTGAATTACATATTCGATAATTATGAGGGACAGTTCGAGCTTGTTATTAATCTGGTTGAACGGATTTGTAAGAATTATGGAATTATAAAGGAGCATAAATGATGGAAATTAAAATAAAGAAGTTACATGATGATAGCAAAATACCAACAAGAGGTAGTGAGTACGCAGCGGGGTACGACCTTTATGCTTATATAGAAGATAATGGTATGTTTGAAATCAAGCCGTTTGAGACAGTTCTTATAGGTGCCGGCATAGCTATAACACCGCCCGATGGAACATTCGGTGCTATATTTGCAAGAAGTGGTTTAGCAACAAAGAATGGGTTGGCACCCGCTAACAAGGTCGGGGTTTGCGACATAGATTATACTGGAGAATATAAGGTTGCTTTGCATAATCATTCTGATAAGACAGCGTATGTGCATCACGGCGATAGAATAGCACAGCTTGTTTTTATTCCTTATGTGGTTGGTGATTTTGTCGAGGTCGAAAACCTTAATGAAACAAAACGTGGTTCAGACGGTTTTGGCTCAACGGGTAACAAGTGAGGTAAAAACAAATGCTATACATTTGTAAAGATTGTCGAGAAACATTTGTAGACCCCGCCACCGAACGAGAGGATTGTGGTTGGGAAACCGATCTTGGTCATGTTTCGGCATATCAAGATTATTATGTATGCCCAAATTGTGGTAGCGAGGACATTGATGAAGAGGACGTATGTGCTATGTGCAAAGAAGCGTTCGCAAAAGACGAGATGGATTATAACATAGATGGCGACTTGGTTTGCGAAAAGTGCCTATCGTCAATGAGTATTTACATAGATGAAGAAGGAGATAATAAAGATGATTAAAATTGAAAGCACAGATGTTATTGGATGGCAAGCTGCTATACGCGGTATGAGAAACCCCATGAACTCGTGGGATAAGTCTGATAGTTTGATAGGTTGCAATGTAGGAAATTGTAGCTCATGCAATTTCAAATTTGATTGGTGTGGGAACACTCCACAATTATCTGTAGGAAAGAACGATCTTGACCTTATGAAACGTCTTGTTAATGCGGGGTCGGATCATTCTAAGTTTATGCGAATGATTAATGTTACTTGTGATGTTACAGCCCCCCTTTACTGGTGGAAGGAGTGCGATACATATAAAGTAGGAACAGTTAGGGATAGCTGTTCAACTATGCACAAGATACACTCTAAGGAATTTACTCTTGATGATTTTTCTCATGAACATTTGGTTGCTATCCATCTTGATATCTTGTCTGAAACAATCGAAGCATTAAATGCCGCCAGAGAACTTTATCTTGATTATGATGGGCATGAAGAAGAACTTGAAACTAAGTTTGGTATTAAAGACAAGAAGGATTTATGGTGGCAGATGATACAGCTTCTTCCGAGCAGCTACAATCAGAGAGCAACACTTCAATTAAACTATGCAGTTCTTAGAAATATGTATCACAGTAGAAAGAATCACAAGCTCGATGAGTGGCATGATTTTTGTGATTGGATTGAATCTCTTCCTTATGCAAGGGAGTTGATTACTATATGAGTCAAGGTAAGCCATTAAATTTAGAGGGGCAAAGATTTGGTAGATTAGTTGTTATAAAAAGAGTTGAAAATGAAGTATCATCCAATAGAAGAAAGCAAAGCTATTGGCTTTGTCAATGCGATTGTGGTAATACAAAGGTAGTTAGAGGAACACATTTAACAGATGGTAACACTCAAAGTTGCGGTTGCCTTCAAAGGGAAACACTATTAAAGTGCCGTACTATTCATGGTCAATTTGGAACAAGAATATATGGCATATGGGCTGGTATTAAAAGCAGATGTAATCTTCCAACAGAGCCAAATTATAAACATTATGGTGGACGAGGTATTTTTGTTTGTGAAGAATGGAATCAAAATTTTGCTGCCTTTTATGATTGGGCAATGCAAAACGGATATACCGACGAGCTTACAATAGACCGTATAGATGTTAATGGAAATTATGAGCCATCGAATTGTAGATGGGTAGATATGAGAGTTCAACAAAACAATCGCCGCAATAATACTCATTTAGAATTTAATGGAGATGTACATACTATAGCAGAATGGAGTAGAATTGTTAATATAAATGTTGAAACAATTATATCAAGACTGAGTAGAGGGTGGACAATTGAACGCGCCTTAACGCAACCAGTTCAGCTTTCTGATGCGCAAAAAGCGGAATATGAAAGAAAAAGAGGGCTTAAACAAATCCGAAAGGAGTGTCTTGTTAATGATTCCGACATTCAAGAATTACAATCTGTCAAACCTAATGACAGCTAAAGAGCTTCAAGAATATTTACACATAGGCAAAAATAAAGCCTATGATCTAATCAAACACAACGATGTTCCAACAGTAAAGATTGGCAACAGAATATACGTAGTAGCTGATAAACTACAACGATATATCGAAACGCATACAGTTTAAACCATAAATCAATTATCAAAAATTTTACAAAATCACAAGGGGTATGTATTACGCATACCCCATTTTTTTACTATTTTGGCTTACACATCAATCTGCGTTATGGTTTTAGCCTTTTCTTCCTCTATCAAATGAATGTATGTGTTATATGTGAACGAAACGCTTGCGTGTCCCAACATTTCAGATATCAGTTTAATATCCACTCCCTTACGTATCATTAAGCTTGCAAAGGTGTGTCTAAGAGTGTGTAATGACTGTGGGTTTTGTATCTTAGCTCTGCTACAAGTTTCAACATATAAAGAAGTAAGAGAACTTATATCCCGTTTTCCATTTGTGGCGAATAGATAATCCGACTGTTTAGGCTTGCGGATATCATACAATTCAGATAAGTATTTCTGAGCCGATTGAGTCAGATAAACTATTCTACTCTTACGAGTTTTAGTGCTATCCTGTTTGATTACTTGGCGTTCATGATTTTCATCATATACTATAGCGATGTTAGCATGAATCTTAATATACTTATCTTTAAAATTTACATCAGACCATTTAAGAGACACCGCCTCCCCCGCTCTGATTCCCGTATAAATCATAGACACTATAAACAAGCCATTATGAAAATCTGTACGCTTCCAGCTTTCATCCAAGGCAACGGCAATAAATCGCTCAATCTCATCATCATTAAAGAAACGAATATCCTTCGTTTGACTCTTGGACTTCTTGGGCATTTCTACTAGCTCGCAAGGATTTGTAGGAATTAATCTCTGTTTATAGGCGAACTTCAAGGATTCATTCAAAAGAACATATGCCTTATGCATAGTAGAATAAGCGCAACCTTTGAGTATCAACTTGTTTATCATCTCATTCTGTATGATCTGAGTAGTTAAGTCCGTAAGATAGTAACCGCCAAGATACGGTTCTATATTACTGTGCCAAGTATAAACGTTTCTGGCATGGCTTGCAATTTTGATTTGTGGTTTCTTGATGTTCTCCAAAAACGGAACGAAGAAATCTGAAAAGAGAACAAGGTCTGCCTTGTCTCTATCTTCTATAACATCGGTTTTCTTTTTAAACTCCCGCATCTTATAAATGACTTCTTCTTGGGAAGCATCATAAAAACGTTTGTACTTAACACGACCTTTTGGATATTTACCGATTTCAATTTGCCCGACCCATTTGTTTGTAGTGCTATCAAAATAGACCGCGCCCAAATCTTTTACGTGTCTAACCTTCTTGTTGTCCTTTGCCATAATTAACCACTCCATTCACAAAAAGTTTACATTGCTTATTGGGTAATGACTTATGTAAATGTATACAAGCGTTCTGTTTTTTATTACATTATAGCACATTTGTGTTTTAATGTCAAGGGAAGAATCGTGTAAAAATCGTGTAATTTTTCGGGAGAGTTAGGGATAAATAGGTACAAACAGGGAAACTTTCAGACTGTCTATAAAATAGCAGAGATAAAGAAAACCCTTGAAATACCGCTAAAATAACGATACTACAAGGGCTTGATTGGCTGGGGTAGAAGGATTCGAACCTACGGAATGGTGGAGTCAGAGTCCAATCTTTAATAGCCCATAAACGCCCTATTTATCGGCACTTTAGCGATTTCTCATTTTGAAAATCGTGTAAAATCGTGTAAAAATTTTCAAAACAGTTTTTTAGATTGTGCAATAGCAAAATAATCCTTGACACAATCGCCACTTGCTTAAATATATATTATATCATAAGGTTAATTACTTGTCAATGAATAAATCGTAAAAAATAGGGTACTCTCATCTATTAAGTATAGATAAGGGTACCCTAAATTTTTGTTGATACAGATTAATTTTTTAGCAAACACTTCGAAAAGAAATCATCTCTCAAAACGTAATAATCATCAACGTGCGGAACAAGCGTTTTGAAGGACTGTCCTTCGACTACAACAACCGCTACAAGTTTACCATAATTTTTTAACTGTGAATATAAACTAATATAATCCGTGTCTCCACTTACAACAAAAGCCACATCGTAGGAATTATGAAAAGCTCCTGATAGAGCGTACAAGCCCAAATTTAAATCCGTACCTTTTTCAGATATAGAATAAGTTGATCTATCAGCTATATTCATTTCTATTTCGGGCTTGGTAGGTCGAGCTATGGTTCTACCATACACAACATCAATATATTTAAAATTCTCCAAACTCTTAATCCAATCATAATAACTCTTATAATATGAATCATAAAGTAAAAAATCACATGGTTTTGGGGCGAATATGTATGATTTGGTATAGATAGTATTGTATTTAAGTCGAGAAATATTAATCATTAATTTAGAATAATCGACTTTGGAGGGTGGTTGCTCTAAGCTGTTGTAATACTTTTTAAAAGCAATATCAAAATTCAAGTAATCAAAAAACACCATTCCTCTAAGCATGATGAAGGCAACTCCAAACAAAATTAAAAGGGAGTGTTGTTCTTCGAGTGCGGTCATTGCTCGGTATCTACGCATCTATGGAATCCATATCACTCCACCGTGCCGCTCATTTAATCGAAGGGTGTCAACTAACTCCCGATTCTTAGATTTAATATTCTTATATTCTAATTGTATAGGATTAATATTAATTTGTCAATAGTAATATTCGACAAATTTAGACAAGATTATTTGTTTGAGTTGTTAGATTTCAAATTGATCTTTGAGTTTACTTATTCTTTCTGTATCTTCCCTGAGATAGTGTTTCTTAGTAACGTCTGTTCCTGAATGGTGTAATAGAGCTGATACATCTTCTAATGGCATACCAGCTTTAAAAATGAGGTCGCTGCCGCTATGTCTCAGGTCGTGACTGTGAAATTCTGGAACTCCAATCATATTCCCAATTTTCTTACACCACTCATTCAAAGTCCCCGTGCTTATCGGCTTATCCTCGGCGGTATACCCCGTATACCACACCCAACCAAAATCATTGATGCCCTTTTCTTCTCGTTCTGCTTTAAGCTGTAACAAAAGTTCTTTTACTTCCTTACTAAAAAACAAATCTACGATCTTACCCTCTTTTTCAAGAACGTCTTTAACAATCCGATTTTCAAAATCAATCTGTTTCCACTTGACATTAGCAACCGCATTGACTCTCGCCATAGTAGATAACGAGAACAGGGCATAGGTCTTTAACTGCAAGTCTCCATACTCTGTCAATTTATCTTTCATCAACTGAACTTGCTCCTTGGTCAAGAACGTCTGTACGACCACGGGCTGTCCCTTTTTGGGTCTGTCAAGAAATTCGCACGGATTTTCAAGAATCAGTTTTTTCTTTCTAAGGAATTTGTAGAACGCAGAGATCGCTGCCATTCTACGTTTCATACGTTCTACATTGTTCCCCGATTGCTTACAGAAATAAAGAAACTCCGTTATGTCATCATCGGTCAGGTCTTTGACACTTTGATTAAACTGATTGTCGTGAATGTACACAAACCATTGTTCCAAGTCTTTCTCGTACTGATAAATAGTTTTCTCCGAAAGCTCACGCAAACTCATATCTATCTTGTACTTTTTCATGAGTGCAAGAGTTTCAGGATTGACTTGATCCAACTTTTCTTTATCATGTAAAATTATCCTTTTACTTCGTTCAGGCATTTTATCATCTCGCTTTCTATAATAAAATAAAAGGGCTGTCAACGAATAACAGCCCTATAATGCAATTATAATTTTAGATTATTATTTCACAAAAGCAACTCGATAAAAGTCGGGCGTGCCTTGCCATCGGGATATGTCAATGCCTTTTTTCTGCATAGTTACACCTCCGTTATAAATATAATTTCATCCCAAAGAAAGTGACGTTGTTGTTCGCGGATTTTTCCGGATTTTTGTAATGATACCAGCGCACGCCATAAATCGGAGTGCTCGGAAGCCTACATTCAAAAACGTTTAGCGGATATGGTAAATTCGTCGCGATCGTCAAATCTTCAAAGTCATTCCAATTGCCGTTTGCGTCGCGGGTCTGTACCGTTACCGTTAAGGCTATATTCTGATCCGAATACCGCCCGAGCCAAAATTTGGCGCGGCTGATGACTGTGGGCGTATTCCAAATGTAGCCGCCATATGCACCTTTGCGATTCTCATAATTGTAATAGCACGCACCTGTACCGTTCCACCCTTTGCTCATACGTGTATTTAATGTCGTTTCATCGTCGATTTCGAGAGCGCTAAGCACTAACGCGCCGTTATCGCCATAGTTAGCAGACGAACCGCTTGCTATCGGTCGCATAGCTATGAGTACAGGCTCAGGCACGTTTACAGTTACGGCGCTATATCCGTCAGCGTTATCTGAGCTTGCGTTATACGTCCCGTTCGCTGTGATGTTTTTTGCTATTGTGGACGGCTTGACCCGCACAGACCCGATGTCTATATCAGGCGTTCCCGCAGGTGATTTAATATGTAAGGACATCAGAATCCCTCCTTCCTGTATTTAAGCAAGACTTTTTCAGGCGCTACACTTTGCCCCGCATAGTCCACAATTGTTGTACCTTCAACCGTCGGCAGTGCCGGAAGTGCAACAGGCGGGTCTGTCGGTGTTAGTGTGCCGTCTATCATGCGGTATACTTTTTGTGTTTGATAGTCCACATACTCGTCCTCACCGAGCGGGTCGGCACCGATGTAGATGGGAGTGGTGGTTGATGTAGTGCCATCTGAAACACTCATATCTACCTCATAGCCATACGCCGTGCCGCTGTCGTCCCCCACTCCCCCAGCACTACCATACACACGGTAGTCAGCAAGGTAGTCGCCGTTAGCTGTGTACTGCGCGGGGAGGGTGCCGTCATACTCGCCCCAGACGGTAAAGACCTGCTTGTCCCCGAAATACACTTCTTCAATATCTCTTTCTACACTACTCAATAAATCATCAATGTTCGTTATCTCTGTTGTTTGCTTATAAATAGGCATTACCTCACCACCTTACGAACTTGTAGGATAGACAAGATACAAGATATTCTCCTTGGTCAGTAATGCCGCATAACTTGCGCTGTCTATAATATGCCAAATCTGAGTATCGCCAATCCATAAGTCACCATTGTTATCAATCGTAACAATTGAGTGGCTTATATCGGCAATCGCATTAGCAACTACTTTATTTTGCACTGGATTCGTACTCGTTGTATCAAGTCTACCATCAACAACGGGAGTCGAGTAATCAATACCATTTCTAACCAGTTTACCCATTACTAATCGCCTCCCTTATCTGTTCCTTATCTTCCTCAGAGAGGTTTGGATAAGAAGCGAGTATTTCTTCCAAATCTTCCCCAGCTTTCATTCTGCGTTCGATTACTCTTAAATAAATTCTAAGCATACTTGCACTCATTTCTCACCCCTCCTTAGAATATTCCATAGAGTTCCGTGATTGCTTCTTCAACATCTGCAAGTCTAATGTCGGCTTCGGCAATTTTCACATCATTCTCTATAATTTTTTCGTCGTTCTGCATAGTTCTCTCGAATATTCCCCAAACTTCTTTGGGGACTTTTTGCTCTTCGAATGAATAAAAAATCTCTTTTATCCCCTCATCATTTTCGCGTTCATGTTCTTCGATGTTGCGACGAACATAGACCCACTTCTTGGACGAGGTGGTGTCAACTAATGAGGGATAAACAGAGCTTGTACCTTCATACCATGTACTCAATTTTCATTCCTCCCTTACTCTTATTACGCTTTCTATCATAAACTGAAATTTTGTGTCTCATTTTCTTCATGCTAACGAACGGTGCTATGTGAGTCATAAACCATTTATAACAATCCGCGTATTTAATCAATCCCGCGTATACAATTATCTGCCGAGCATCATGTATATTGGCGTGTCCCTTTTTAAATATCCTCTTCGCCTTGCGCTGTGCTTTAAGTGCAAGTCTACTACGTAATCCAACATGATTTCTATAGAACTTAAATCCCAAGAAATCGAGAACTCGTCCTTTTTTCTTTCGGCTTCTCACGCTGTCCATGAAGAATACTTGCCAATTGCCTTTGAGCTGCAAGTGTAATTTATTTTCAAGATACTCACTAATCTGCCGCCTGATATTGTGCATAATGCGTTTGTTACTTCCAAACAGAACCATATCGTCCATGAAGCGGATATAATACTTAACGTGCATATCTTCCTTAATCTTGTGATCGAGTTCGGTCAACAAGTAATTTGCAAACCATTGAGAAGTAACAAACCCAAGCGGTATACCAGTTTTGGTTGTGCGAACTATTTTCTCAATATACTCAAAGTATCGCCTATCTCTAATCTTCCTGCGTAGCCGTTCAAGCAAAACATTCTGATCTATACTATCAAAGAATTTTCTTATATCAAGTTTCAGACAGTATTTCGTATTTTTGTGGTCATTATAAATCCACTTGCGAGTCATTTTCATACCAGCATGAAGCCCTCTCCCCGGTATGCTTGCATAAGAATGTTCGTACATTCCACTTGTTAGTATTGGCTTCAATACATTAGCAACTGCGTGATGAACTATCATCTCTCGAACGGTTGGAACAATAATATACCTTTTCTTTGCGGATATCCCATCATTTATCTCAACGGGCGTATGCTCTGCGGGTTCAAATTCCAATATCCATTTGCGAACTATCGGAATATATTCGTCAACATGATCACGTATATAGCGAAGCCTTTTATGGCGTTTATTATTCTTGCGTTTATTTTTAGCCGCTTTATAAATTGCAAGTCTGATATTATCATCAGCTATCATTTTCTCATACAATCCATTATAAGATTTCGTATAACCACCTTCTTCTTATATCTTCATCCACTTTGGGTGTTGCCACTTACTAACAGATGCTTGCTGTCGATTTCATTTTTACCAAGAGGTAAGGGAAACATGGCGCATTATGAAGGTGTGTGATAAGAGTGCGCAGCCCCGTTGTTCCAATTGCGATTCGACACAGCGTTGTTGAGGTTGACGTAGAACGCTCCGCAACTCGCACCGTTGTGGGAGGCGCCGCCGACACGGGCGAAGCCGCACCATGAATCCCTGTTGTGTTTTTCGTTATATACGTGCAAGTCAATAATTAAATTTAGTTGTTGACAATTTCATTTAGGGGACACGCAAGCGTTTCCCCTCTTGCCAGCTCGCTTCGCTCACGGCAATTCACCCCTTCGAGCAAGGCTTACAAGAAGGCGCAGCCCCGCCGTCCCAACCGCGAGCCGACACAGCGGCGTTGAGGGTGACGTAGAACGCTCCGCAACTCGCACCGTTGTGGGAGGCGCCGCCGACACGGGCGAAGCCTGTTCCGTTATAATAGTAATCTTTGTAATATTGTGTAGAGTAGGCACCAACTTCAAATGGTAACCAGCCAAATGTCCCAAACTTCATTTGTTTTACATAGTTACTTGTTGTCGGCTTACTATTAGTAGAAAGATAGCCAGAGCCGTTCGTGTTGTATACACTCGCCGTAGAACCGTCAGCGGTTGAAGCAGTCAGCTTGTATAAATACGTATTATTTGCTTCACCAATCAATCCCGCAGTTCTGCGCCATTCAAGCGCCCACCAGTTCTCCATACCGAACACCTTGACGGCGGTATTGCCGTTTGCAGTTGAACCGTAGAACAGTCCCTTGTCGTTGAGCGAACCTGTTACATAGCTTTCTTTCGCCGCCTGAGAGCCACTGTCGATACCCCTGCCAAATGCGCCTTGCGTATCAATAAACTTAGAAATCAACACGAGCAATCCGTTAATCAACACTCTATCACACCACTGATCTATATACCATTCGACTTTCGCCGTGGTGTTGTTTGCCGTAGCCTGTGCTATTTCTTCCGTGCCGCTTGTATTACCGTTAAACGCGAACTGCTCCCATTTTTCAGAGTTAAACGCTTCGGCGGTTTCAACGGCAGTTATACACTTCCACATTCTGCCATTATAGTTAACCTTATCGCCCACGGCATAGGTAGCACTTGACGAATATGCAGTCGTACTCCACGGCGCAAGAGTAATGCCCGAAATCGAGCGCATTTTTTCGTCATAGGTTGCGCCGTTATAGATTGGCATATAGAAATGGTCTATGATGTTGCCGTCGCAGTCCATATTAGACCAACACTTATACGTGCTGTCAACCTTTTTATTGGAAATGTAAAAATATCCTTCGCCATTAGCTACACCCTGCTCAAACTTATACCAAATTAGCGGGAACTCCATCATTGCGTTGCCACCATAGGCAAGATTGCCTACATCAGAGGGAGTACCATCTACCCTTTTGGTATAATCATTCGGGTCAAGATAATAGTCAACTGTACCATCAAATTTCAGCATACAAGGCTTGGGCATAAAGAAAGCGTTTTTCCACGAGCCATAATTAAATGCTGTAGTCCCCATAGTCGCAGGAGTCATACCAACCGCATCTGCAAGATATGTTACACAGTCATATGAGTCGGACTCGTCGGGGTCAATGTGAAAACCATAAATGTATGTCATAGGTTCGGGTTCTGCATCAGTAATAAAGTATTCCTTATTGTCCGTATATTTTTCAGCACCTATAGCATTGTATTCTGCCTGTGTAAGTTCAACGTGACTGTTCTCGATCTCGGTAAACTTATCAGTAACCACCTTGTTTTGAACAGGGTTAGTTGAAACATTACTAAGCGCAGAATCAACAACAGTTTTATTAGCTTCGGCTTCAATACTACCAAGTTTAGTCTTTTCAGCCGTAGTATAATCCTCGGTCGAAAGACCTTTGCCTTGTACCTTATCAACCTTACCGTCAAGCCCCTGTGTTACGAAAGCGTAAACACCGCCTGACGTAACCATATTGGTCGAATTTTCAGTCGGTGTAGAATCTATATCATCATCATCAGTAATAACAACAAGTGTCCCCGCTTCAAGAGTAGAAGCCACTTGCGCATACTCAGCCTGTGTACCAACCCAAAGAGCATTAAGACCTAACTGCGCAAGGGTAACATTACCATTCAGGGTCACACCATTAATCTGCGGCTTGTTCGTAATATTAGCATAAGGGAACGCATTTAACAGTGCAGTAAGCACCGCGTTCTGTACGGGGTTGGTAGACTGATCGCTTAACTGATCGTCAACCACAATGCCCAACTCAGCAAGCGTTAAGTCACCTATCAGAGTAACGCCGCCAATAGAAGGTTTGTTGGTTAATGCTTCATAATCTGTAGTGCCACTACTACCACCAGCCCCCATTAATGCAAGAAGTCTCGCAAAATTATCTGTCATTCATTTCACCTCTTTCTAAATTATTCCGAGGGTTTTGTTCTCCACTGTTTATTTTCATAATCGAATACATAGACAGCCCACGTATCAAGTTCAAAGAAAAGAGAAAACTGCGGGGGAGTTATGCCTTTCCATATAATAGGCTTAGTATCAGTCGAAAGTCCAGTAAAGAACATCTCGCGCTGATTCTTGTCATCTCCCTGAGAGTTAAGTTCTACCATATTTCTTACCACCTTTCTTATAGTAAAGGGCGACCACCAAAGCAGCCGCCCATAAAATCTAAGTTTCAAATATCGTTATTGTTTTCATCAAGCTTGCCTTCAATGGGTAGTTTATCCAATTTATCCATAAGCGTAGACACATAACCATTACCGACAACACCATGTTCGTCGGGCTGATGATAAATGTCATACATCTCATGCAAAGCCTTCCACTTGCGAATAGAAATCTTCCCCTCTGAGAGAGCTTCTTCTCCCGCCCTCACAATAGAATGGCGCATTTCAATCCGCTTGTCATCGTTCTGCTTTTCAAGGATATGTATTACGTTGTCAATCTTTTTGCTAATATCGCCTATCTGATCGTCATGACGATGTATGGCTTCTTTAATTTCCTCAAACTCGTCTTTCTTCTTCTTGATATTCACAAGCAAATGAAAGAGTTTAACGACACCCGTATAAATTACTCCTACGATAATACCAAATACAATAATCCATGCAATCAATACGCCAATTGGTATCTGCGACAAAACTTCCCATACAGATTCAGTACCCATATCAAATCACCGAACCTTATAGGAGCTTATTGACTTCTTTTTGAACGGCATTATAGTCATATCCTGCGGCTTCAAGTCTGTTCTTACGGTCAGCGCCGTTACCCCACTTGCCAGCAACCACTTCTTTTGCAACTTCGGCATTGGACTTAGTGGGCTTTGCAGGGTACTTATCGGTATTGCCAGTCAGACATATCCAACCCGCACCCGATTTCAGCTTGCCCCATACATTATCACCGATAGTCTTTTTCTCAGTGATTGTATAGGTTATTCCATAGTTAGCCTTGGAAGTTACGTTACCGCCACCCGCAGTAGACTGAACCATAACACCGTTCTTGTTAGTAATTGTTACGGTTTCATAATTTGTAGGTGCGGGAGTAGGAGTAGGCGTTGGAGTAGACCCGCCACCATTGAGTATCTTGTTGACTTCCTGAACGATGTAAGGGAATTTGCCCCCAAGATACTGACCGGGGCAACCAGTGGCATAAAACCACTTGTGCATGGTAAGGTTAGAGCCGTTAAGCTGTCCTGTAAAGGTAAGCTTCTTAATGCCGTTTCTCTTACAAATATCAGCACAAAGCTTAATAGTAGACTGTAAAGCGGCATCGGTTACTTTCCAATCGGGTTCACCCGCATTAGGAGCATTAGCCACCTCGATAGTAACCGCTCGATAATCATTATCGGGACTATTGCTTGTCCATGCTCTATTCTTCTCTTCGAGTAAAAGTCCAATGGTACCGTCAGATTGAATAGCATAGTTTACAGAACCACCTCTTGTTGACATAAGAACGTTTTTACATTGATCTATTGTAAGATTTCCCGCCATGTGATGAACAGTGATTCTATCAATCTTTTTACCTCCACGATCGTTATAATTTGTAGTAAACAGATTCTTCTTGGTTGCGAGAGGACTATTCGTGTACTTTACCGTATTACTGTTGTTGGTTTTAGTGGTCGTAGTGTTCTTTGTGGTTGTGGTAGTATTCTTACTGTTCGTCTTAATTCTCGACTGGTCTTTCGGACGAAGAACACCGAGAATATAATTATAGTTATGGTCATGAAGTGTACAACATTCACCACAACCGTCCCAATTCTGTTCGTAAGACCTAAACCAAGAAGTGTCACCGTCGCCAGTACAAACCGCTACGTGTCCCGCTTCGCCATTCAGCCCCGCAGACCAAACAATTATATCGCCTTTCTGCGGGACAAATGAAGGAGTATTAGCTATTCTTGTAAATAAATCTTTGCTCGGTTGACTATTAAAATTCTCATAAATCTGCCACGCATACATACCCACAAAAGGTTTGCCACCAATTACTTTAACAGTATAATCATTAGCAAGATCGAAACAAGTTACGCCGTAAACTCCGTCATAGTCTATGTACTTCCCCTTGTTTTGCTTAAAGTATTCGTCATAAGTCATAAGCGCCATAAATCATTCCTCCTTCTTGTTTTCTTTTAAAATTTCTCTAAGAGTTTTCAGCGAATTATTAATCTCCGCATCAATAAATGCAATCACTTCTTCCTGACTTGCCGCTTTAGAGAGTATCGGGTACTTATCATATATCTCTGCAATTACCTTTGACCTCTTAATGCTACCCGATTTATTCCATTCCTCGAAGTCAATTTCAGCTTCGGTAATCATCTTTAGCATGATTTCTTTAATCAGCTTCTTAGCAGTCTCAATTTTTTCTGCGTTATCAAGGGCAAGATACTTGCTTACCAATCTGCTTATTGAAATCAATGTGCCAGTAAGCACAAGTAGCATTACCCAATTCTCTGACAGAAAACCAATAAATCTTTCAATTCCCGTCATTTATATTCACCTCTTCAAAGCCACTTCCTTCTAAGTCACCACTACCATTAACGGTTGTTTCATAAACAACACCGCCTACGCAATTCTCTTTCGCTGCCTTGTGATAATATCCAAGTACAGACGGAACTAATGTAACTGGGACTCCTATCAACGTATACAGCGCACTTGTGTCTCCTGTTTTTATCATAGCGAACTCAGAAAAAAGAACTATTTCGATACAAATTAAAATGACCGTCCACAAGATCAGTTTACTTGTAGACGGTGCTTTTGCTTTGGTTTTATATTCATTTTGTTCTGCTTGTAGCTTGTATTTTTCTTCTAAATACTTATTTCTTTTTTGTAGATTTTCAAGTCTTTTTTCATACTTACCTTTCATTATCGCCACCTACTTTTAAAATTAAACTATCGTGCTTGTTTGAGTGACTATCCATTTTTGCGATGGCACATTGTTGGGAATACGTATCAATGCAAGAGGATTATTCCTGATTGATGCAAAAGCCATACTGCCATATCTACCAGAAGGATCTGTAGGACAATAACGTTGCCATTGACCATCATTACAGACAACGGGACGCATGGTTATATTAATTCCGTTAATGCCATGTGATTCATTTCCAAAATCAGTATTCCACATTGTAGAACGATCAAATCCAGCAATCGAACTTTCTAATATAAAAGCAACACTATCGTTTGAATATCCACCCGGATAAGTATGGCACACTCGGGTATTTGAATTTGAATCTGTCTCGATTATTTGATACTTTAAAGATGCTGGATTAAGCTGAATTGAATAATTATATTCTTCTATATGTGCCTGATTATTATTTATTATTATAAATGGCAATGTAATGTTGTCATAATGTGTTGCATTATATATATTAAATAGTCGATCCCTACCTTTTGGAACAACCTCTGCGGGATCATTGGTTAAAGAAACAACAACGTTATTAAATAAAGTTATTGTATAATACCATACCATGTGATAAAAAGCTGCGAAAGTAATACCCTGTTCCCAAGCTTCGGGACTATAAACATACCTATCAAACACAAATGTTCCATATAAAAAAGAAATTCTTTCGCTTTGACCTATTTGTTCATTTACCGAATAACTATAATTATTTGATTCGGTATTAGCAGTTTTTGTAAACTGATAGGAATTAACAACCTTTGTCTGTACGTTTATCGGAGGTGTGATTGTTTCTCCACCTTCTGCGCCAAATGATGATAACCCTACCTTTAAAGCAATATATCCATCAGTGATGCTATTCCAATAATGAACCCAAACATGATCTCCTTCTAAAAGCGTGTCTTGGGATTTATTAATTAATACCACGCATACTTCATCATTCTCGTTATTTATATAGGTAACTTTAAATTTAGTATTATTACTATTCTCAACAGCTCCAATAACAACCGCATTAATTCTTTTTAATCTCGTCTTTCCACGAAGATGACGATATATAATATTATACAAAGTATTCAATGCATAATCACCTCTTTTAATACGGTGCAGATTCAATTCTGCTCAAAGTTTGACGCACGTATTCTCTTTCATCATGCGAAGAGAAAATCGGTGCAAACCCTCCGTTGTTTTGTGAATTACCATCACAGCTACAAACCAAATATTGTTCTCCTGCAATGTAAGGCACTTCTGAAGAATCTCCTAACGATGGGTCTGGTGTTAATAGTTTTCCTTTAACAAAACTTTTATATACCCATTTACCTACCAAATAGCCATAAGGCACCGACATGGCTGATTCATCTGTACCATTCAAGTATACCTTATCATATACATAAATAAATCCCCCATTTAAAGCATCTGCGTAATTTGTAAATGCTACATCTCCCGGTGTATAATATTCAGATGGCGACATTTCCCAAGCCGCACGGACTGCTCCCGAATCCCCCCACTTCATCATTGAATACAAATGCGAATCCGAACCTATAATATTATACATCATAGTGGCACGACAAGATTCCCCCGATGTAAAAGTATTATAATATGTATTAAAATTATTATAATTTTGAGCAAAATTATCAGCCCACAATGTGTCCGGGATACCCCCCCGTATATCATACACTCCAAAATGAATATCGACTTTTTTATAATTAGTATTATCTTTATTTCCTATATAAATCCCTTGTATATCTTTTATAAACAAACTATCATCTAAATCAATAATAAATTGTATGAAATTATTTATAGATGTTGTCCAACCAGTATTCGGTTTTACAGGCGAAGCATATATTTGTGGCAAATTAGATACACGGGGATAATAAACCGCAGGACACCCACAAACATATATTACATTGGGTGTATTATCGCAAGCTCTGGTAACTTTATTTTTTATTTCAAAAGACGACACCGTTTGAGACATTTGCCTTATAGCATTACTTTTGTTAGTAATTGTCATCGCTCTCTCTAATCCAATTTTATGACTAATACTTTCTGTTGGTTTGCCAATTTTAATTGCAACATAACCATCAGTTATTGTTCTCCAATAATATATCCATACAGCATCGCCGATTTTGAGCCTTTGTTTAGTTTTGTTTAATAATGTTAGCCAATTTTTTTCATCGGGATCGTTCTCAATCTCAGTTTCGGTTAAATCATCATCTACAATATTGCGTATCTTAACCTTCACTTTGGCACTATCTGTATCGGGAATTAGTTTTTTTATAACGCCATATTGTCGCTTGATGTTTTCAATATTCTCAAAAGTGCAATCAACAAGAGAGTCAAAGCACGACAAAACGTCCGACACAAATATCACCTCCATTTATTCTTCAATTGGTTGGAAATCACAAGAACTTAATACACATTGAGCATATTCATATTCTGCTTCATTTTGAAAACCGAAATTTTGATTGAGCCAATATGTCCAATAAGCATTCCAAGTATTATATATTAAACACCCTGTATTGACATATCCATAAGGAAAGGTGCTATTTGGACTATGAACGTTATTCTTATCCCATATTATTAATATAAAACCAAGGTTTTCAAAAGCGGCGTTTGGATATGAGAACCACTGATTGTTGTCTAATATAGTATTCTCAACACCATCTTGTTCAACCATAACACTAAAAAATGCCGCTTGTTCATCATCGCGAGTTTCAAGACATCTCATAGCAAGAAATAATTTAGAATCTCTGTTGGGGTCGAGAGAATATGTTGATGTAGATATTCCTCCCGAAGAAGTAAATTCGCATTTTGTAACATTACGTGCAGCACGTACATTCATTTCATGAGTGAAAAAGTTAGGATTAACCAATCCTATATCATTGGACACATCAGACCCCGAACGCATTATTAAAATTGGATTGCCGTTGGCGAAGATTGTGTTATAACCGTGAGCTTCTTCGCCTTGTGTAATCTTAATTCCTGTTGATTTATCTACATTCATCAATCTACTGTCATAATTTTCCCTCCACTTAGTATTTTCGTAGTCACTACCCCACTCACTTGAAGAATCGTATTTTTTGGCATGAGCATATAAATCTCCTTGCACAGTTGTTAATACGGCAAGATTTTGTACAGTTAAATCACATGAATTATTTTGAGAGATTCCATTTTTAATTGCGATGTAGCCACTTGTAACGGTAGTCCAGTAATGAATCCAAACAGAATCTCCGTTTTTTAGTTCTTCTCCTGTCATGTTTAATAGAGTCACATCGCCATTTTCGGCTTTAACATTATCCTCTTCCTCGGGCGGTCTATTCTTGTATTCTTTTTGCAATCCAAGCATATCATCATTTTCAATGGTCACGATTGCCTTTTCATACGATAACACTTTTTTTATTATTCCATATTTGCGTTTTAACACTTCGTATGTTTTATAGTGATTATCTATTAATTGATGTAGTACTTCAAGACCTGTCATGTAATCACCTCAAATGGAATATTATTAGCTGTAGCAAATGCCTGAACGTTTCCGTTAGCTACACCATGAATCTTGAAATTGGCGTTGTTATTCTCAAATAACTTACCATAACTTGTATTTGTTACAGTAAAATTATCATCATAGAAATATACATCAGTAAGATAATTGTTGTTACAAATAAACTGTAACCCATTTAGAACATTTCCACAGTCAATTGTTACCGCTCCGTAAAAACGAATTGCCGTACAATTATTTCCTGTAACAAAATTCATAGTTTCATCAGCTATCATTTCTGAACAATCAATTTCAACATTGTTTCTAAAATCAATAGATTCAAGAGAAGTATTTGAGATTATAAAGTTGCCATTATATCTAAGTTTCACTTCGGCTTTTATATTTACATTTGTTAAGTTAGTCGCTTGCATAAAAGTGCTTTCATAAACATAAATATAATCTCCGTCAAGAGAAAATGTGGTATTATAGAATTGAGAATATGAAAGGAATATACTTCCGTTACATAGCTTTACGTCACCACTAACTTCCAATTGCCTTACCGAACTAAAAAGAGCTTTTGAATTTTCAAAATATACATTAGCTAATGCAACTTCGATGTAATTTTTCCAATAATCTCCCGCAAATGATACAACATTGTATAATTCTAAACCACCCTTAAATCTATATTCAGATTCCGCATTACCTATATTAATTAAAGTAATATAAGTATTATTGATGTTAGGGTGATAAACCGTAAACAAACATTGACCTTGTGAAGCAGAATTATCAATTTTGATTCCTTTTGCAAAATCAACGTTAGGGATTCTTATGCTACTGGCAGATGGGTATAAAATATAGGAATCGCTGTTTCCCGTAGTGATCGTAACATTGTTTTTAGCAGACACTTTTTGCATAGTATACCCTACTAAGAAAGCATTCGTATTACTCATATCAAAAGATAAATTGTAATCATTGTTAAATTCAAATTCTTTTAAACCTGTTGGGGTATGAGAAGAAAGTGTAACATTCTTTACATATTTAGGGAGGACTATCGTTTCTAAATATGAGTCACCAAATGTATCAATGTCAAGTGATTCAACAGCGTTTGGATATTTAAGATAAGTTACTTTTCCGTTACCAATTCCATTATTTAACAACGTAGTAAGCACACCATTTAATGTCATAACAGTATTATCAACTATTGGTACACAGCCATACTTGATTGTTGGAGTACCCTCAATCGTAGGTGATACCACCGTTGTGGGTTCATAATCTCTACCCCAATAATAATATTTTTTGTCCCCGACTATAAGAAACATAGATGAATACACATCGGTAGACTGATCTGTTATCTTTGACATTGAAACAACTCCGCTACTAATTTGAGTAGTTCGCAGTTCTAATACATAATCTTCATAATTCGCCCAATTTGCCATCAACACGAAACTTTGATTAGGCACAAGATACTCTGTCTCCAATTCATAAGTACCACCATTAATATTATCAGTCCAACCTACAAGTTCATGATCTTCTTTGCTAAACTGTATAACATGAGTATTTTCATCAATATCTGTTGCTGTAATAAAGTTCTCACCGATCTCAATAAGTTGATTTGTAGGCGGTACTCCCGTTACCTCGCCTACGGAATAAACAATACTGAACTTAATAGGAGAATTTGGTAATGCTGAATATTGTGTTTGCGATGAAATATCAGAATTAAGAAATCCAAGATTAGATACTTCAAGCTGTATGGAATCCGCTCCGAGAGGGAATGTTATGGAATTGATAATATACAAATCACAATCTAACGCAAAATCAGGGTCGGTAATTGCAATAACATCTCCCTCATTCAAATGAAGATAGGGAGAGCAACTAAAACTAATACTGGTAGCAAGGCAAGTTTCTTGCATTAATCTATATTCAGCGTAATCTCTACAACGTTTAATTACAAGTTCTTCTGCTTCGCCTTGCAATGTTGGGTCTTGTTCAATCTCTTCGTTTGTCACGATATTTCCCGCGTTTATAATAACAACCCCTCCATTTTCAGGAAGGGTTCTTGCTCCAATCTTATTATAGCAAAGAGGTGAACGTGGATTTTTATTTATTGCTGTGTAACTTCCATTGGGAGTTTCAACATTGTCGGTAGCAACGATAATTTTATTGACACCTGTAAGTTTAATTGATTCTTGTGGATTTTGATAACCGGGCAAATGATACTTTACTTCAATTGCGGGTGCTCTAAAACCTATCCAATACGGGAAATCATCTGAAAACGATCTTCGCAAAACAAGTCTGCCTACGTTATCATAGAATATTTCTGCCCCATAGCTTGTTGCAAGCTCATTTAAGAAATCTCCATAGTATTGTCCTGCGCTCAATGTAAACTCTTTATAAAGATAAATAGAGTTCAAGCTATCATCGTCAATCATCGGATCAATGGGGTCTAATACCATTCCATTTCCCATGTCTAACGAGAGAATATCCCTTATTACCTCTTTAATTTTTGCACCATACTCAAATACCGTATTCATTTCATCGGCTTGCAATACATTTAAAGTGCCGTCAAGTTGAGCATATTTGTCAATACCAGAGATTGACACCGTATGAGCTGTACTATCGACATGAATATCCTGAGTTATATAGACACCCTTACTAAACCAATAAGTATCAGTCTCGTTAGTCCAGTGTACATTAGCATCATTCTGTTTATAGTGGCGATTATCGACCAAACCTATATACAATCTGAATTTTCTGTTAAACCAAAACGGCGAATCCTCAGTTGGAATATATTTTAAGTCTACATTAATCAAGGTTATTGAACATGATTTCCGAGTGCCTTGTGAGTTATTGCAAGTAATACTACCAGCATTCCCATAATCTATGTCCTGCTCTATACAAGCAACGGTATTTTCATAATGGTCAAGCAATTCTAATTTAACACGCCATAAAAACATAGAGTGTTTTATGAGATTAAGATATTGACTATCAGCCCTGTCATAAAATTCCAAATCGTTCCACCTCTCTTCCTGTTAATATTCTACTATCTGTATGTTATCCGGAGAATCAACTTCTGTCCATGAATAGCTAACTTTTGTTATAATATCATCAACCGATTCATCATAAGAACGCGAAGGATTATCAGAAATAGAAATAATCCATACATCACCTTTATCAGACTTCAAAATGAATAAGCAGTCATCGGTTATGAATTTTAACCATTTATTTACTTTTTCAATATTATCATAAATCTTATCAGTCGCACATTCAAGAGTTACTAACTCTGTTGTAAAACTTCCAGTTTGGTATTTATTATTAGTCCCCGAAATGGTGGGGTAAGTTGAAGTTCCCACATGAACATTACGCCCAAGATTAGAAACAATTTCTCCCGAATCAATAGCGGCATAGAATGTCCAAGTATCGCCAACTTTGTAAGGAGTTTTGGAACATACAAACTGTGAAATAGTTGACTTATATTCACCTTCATAATTAATAATATGTCCATCATCTGTCTTAACCGCATCTATCGGGTCACTAATATAATCGTTCTCACAAGGATAGATCGCTGTAATAGACCACCCGTCCCATTTTGTAGATACTGCATTTTCAAACACATGAGCCTTATATTCTTCTGCGGGGTCGTAATCGTATTCGTGTAACGGGTCAAATCCGGGCGGTGTTCCACCCTCTGGATAAGGATCGACGAATTTAACTGTCTTTGCAATAAGATAATCATAGGTGGTGTTATTCGCAGCTAAGTAATCCGTAAAGGTGTTTCCATTGCGCATAAAACCAATGTAATCCCATTTGTCAACTATTACATCATCCATTGCTGTTGTCTTAGTTTTTCGATACAACCCAAAAAATCTATCATCGTTTTTGATTGATTCCTTAAACGTAAGCTCGACAGTTTGCTTTGAAGGGTCACTCTCTATACTGTATTCATTATTGATCTGACCATAATCGTAAACCAATTGCGGTTCAGGATAAATGATATTAACGCAAGTATCAGAAACTTGCTTTTCATAAGATGTAAGTATTGTCTCAATTTGGATTTTTTCTCCCATTACATAGAGAGGAAAGTTATAAGCCAACCTCCACGAATAGCAATCACCACTATCCGCTATTAATGTTCTTTCATTTAATTCCAAAGTATAGGGACTGCCTTCATCGGGATATTGTTCAAGTTCTCGCCTTAATGTAACAAGTCCAGTTGTATCATCATAATTGACAATTTCTCCCCAATCACCACTCGTCAGTCTACCGCTTTCACCTGACTTTCCAATAATAATTCTTTTATTCTTTAGATTTAAACCGGGATAAGAAGTAGTGAGGTTTTTTTGGATAGGTATATGCTTGTAATCACACCCTTTATTTTCTCCTGTTTCTTCATCTTCCCACGATAAGGTTACGCCATTAATATATTCAGGTGTTTCAGGGTCGTTGTCATCAATTATCTTATAAACTCTAAATCTATACTTTTCTAATCCGATATTATCGGGGTGATTATACGCAGCAAGACACCTAAACGCTCCCGGAACTGGGTCTGCGTAAGATGACGATTGTATTTTTTGACGAACATAAAAATCCCATACACCCTCACTCGAACTGCCCGATGACGAAATATAATTTCTGTATATCGTATAAGGCATACCCTGAACTAATGCGGGAATCATTACTTCTGTATTAACATATATTGGTGTAAGCGGAGTAAATAATGTTGCTACACCTGTTTCGGGGTTATAATCTGTTATCATAGCCTGTTTTCCATAAATGTCTATATAATCACAGTATACTATATATGTATTAACATCGGGATATCGAGTATATCCATAAATTGGGTTTCCGTGTTCGTCAGTTCCAACTTGTCCATAATACTGAGGTTTGCTAATGTCTAAATATTGAGCGATAACAACACTTGTTTCAGAATTAACACCCAATAATTTGCCACTTGTTGCTTTAACATTTATATTAGGCACGTAAACGGTTTCCCCTTCGACTTCGCGAGGGAAAGCGCTGAATTGCCAGATATTCAAGCTGTAATGACCTCCGTATTCATAGTTATATACATCGGCATTGAGTGACTTTTTTCTATTTACTCTAAATGATCGTTTTTCACCTCTATGCCCCGGATGGATTACCTCGTCATCATCTGTCCCACCTTTACGCCAATGATGTATAATTTTTTCTACGGGAAAATTAGTGTTAATGTTATACGTATCATATTGAACAAAGGTCAGGCTATCAGTATTATTTGTAAACGAAAACCATGCTTCGTTGTCATCATTAAACACCACTACTTGCCCGTTCTTGGGATAAACATTTGTTGGTGTCGCAAATGAACTTCTTCCCGACATACTATCACTTCCTTTCATAAAAATCTGCAATAACACTAAAGTGCAGAAAATAATAAAAGACCCCAAAGCTGTGACACTTTGAGGTCTTAGTTACAATATGTAGTAATGCGCAGTACGCATATGCTATATATTGTGGTTAAGATAAATTTAAAACTTTTAAATCATTTCTTTGGACATCACGGTTTTTTAAATCTGTGAATGAAATCTTTAATGTTTCTTCCATACGGTTATCCTTCCGTTATTTTCGTTCAGTTTTCATATAGGATGATTATAGTAGGTTCTTTCTTTTGTTGAGTTTGATTCAACTGACCATTTTGCTTATTAAGAGCAAAAAAAGCTTTACGTCTCCTATTTCCCAACCGTCTCTCTTTTAATGCTTGTTGTCTTGAATTAACTCTTTTTGGCATCTTTTTATTTGCCATACTTGATAGTGACATTTTTATAACACCTCACAATGCTTTAAATTATTTTATTTTAATGTATCATTTCACAACGAGATATTCTTTGCACCGTATTCATCAAGTGCAATCACATTTACATATCCACCCACACCATAGTTCTTTTCATCTTTATGTTTGTCCATGATTTCATGCGTGGCTTTTATACATTGTCTTGCAAACTTATCAACAGTCAACAAGGGGAGTGCGCTTACTACGTTACTTATATCTGCTCTTGCTCGACCCTCGCCTACAATTGCGTATCTTGATGAAGTGAATAGAGAATTAATTCCGACTCTACTAATTTCAAACAAAGCTATATGTGGCTGTCCATTCTCATAGTAACCAAACACAATATTTGTTTCTAAGTTATCTGCCTTGATGGTCTGCAAATATAAGCAAATAGTATAAAGAAGATTCTCAATTCCAAATTCAACCTTAACAAACGTGTTATCAAAACGTTCATTCAGAATGTGAATTATTTCCTTATCACCAACTGTTCCTGCTCCTGCGACACCGACAAGTAGATTAAGACCATTCACATTTTTGATTATAGTGGACTTGTAAATCTCGTCACTGACTACTTCTTTGTTTTCGTCAAGCACTCTGGAATCTGTTACACAACAGATTCCATCTGCACATATACCCATTGTTACAATAGACACATCAACAATCTCCTTCTTGGGATAGTTTTCAATATCTACATTATACATAAATTCACTTCCTTTGTCAATAGAATAGAAAACACAAGAGGGGAGTTGCACCCCTCCTGCGCTAATATTTACTTTTTACCGATCTGTGATTCCTGATTCATTTTAACAAACGCTCCAGTGAGCATAGACATAAACGCAGCTTCGGTCATGGCAAATCCGGGATTATTGACATTAATAGTCTGAGTACGATTATCAACATTATTCTTGTTATTTGTTACTGTGTCAGCTATCATCTTTCCTGCATTTATTATTTTGTCAGACAAACTACTTGAAGCGTTATTAAGAAGATTTGGTATCGTTTTGGCAAAACTGTCATAAACAGAGGTTGATTGATTAAAGATACCCATGAGCTTACCAATCAGACCATTGTTTGCTGTACTATCATTGGTAGTTCCACCCTTGAAATCGGGATATTCACGAATGTAATCTTCGTCAAACAAGGACTTTGCCCAATCCCATGTTTTGTCTGTATCGTTCATGTTGGACAATGCGGTATTCATAGCAATAGCCTTATTCAGAGCTTCAACAGCTTCTTTCTGCTGATTCGTGGCATCGGCAAACTGTTCAGCATAAGTCTTGTAAAAGTCGAGGTACTTCTTTTGGTTATCCTCCATGTCCTTATACAAGTCTTTCTGCTCTTTAAGTTTGTCTATCTGCTCAGAGTAAGTATCAAGTTCCTTATTGGCTATTTCTATCATAGGAATTACAGAATTATTAAGTTGATTTTGTAAGCCCTCATAATTATCCTTGTAATCCTCGATAATCTCCGTATCTTGTCCTGCAACCTTAACACGCCAATCAGCACCAAGAATAGCGGCGGCGGTCATTTCTTCTTGGGCTTTCTTGTAAGCGCCTATGGCTTCCTCCCAAGCCTTTTTATACTCTTTGAGTTTATCCATCTCCACTTGAAGAGCTTCGATTTCTTTCTCTCTAAGGTTTTCAATCTCGGAAGTACGCTGTTCTTTCTCAGCTTGCAGACGTTCTTTCTCTTGTTCAAGACGTTCTTTTTCTTTTTCGAGTTTAGCTATTGTATCTTCTCTTTGAGCTTCTTCAAGCTCTTTACGGGCTGCGGAAACGGCTTCTGAATTTTCCATAATTTGCCAGCCCTTTTCCGCTGTATAGACTCTAACCTTTTCATTCTTAGCCTTTTCAAGAGCAAGCTCTTTCTCTTTCAGCTTATTAAGCTTATCCTGCTCGTCTGCTTCGTCTTGCAAAGCCTTGATTTGCTTGTCAAATCCTTCCTCTTGGGCTTCAATCAACTTGACTTGCTTATCATAGGTTTCCTCAATAGCCTTGATTTGAGCATCATATCTTTCCTCAATCTTGTCCTTTTGTTTTTCAAGACCGTCGTTCTGTTCATCAATGTAGTCCTTGACCACACTTGCGGCTGTCTCGTAATCGTCAATCAAGTCCTCTAAACGGTCTTTTTCCTTTTCAAGAGTTTTGATGTACTTCTCTTGCAAATCCTTTTTCTTTTCAAGAGCATCTATCTGTTTATCAATGGTTTTGACTTCACGTTCAAGAGCCTGAATGTTCTCATGGATTTGGAGCTTTTGGTCTTTGTAGAGATCAGAAACTTTAGTGGTTTTTTCTTTGACCTTTGCGGTTACGTCTGCTTGTTGTTGAAGCCAATTGATGAGATTTTCAACTTCGCTATAATCAGAAGAGAGCGGATTAAGAGTAGATTGTATATCTCTTAATTGGTCTATCAAAGGCTGCATTTGAGCATTGGCAAGTTGTTGTAACTTGAATTTGAGTGTTTCAGCATCGTCAAGATACTTAGCCAAATCAGGAAACGCACTTAGAATATCTGAATCAAGAGCAAAGCCATTGCCTGTTTCTTCAAGGTTTTTGTAGGCGGTTTGGATTTTGCCTAAGAGTTTTTCAATATCTTCAAGACCATTCTGATTGTAGAAGTCGGCAAAATCAAAAGAAAAATCTACGTTTTCAGGATTAAGCCATTCGTACATATCATCAAGCTTCTTTTCTATCGCGGCTTGCAAAACAGTATCATCAGAAGCAAAATGCTTTATCATAGCATCGTGCCATGATTGATAATTTTCTTTAGTGACAGTTTGATAATTTATACCATTGAGAGTAAACTCAAATATATCTAATTGAGCTAACTGTTCTGCCGAAGCTATTTCTTCATCTCTTGCGGCAAGCAATTCATCACGATAGACAACTAATTTTTGAACAAAATCTTTATATTCCTCGGTGGCTTTTTCTTCGGTTTCTTCTAAATCATCCATCCATTTTAAAAGTTTATCAAGCTGTTCTATTGTGGTATCCCGATCTGCCAATCTATCAACATAATCTTGTACTCCATCTCCAAAATTCATAGGTTGGAATAAACCTAAATCCCTACCTTTTCTTTTTGATCGAACAACAATATCGCTTTCGGATTTGCCAAAACCAAAATATGCTCCGCTTGCATTACCACTTACGGGTTGATTAGATTTTTTAGTTTCATCATAGGCTATTTGCGCGGCTTGTCTTGCGCGTTGTATTTCAAGAGTAGTAAGCTGTTTAAGTTTTTCAATTTGATCTTCATATTTTCCATTGACCAAATCAATACTTTCGGCTTCTTTACCATAAGAATCATAAAGACTATTTTGCACCTTTAATAATTCTTCTTTATCGTCAGTGCTTAAAGAAATTTTCTTACTTAATTTTTCATAAGTATCTGTATAATCTTTTAAATTCTTTACAGACTCAGTATAAGATTTTGCTTCTTCCTTTATTTTTTCTATATTTTCTTCTCTGCGTCTTTTTTCTTCTAAAGAAGCCTGTGCTTCACGCTCTCGTCTTTTTTCTTGCACCCTTGACCATATTGACACACCAATAGCAACGGCGGCGACCACGGCTGCTGTTGCTGCTAACGCAGTGCCAACAACGCCAAGTTGTGTTGCTATCATTTTAATTTCATTGCCAATACCACGAAGCAAAAAAGGAGTTCTTTGCAACGAAGCACCATTACTTAATGTTTTAATAACACCCTGCGCTTGTGCTGTATTTAAACCCTCTTGTGCTGCCGCAGCCAAAATTGTTTCTCTTGTTAAATTTTTAAGTCCAACGATTTCACCATTTTGGGCTTCGGTCAAATTTAAAGCAAGCATAATTGCCTTTGCCTTTTCTGCATTTCCTGTGATGGCGGTTAATGTATTTTGAGCTTCTGCAAAAGTAAGATTTTTATTCGTTACAATCAAACCAGCGGTTGCCATAGCTTGTGCTATTTCTGATTCGGTAGCGCCATTAGCGGCTAATGTTTGTGCGATTAATTCATTATTCAAATTTTGAGAAGATAAAACTGCGGCTTGTTGCACTGTAGATAATTTGGACACCGACACAGCCATAGCTTTTATATCACTTGCTTCCCACGTACCTGTCCATGTGCTAACATTCAAAAAGCCCTTCAACATTTCCGTAGCTTTACCAATTTCTTTAAACATCAAACAATATTTAGGTTTTGTGGATAAACCTCTTGACAAAAGCTACAAAAAATGATATAATAGTCTAAAAGATTTTTGCGATATTGGGAGACAATAAAAATATCATGTGGATTATAATTATTATCTTTTTTTTATTAGTGTTCCCCTCATTATGTGATTCTGACAAAAAGTCTTGTTTGTCAGGGATTGCAAGCATTGTAATCATAGGAACTATACTATATGGATTATCAATACTAAATAATATATGGGATTCTACCATTGCAACTATTACTTATATTATTCTTGCCTTAATTACCATAACAATTATTTGGATTGCAATTCAAGCGTGTATTAGTATTTCCAAAAGAAATAAAGAAGAAGAGCTTATAAAAAAAATTCTATCAAATACAAAATGTCCTTATTGTCAAAGCAATAAAACTGTTTTTTTAGAATATTATAGAATTAATCGTGACATGAATCAATTACAACTATATTGTCAAGACTGCGGAGAGACTTGGATTTATAAAGAAGAATAAGATGGATTGATTTATGCGGTCAATCAATCATAAAAATCACTTAAACTCAATCCCCAACTCTTGATAAGGTTCTTTCTCGCCAGTTTCTTCATCAACCATGTACTTTATACCCACCTTATCAAATAACTCTTTCCATTCTTGTTCCCGGTTTTTTATTCTCTTCATCAAACAAAGAGAGGAAATCTCCAACAGAAGTAATATCTAACAATTTTGTTACAAGGAGTGTGACCACTATGCGCGGCAAACAAAATCTCCCTCTTGGTTTTTCTATTGGTATGATTATTGCGGGGTTATGCTTGGGTGTCCCCGGTATAATCGTATACCTTATAGGGTTCTTTATTATTGCAAGTATATTTAAACTATAAATATTCTGTAAAAATTCACAATGGCTAATTGACAATCACAATACCATGTGTTATAATTTATAAGCTAAAATATAACGGTGTTAATGGAGTGATTGTTCGTGCTAAATCTTGACTATAAGTGTTTCCGTGATGTTCTGAATTATATTCACAAACACCTTGAAATGCCTACGTTTGTAGATTATCCTAACTCAATTTCAATACTTGAAATTTGTAACGCTCCTGAATTATCTGATTACAGCAAAGTACAAATCAAATATACAATCATGAAATTAATCGAAGCTGATTTTGTTTGCTGTCATGGTTTAGACAATAAAAGTAAGTCACCCAAATATATTTACATAGACGATATAACCATAAAGGGCTATAGTTTTCTTGCAAATTCAATGAACAAAATAGTTTGGAATAAAGCTCTATCATCAATTAAGTCAACAGGAATAGTTTCACTGAACGCATTTTGTATGTTAATGGACAAAATAGCCTTGAAAATTTCTATTGACTCACTACGTAAAATATGAATCCAAGACACTATCGCAAGATAGTGTTATTATTTTGCTGTAATCTTACCAACTCTTACAGCGAGAGTACCACATACATGAAAGTACAAGGTAAGTTTATACTATAAATCAAAGTGCCATGCTCACTTGTTCCGAGCGCATCTTAGTACGATCAGCGTTTCATCTAAATCGTACCCACCTGTTGTCGCTACTGTGAGGGCTTAACTTGTATAACAAGTTCTATCCCTGCGAATCCACCGAGCGCAACATTTTTACAATCCTAAACTGTCACCAGAGTAGGGGAGTAGTCACGTTGTACAGTGTTCCTCGCATATTGAGGTATAGCCTGTATAGATAGGATTTATACTATATTCTATACAGACATAGGATTTCTCCGTTTTACATTAGTGTATTTCACTAACGTCTGAAATAAAACTGCCTATCGACAAGAAACTTTTCAGATGGCGGCATATTCTGTTGAGGGTAAACAATTTAACCCTACCGCCGTTTTTGAGAAGTGCTGTTGCACCTATTGTGCCAAGTATTGTTGGGATTGCGCCAAGTGTATCTACAAGATCAGTTGCAAGTTGCACTAACTGAGTAAATGCTTTTAAGAAACCAGTTACTTTATCGGTGTCAAAGAATTTGCTGAAAAATTCTTGTCCTGATGTTTTAAGATTCTGTAAGGAACTGGCGAGGGTATTTACGGTCTTATTCGCTTCCCGCATAGCTGAACCAGCACCGCGCTCATAAGTTTCCATAATACCTTGCATGGAATCCCAATCTTGAAGAATTGCAGCAAGGGTATTAGCCCTATACTTGCCGCCCAGATCACTAAGCACCACAGCGCGTCTATCATCGCCTTGTGGTAACTCGTTAAATACTTTAGCCAATTCTCCAAGTAATTCAATAGGTGTTTTAAGCTGTTCAGCCCCATCAACTATTTTGTGCATTGAAATACCAACAGTATCAAATGCCTTAACGACTTGTTGATTCGTCACATCCGAAATTTGGAGCATGATTGATTTGATCGCGTTACCAACGACGTTTCCACCCTGTTTGGTTCTTGCTTCTGCAATAGCAATCAAGGCAGACAATTCCTCAATACTCATTCCATACTGATGAGCAACAGATGCGGCTTCTTTGGTACCTTCGGTCATATCTTGCATTGACACTGCATATCGGTTTGTGATAAGGTTCTGTCCGTCGAGTATTTTTGTTAATTTTTCAATGCTACCACCTAATTGATAAGCGGCATCAGTAGCAATCAAATAGTCTCTTGCGGTGCTATCGCTCACATCACCCGCTGCCTGAACCAATAGTGCGAGATCAGCCATCTTCTCCGACTGACCCTCGCCCAACGTTTCATAACCAGCTCTCGCCATTTCCTGAACGCCAGTCAGATAATTCTGAACACTAACACCATACTTGCTTGCGGCATCAAATGCAGTCTCACCCAACTTCTCCAAACTCTCAACACTACGCTCAGAGGTCTTAGAGATTTCAGTCAAGATACTATCAACATCTTTAAGAGTAACAAGGGCTTGCTTGCCTTCGTTTGTTATCATCATGAAAGCATTAGCAAGATTGAACCACCCTGCAAATTTCAAAGCCTTTTCTTTGAAGGTGTCCATAAAACTCTTACCAATCTGCCCTGTCTGCTGTGCAGTCCTATTCAGTTCGTTAAACTGTTGTGTCAGATGAGTAAGCGTTTGTTTATCTGCACTCTGTATCTGTGTCTGCAAAGATTTCATGGACTGTCTCATACTCTCACTTGCACGAGTATTGTTTCTCAGCCATGTTTCGATCTTGTTGTTCAGATTACTCTTTCTATCTTCAAGAGCCGCCGCATCTTTTACAGATTTCAAACTTGTTTGAAGTTCTTTGGCGCGTTCAGAAGTAGATTTGATTTGATTATCAAGTTGGGTAAATCCCGCAATAACCTCTTGTGTAGCACCTTCGCTTTGGAATCGCGCTTGCAACTGAGCATACTGATTAGAAAGATTAGTTATATCTTGTTGAAGTTGAACTACCTCGCTATTACCTGAGTTTTGTGCAAACAGACCCTTGCTTGTATCGGTCTGTAATTTCTTAATGGCATTATCTGTGGCTTGAATACTTTGCTCACTGTTTTGGAGAACCTTAGAATACTCTATAAAGGCTTGTATGGCTTGCTCCGCAGACTTTTTACTTTGGTCAAAAGTATCAGTAGTTGCATTTCTTACTTCATTGACAGCTACAACAACAGTATCGTACTGATCTCTTAAAAGTTTGATGGTCGCGGGGTCTTGAATAGCTTTACCGTTGGTGTTAGAATTGGTCGCTTCACCATAAGCCTTATTGATTAAATCAGTAAGTTTTTGCCATTCTTTCTCTTGATTTTGTATTTCCTGTGTTTGTTGTCTCACTTCTTTTGTAGCCTGAGACAACATTTTATTAAACGTTTGTAAACTATACTTATCGGTTATATTTGCAAAAGCACCAAGTAAATCAGTAGTAGTAAAGGTTAGCTCATTTTCATTTACTCCAAGCTCTTGCACTTTCTTAACTATTTCATCTAAAGAAGCGCTTGCTTTAGAATAATCAACATTAAATGAATTTCTTGCCGCATTTGATTGACTTACCTTTTGTAAACTATCAAATTCAGCTTCCAACTTGCGTAAATCTTCATAAACAGTCCTAAAACTATTTCTATCGCCTACAGTTTGTAGCGCTTGATTGACAGCATGAATCCTATCTATAAAGTCTTGCGATGCAAGATTGGAATTTCTAACATCATTTTCAAACTCTTTGATTTCTTCGTTAAGAATAGCTTTTTGATTAACTACGCTTTTACTTGACATTTGAGTGTCAGCGTATTGAGCACTTCTTATTACTTCTGCAAGCCGTTTAAATGCCGCTTCACGATCTTGTAAATCTTTAATTTCTTGTTGATTTACAGTATGTCCACTCTTTATTGTTTGTTGGATTTCCTCAATTTTTTGTTTGAGTTTAGAATATTCGTCAATGTATGTATCAATTTGAGTTTTTAGTGTAGAACTCTGTTCGCCATATAAACCATTTTTTGAAATAACACCATTTTGAGTATCAACGCCCAACATTGGTTTGTTTTTTTCATGTGTTGAAGCAATGATGTTATTATATAAATCATTAATTCTTTGTAATTCTTTCTCTTGATTTTTAAGCTCTTTATTATACTCTTGGGTATCTTTAATAGCAGACTCATTAAAAGCACCACCCATAAAATCAAAAGAAAATCCTTTAATTACATTAGCTTCGTCTTTAATTGATTGTAATGAATATCGGAATTTTAATATTTCATTCTCAGCATTTTTGGCAGAAATAGTAAAAGCATCTATCTTGCCGCTGGCATCAGTAATACCTTGTACATCAACATTCCCTTTGCCAAAAGCATTTTCATAAGCTTTTTGGACTTGATTCATAGCTAAAATTAAAGATTGCGCAGATGCTTCGGCGGGTTTGTTATTTATAACTGTAATACCATTGCTATCAATATTTTGACTGGAAGGTAATTTATTCCCAATCATTGCTTGAACTTGTTCTTTAGCAAGATGTTTATAGGTATCAGCTAACTGCTGTACAGCCTGTTTCGCCTGTTGTGTCTGTTGTGTAACGCTGCTCGTAGTATTCGCCACTTGTTGCATTTCATTCCGAACACTTTCTAAACCAGCATTATCAAAGCGTACTTCACCAACATTTATAGTGAGTTTTTGATTGTTTAACTGATCTTGAATACTCTTAACAGATAAAGAACTTGTATCTAAAATTGCTTTAACCTTAATCGCATATTCATCTTTAGTTTCAACATCTTTCTTAAACGCCGCAAACTGAGCCTTTATACTATCAAGACTTGTATGGTCAAGTTTAGCTCTAACATTAAAAATATAATCCAAAAAATCACCTCCTACTTAAAAAGGATTACTTCTTCTTACCAAATGCAGCTCTTGCTCCTGCGGCAATCCCCGCATCAAAAGCAAGATTAATCATTTCAGAATCACCTATATCAGTAAGAGAACCATATACACTTGCATTAGTATCACTTACTTCATCGTTCATTAGATAATAGATTAATTCTCCCCAAATTCCTACACCCTTATCACCCTGTTTGGGATATGCGGCACCATGCAATCCTGTTTCTGCGTATTCCAATACTTCTGAACCTGAATGACTTGGTGGCTGAGAAGGTGGATAAGTATAACTCAAATAATTACTAATAAACACATGACCACCATAACCCGACACATACATATCAGAAGCATTATAGAGAGTTTCAGTTCTGACATATTTTTCGGGCGTATAATCATTATACCAATCCTCAATTACATACTCTAAAACATTGAACACATATTTGGTCGCCCAATCAACGCCAAAATGAATACGCTTTTTCATATCTTTAAAAATCGCTTCTAATGAATCAAATTCAACATCTTCATACTCCCATGTGTCCATGTTAAAATTTGCAATCGTACCACTTCCAAGATTGTTTCTAATTTCCTGCTTTGCCCTTTTCAGCCGAGGTGATTTTGTTCTCTTTTTAGGATTAAGCGCCATCAGCCATCACCCAAACCCCGAATATACTTAACAGCCCTATAAAGTTCCTCTTTACCAGTATTATCATCATGTTTGTTTACAACAGCAATTGTAAATTCACTACCCTTATGAAGCCCAAGAGATAATACTCCTATGATAGACTTGGCGTTTACCGATCTGTCTGCATTATTAAAATAGACACAACTGCCAAGCCCTTGCATAAAATACACAAGGGCGTGAACCATACGACCATTCACCTCACAGGGGATAATTATATTTTCCGAGTAACACACAAGATATCACCCTTTCTTCTTCTCTTTTTCTTCTCTTTTCTTCTCATCATGGATAACATGAGCTAACTGTTTTGCAGTCTCCTTGAAATCACTCTGCTTTATAGCATCTGCATAGGACTGAAACCTTTCGCTCACTTCCTGAATATCAACGTCCTTATACTTCTCTTCAAGAGTATCAACAAAATCACCAATCTTATTCAAAAGATTGGCAATTGTTTCTTTGGTAACATCACGATTCTGATAATCATATATCTTATCGTTGATAGTTTCAAGCATTTCCTCATAAATATACTTAGGGATAGGAAGAATCTCAGGTAACATATCATCATAAGTGTCATTAAGTATCTTATACAAATCAGCACCCTTAAATGCGATCTTGTCTTTGTCATCTTTAATATCAAAATTCCTTAGTTCATTCCAAATCACACTCTTATCAGAATTACCTAACTCATCCTCGGTAGGTTCATACCCATAGAAGATATTTGCTCCAAAGAGAGCTATATAAAAATTCTTCTGTTCAATGCCTTCCTCAATGGTCTTGTCTACAACAGCCTTGATAAAGGTCAGATAATCAACATAAGTAAATTCCTTATTAGTTTTCAGCATAATTTATTCCTCCGTTATATTATTCAAGAACTCGTCCACATTCCATGTATAACGAGTACGTTTTTTCTCACCATGTATCTCAATGGCATTATAGGTGATAATATCCTTTTCATTACAACTTGCCTTGTTCAAATTTGCAACCATCGTATTAAAGTCACCTATGTATTGGAAATAAGTGCGTTCAACCGCATTTTTATCGTCCCTAATATTAAAGATAAATCCTGCAATCACATGGTCGTGTTCTGCAAATTCAGTAAGAGCCTTGATTTGATGTAATTTAATCATTTTGCTCTTTTCTTCTTTGGTTCTCTGTATAGAAAAACTTGAACTCTTGGTTGACTTCAACTCTAAGGTTAAGAACTTTCTATGTAAACTATCAAACGCAATATAATCACATGGGTTCTTATTTGAAAACCTCAACCCCTCACTTTGTCCAAATGATTGCGGCGGGTCTGCAAGGCGTATCACCACACAATATTCGGGAAAAGAGGACTTAATTGCGTTCTCAAAAATCTTTCCTGCGTTCTGCATAAATATTAATCACTCCAATAAAACCGCGCTTTCATAGTTAATTCTGTAAAAAATAAGGGGAACAATAAGCCCATAAACCGACCTACGTTCCCCTTTCTTTCAAGAATCCACTTTTGACTTGCGCGTTCGCTTAGTAGTTTTCTTCTTTGGCTGCTCTTCTACTACCTCAACTTCGGGTTTTTCAAAAACAGCACCTTTAATGTCATTAACAACATCTTTTATATCATCTGCATACTCAATCTCACCATACATCTTTTCGGCATTAAGCAAATCAGTCTTTGCCTGTTCCTTACTGATTTGTTTTCTGATATACCTTATAATAGGAATATGGTATACAAAATGCTCTTGTGTGCAAACAACAGACCTCCACGCCAAGAACTCATTCTGTGAATCACAAAATGCACAGGCGGGATATTCCTTGCCGCAAACAAGACAATTTTTCATAATAGTTTTAGCCACAATATCACCTCACTATATTTTTTACTCGCGTACTCAGTACACGATGAACTCATATACTCAATACGCGAGTAAAAGGGCTACAGACCGTAGCCCATAGCCCCTTCGCGTACTCTTATGTTTAGCCTTTTTACGACTTGGTGGCAGTAATGTAATAGGTTGTAGGATTAGCACCCGCCTTAGAAGCAGTAACAACAACCTCATTAGCACCAGTAACCCACGTTGCATCTCCACCGCTTGCAATCGAATTGCCATTAACAGTGATAACAACGTTAGTTCCAGCCGCCGCAGTAGCAGTAATAGCACTTGTAGCCGCAGTTACAGAGGTGGTGTAAGAGGTTACATCAGCATCGAACGTAGGCGACAGAGTAGCATCGGCAACCGTCAAAGCGGTGAGCTTCGCAGTCTCAGTGGTGGACTCGTCCTTATAAACGATGAACTCCCACAGACCATTGGTCTGAGTAGCAGCACAAGTATCAACAAGAGAGTTAGCAGTAAAGCTCTGGATGGTCTGATCGCCACCAAGCTCAAAGTCAAACTCGCCGCTGAACTGTGCGCGATAGATAACGAACTGACACTTGTACTCGTTATCACAGGCATCAACGCCTGTGCAATCTATTACAAGATACAGAGTCTTACCAAATACATCAGACTCATTAACAACTCTTGCACCAGTAGCAAGGAAGTCGTACATAACAACTATCTTCTGACCCGCGCTAAGAGAAGCGTTAGTAGGCAGAGTAAGTTCCTTAGTAGAGGGATTATAAGCATACTTGTTAGAAGCAGCACTATTACCCTGAGTCCACTCATTAGCAATAAGACCACCGTTGTCAGAGAGAACTCTAACGTCAACAATCTCAGCACCCGCAGTGCCAACCGCAGTATAAGTGGTAGTTACCTTACCCGCACTAACCATAGCAGCAGTAAGGTCTATAATATCAGGATAACGTACCCTGTAGTCACCATAGGTCTGCGAAGAACCAGTCTGTGCAGCCATAAGATCGCCAGAGATAAGTGCAGAGTCACCAGTTACAGAAACAGCTTTGTTTCTCTTTAACTGTTTGAGCAAACGACCACCCTTACCAGTAATATCAACAGTATCTTCCGTGTTAGAAATGGTAGTAGACTGTAACTCAGTCAACAGCATTTCGCCCTTTTTGGAAGTTCTGTTATAAGCATGGATTCTATCGAGACTTGTTATGGTAAAGTTATCAATAGTAAAAAGTCCAGTAACAGCCATATCTTTTCCTTCCTTTCTATAATAAAATGAAAAGCCGCCTTGACAGCGACTTACCTAAACGACAGATAATTCAAATCAGATTTCTTAATCTTCTTGACATTGACTGTCCCCATACCCGAATATACTCCGCGCATGATGTTAGTATAATTCACCCACTTCATGATCTGTTTCACACAACAGTAAAAGTCATAGATAGTGAGGTTATTGATTGTTTCAAAATCATAGGGAAATCCATCATGACACACAAGGGCTATAATAAGTTCATCAAACTCATTCACACTCTTGCGTTTAATCCTGTGAGCATTACGTCTATGTTCTTCTTCAAGCTCCAAGAAATACTTATATGCTGTCTCATTCGCGGGTTTTCTCTTATACTTCTTACAATTAAGAAGCTCACAAAACAACAACCCCACTTGCATATAAACATACTCGTCAATAATAATATTGTTGTCTTTATCGACTAATACAATCTTTCCATTAGCTTGTTCAATAGGCAACAAATCCCTAAAGTCCAAATCTTTAAAAAGAATAGTAGAGTCAATCTTGACCTCTTTACCATTGAGCTTTTCAACTATAAAGAACGCAAAGAAGTTCTCAATAAAGAACTCATACTCAGAAATCTCCCTAAAATCACGCCCCGCCTGATGTAACTCCAACATATAGTTAGAGGGTGTCATGAGAAAGAAATTCATTAACATCTCATAGTTGGGACGATTTTGTTTATTTCTATATTCACCGAGAGTGGGAATATAGACTGTCACTCTATCGGTGATCTTATATTCTCTCTCGTTTAAAAGGCTTATTGCCAATCATCATCACCCGTTCCATACCTTATCTTATCAGCAAAGTCGGTGATTTTAAATGCGACCAATCGCCCTGTATACTTGTAATTTGTCTGCGTAAATATATTATTGTAAAGAAATCTGTTCTTGCTAATGCCAAGATTGGCTTGTGGAACAAACGTCTTTTTAAGCTCTCGCACAATAATATCATTCCGCAGTCTATTCTTGCTTGTAGCCATATTCCCCTCATACCTTACTATATCTCTATGAGTCAAGACCCAAAAGAACAGAGTAAGCGTAACATAACCTGTTCCATTACGCCCAACTTGTGAGGACACAGTTTCATTTATATCATAAAAGATATAACTTTCTGTCTCAGTAATAGTCTCAGGGTCGAACTCTTGTGGCAAAAGGTTGTGCCAAACCAATTCGTCAGCATCATCAGTAGTTAATGTTCCACGGCTTAGAACATCTACCAAGACTTCATTATTCAAAATTTCATTGGTGATAACATTTCTGTAATCCTCAATCAAATCCTCGTTGATATTCTTTGCCACATTACACACCTCCTACCAATTTAACTTCAAGATGGGACTGCTTCTGCCCTACAACAGCATTTAACTTAAACACCGCATTGTCAAACAGAGTTTCGTCATACTTGCAAGCAATAGTAATCTTATTGCCATTTGTAGTCACAGTCAAGTTACTCAAATCAAAGTTATTGTCACTTATACTCCATGCGACCTCACCTTCTGTATCTGCGGCAAATGTCTTTTTACCGCCTACGCGCACAGTTGGTTTCCCCGAATAGGTAATATCAAAGTCATTACCCGTAGGAGCAATATAATCACAAATCCATTGTTCAATTGAATCTGTCTCTGCGTTATATTGGTGTTCTGTCATCATCAGTTTCAAGTAGCCTTGATCGTAAGAGAACGTGGTAGTATCATTCTGTGTAAGTTTGTAAACAGTAGGATTAACATTATTGCGGTCTAAGAAGAACCTCTTGTCATGGTCTAACATCAAAGTATTCTCGTCTGCGGTAATCCATATAGAATGTTGTGCAGAACCTATAGTTACCATCTGTGTACTCTGAACACCTGAGTTGTATTGTGTCGCATTGGTGTCATACACAGGGTATTCATAGATATTTCCCTTTTCGTCTTGCCATTTTAAGAACTGGTTGCATCTCGTCAATTTACCCGCACCATTTATCTCGTCCCTATCATAAGACTCTATGCAGAGCCAATACGTACCATTCTTAGTATTGTATAACATTTCTCCTATTGCAATAGGGCTATCATACAATACATTAAAAGACAGGGTGATACCATAGTTATTGCTCAATTTTTCGCCAAACGTCTTAATAGGTATAGGTACAAGTTTCTCTTGTTCAACGCCAAATTGCCATCTCACAAACGTGTCCTTAAACGAAGGGTCTTTCATTAACTGATCTGCCATAAGACGTTGACCATCAATGATTTTAGACTCTCGAATAGTTTCACCATGTACTGTAAGATAGGCTTTCATTTTTGCATAGCTCATGGGTCACACACCCCTTGTACCATCAATAGGCGGTTTAAACCTTAACGCAGTATGAGTGGGGCAAGGTTTCTTGGGACAACCACAAAATCCAAATCCCGTAGTTGCATACTTATTGGGAATATAGCCATAGCCACCATTTTCCTCATAGGTATTTGATAATATTTCATCTCGACGAATAGAGTAATTTATCACAAACTGGTGAGCTTCTTGCCAATACATTTCGCGTACAGCCTGTGCCTTACCTAAAACGTTAGCATTGTCAAATTTATGAAAATCCGTTGTACTCATATGAGCCGCAAGAGCCAACGGGGTTCTGATATAAGTTGCATCAAGATAATATACAATCATGAAATCAGTAAGTATTTCAAAATTGATATCATCAAGTTCTATATTAAAGGTCTGATTGACATTATCTCTGTCACTCAAATCCTGATTGCAACACTCAAAGGCGACAATAGCAGGGCGAATATAATCGCACAGTATAGCATCGGCTTCTGATTCTTCCATTTGAATGAAATCGTAATCCTTTATCTTGCTATATACCGAATTGCACAGTTCTTTATAAGTCGTGTTAGCCACATTGTCACCCGCCTTTCATTTAAGGTTATGTCAAATCAAACTGTAACTTTTCTTCCAACAGCTTGATAACGTTTATATCAGTCAGAGCCTTATTACTGTACATGGCTCTTATCTTGGAAATCAATACATCTCGCATATTAGCCATCAACGCCCTGTCGATTGCCTTTTCGATAGTTTCTGTATTCTGTTTAAACAATGTTTTCAGATTGTTTATCTGTGCAACATTCTCATAAACAGAATTAAGTCTGAACATTCTTATAGCATCTTCGTTCAACAGGATAACGTTGGGGTTCATGAGAAAATCAGGACACTGGTTATTCATCTCCGTAAGCTCTGCAATGGTCATTTGCCGAACCTCTCCAATATTGTTCCATATGAACATAGCATTATTGGTAGGGGACTTGTAAACCAACTTACCAAAAGTTATCGAGCGCACATTTATTACTGTGTCTCTCGGCAAATCAACAAATGTCTCATTATAGTCATCGTCCTCATTCTCGTCAAGTTCATCTATCGCAGAAGAAATGGTATCGAGAATAGACTTTGAAGTTTCATCTTTAACAATATCCACATGAGTAGGCTCTGCCACTAAATCTTCATCATTTGCCATAACATCAGAAATGTTATCCATCTCGTTTAGCTTTTCAATCAGCTTTTCTCTGCCAATATTGCCAATTTTCATACCCTTGTCTCTTGCAACATCTTTGAGTTCGTCCATGCTCATTGTGCTGTAATTCATAGAATAAAGTCTCCTTTAAATTAAAATAATATATGGTAAATGGGGGACGAATCCCCCATCATGCCAAATAAAAACACCTCACGGTGTCAACAATTACTGTATAGTGTACTTACCAAATACGCTGGAGAAGGCTACACCTACACCAACTTTAGTTTGTACCTGAGAATCAATAGTCTGATCGTGAGTCATTATCTCAGACAAATCACGAGCGCGAGTATCACCCTCAAAGTAAACCTTGATGAACTTCTCGTTATCAGGAAGAACATAGATTACGTTATCATTTACCTTGAAGTTGTAAGTTCCTCTGATAAAGGTCTGAGGAATCTCAACAGCAGGAACACCGAAACCAGTATTTACCATTACGGCACCAGTGGTAGCCATTTCTTCCTTCTGAGAATTGGAAATCCAGTTTGCACTCATGCCAGTAGCAATGTTACTCAGTGCAGTCTTAGTACCCGCAAGGATAACATTCTTCTGTGCGCCAACCTGAACCTTCTGAATGAGAGTTCTCATCTGACCAGCATCATAAGAACCAGTTACCTGTAAAGCGGCGGGGAGATAAGTACCAGCACCATTAAATGCGGTATAAACACGGTCATCAATAGCTCTCTGCATAGCAGCCTGCATAGCAGCAACAAGCTCTGCAACGGTGATAAGACCTTTCAAGAAACGCTCGAAATCGTCATAAACGTGAATGTAAATCCATTCTGTATCGAGCTGGAAGGTCTTACGACCGCCGAGCTTCTTACGGTCAGTGTCCCAATGATTGCCTGCAAATCTCGTAGCAACAAGTACAGAAGCATCGTTTACAACGAACTCGTTCTTGTCACCGAGAGCGCCGTTGCGGGTCTCGACAAATTGATTATAGAACGCAGAACCTTCCCAAGCAAGAGGAAGATTGGTGTTAATAACCTCTTCGATTATAGTAAATATCTCATTCTTGTGGTTTCTCCAAGCTGCATGAGTCAGCTTGTCCTCTCCAAGAATCTCATAGAAAGCCACGCGAATAGCTTCATCGGTATATTTAGTAGCTTCGGGAGAAGCAAATACCGCAACTCTGTTAGAGCAAGAATCATTTATAAGATTAACAATCTGTTCAAGTCTCTTTTCCATTACTTACTTCACTCCTTTCCTTAACCCGAAACAACTGTCTCGTTAGTTATAACCTCGATGATAACCCACTGAGAGTCAGCAACGATTACGCCGCCACCCGTAGGAGGATTGCCAGCGGGGACAGTGGCGGTAGATACATTTATGCAAGGGAATATACCATCGTCATAAACTTCTACAACCTTACCTACAAAGCCCTTACCAGAAGGCTCAGAAGTACCGAGGTCTTTCAGCTTCATGGTAGTACCATCAACACCTATGTAATCGCCAACAGCAAGATTGGTATTGCTCGAAATAGAATACTTCTTGACACCAAACTTGTTGTGCTTATTCAGACCATAGGTTCTAAAAGCCTTGCCCTGTACATTAATAAACTGATCTTCACCCTGCTTGTTGGGGTCAGAACTATAGCTCCATGCAGGATTAGCAACGAGGAATACCTCGTCAGTGGCGGCGGGAACACCCGCAGCATAAATATTTCTTTCACCAGATATAAGGTCGCCCTTTGCAACTACCCAACCGTTTTCGATATCAGTAGTAGCGTTCTGCATATCATAGCAGAGACCAGTAACCTTAGTAGTTTCAACTACTCCGTAAACTGCCATAGTAATCACTTTCCTTTCTTATTCAAATTTCATAACTTTTGCAAGATAGTCGCCATATCTATCACTGTCAGCATAGACAGTCTTGCCCGAAGGTGTGTCTACCCCGCCAACAGAGGGCTTATAGCTAAACGACTTGTTCTTCTTCTCCATCTCACCCTTTGCAGCGATTTCACCAAGCATCATAGTAAGCTCAGTCTTTACGCTATCGGGAGTGACCTTGCTGTAATCAAGATTAGCCTTCCAAATAAGGAACGTAGAATTTCTACCCATTTTATCCTCAAACTCAGCAACAACTGCATTGACAGCATTCTTGTTTTCAAGAGCCTTCATTTCCTTATCGGCAGCTCTAAACTTGTCAAGTTCCACCTTTGCTTCGTCATAAGACTTAGAAAGTTCCTCAATCTTTTCGGAAAGTTCCTGAACCTTACTGCCGTAGCTTTCAGCATAAGCCGCAGACAAAGAAGTTTCTACTTCGTCCTTTACTGTCTTGCTTACATTCTCCTTGATAGAACCAACTACCTCACCAAGATCAAATGTTTCAGACTTTTTATCAAAGTCCATAACGATTTCATCATCAACAATAGCGAAGTCAACAGAATAAATCTTATTATCCTCTCTGTCAAATACGCTTATGGTAGTTTCGTCAACGCCAAGCAGAGAATACTTGGGAGCATCAGTACTCTCAATTTTAAACTCAGACAGCTTTTCCAAGATTTTTGCATTATCCATCGTCAATTCCTCTCCTTCCTTTTTTGAATTTATAGAAACAGACATCATGGGGCTGTCTGATTCATACTTTTGCAGTCTTTCCAGTAACAAATCAAACTCTTTCATAAGAGCGTTATCATGCAAAGCAAAACCCTTGTATTTCTCCACTCTACAAGAAGGGAAACAAGGGCGAACGTTCTTCTCAGGGTTATCATCTTTGTTCAGCAGACATAATGCGGAGAACGTAAAATCATCAATAGAATAAATATCATTATCCTTGTAATGCCCCTCGTTCACGGATAACTCACAGCTTTGACCAAAATAAACGTCATCACTATATGCGGCATCCATGATATTATATCTGCCTGTCCAAAGAAGAATATCTGCTACCAGATATGTATTAGTGGTCAATCCATCGGGTTCCATAACAACTTCTTTGCGGATATTTGCAGACTCAGGAATTACACCAAATGGTATACACTCATTGATGATTTCAATTCCCTCTGCCGAAATAACCCACTTGCTGTCATGACCACCAACACGATATTTGCCTGTCTCTTCATCTTTAAAAAGGTGAGCCACAACAGGCTTATTATAAAACTCCCCTCTTGCGATAGCTTTATCAATGGACTCGTCAGTAATATCAGACCCATTTGCATTATCACCCGAAGCAAGCATATAACACTTGCACTTTGTGAACTCCGAATTTACAACTGCAAAATCAGAGAACTTAGAAGTAAAATCCAGCGTTTGTTCTTTCTTCAACGTTATCACCACCTAACTATCAGCTAAAGCACAAATTTTTGGACATAAAAAAATCCAGTTCTTCAAACTGGCTTGCAAGTATATTCATAAGTTCAGGTGAAGATAAGAACTGATAAACTATTTGCTCGTCATTCATTTTCTGCTCATGGCAATGAAAGCCGAGTTTTATAAGTTTATCTGCGGTTTCTTTTTCTACGATGTTTACTATGGGTATCATAGTCATCTTCCGCCTCACTATCTATATCATCTGCAATCTCTTTAGTCACACTTAATTCAGTGAAATCTTTTTCAGAATAAACAAAACTTCTTCTAAGATAATCATGCCCACCATCAACAGAGCATACTTCACAACTGCAAGTCACAAAATCATGTCTGCTTTTGGATTCTATAATGTCACCGCAGCGATTGCATTTAATCTTATTTGTTATAATTTGTAGCATTTTATATTCACCTTATGTCATACGCGGTTTTCAGGGAGATTAGTGTCATTACTTCGAGCTGCTTCACCCGTAGGAGACAAGTCGCCATCGTCAATTGTAGGTCTGCCAGTATCTTCGCTATCACCCGATTGCGTGTAGCTCGTTTTAAGAGGTGTCCACCCATCAAACATATCCTTAAACAGAGTGTTCTCTACAAACGAATTACCCAAGACGTTACATACACTCATTCCATTGACTGCACCCAATGCAAATTTATTAGGTAAACCATTTTGCGCCTGTTTCAGAACTTGGTCTTGCATATCCTTTTCATTAAAGGTAGTCATGTTCAAGAGCCTATATCTAAATGTATAAGCATTGTTTGCAAAGTACATCTTGCGTAACTTCATCTGCAAGTCTATCCAGTTCTCAATATGTCTGTATATCCTAAACACATCTCCGCTGTCATTAGTGATAGATAACTTTAACTCACTACCCGAAGTCGCACCACTCATGAGGGCTTCTGAAACACCTACGTCCTTAAAAGCCCAACTTATAGCGTTAGAAACATTATCTCTGTTATCCGCGTTGCTCGAAGTAAATTCTTCTGTTTCAGTATCAAATGGGGTCAAGATAACACCTATATGGTTTTTAACAACATTCAAGACCTCTTGCAAGAAAGGTTTAAGTAACCCCGCATCGAGAGTGATTTGTCCATCTTTAGTAGGTATTTTCATTGTAAGCAGCTTATAAGCATCATTCACACTCTGAGTTTTAGCCAAATCTTTAAAGTCATCAACCAACAGTATGTCAGCTATCATCATAAGGAAAGGAGGATAGGGGAATGGAAAGTCAGTATTATACTTCAAACACAATGAGTTAGACATAGGTATTGGAACTCTGCCATCTGTATTTTGGTCTTGGTCTATCAAAACCCTAAGTGCTTCGGGGAATAACTGTATCTTTGCCTTTGGCAACTTTCTCTTATTGATGCAAAACTGGAACACAGTACCATCAACTATACTGTTTATCTCACAATACATAGGGTCTAAGAAGTAATACTTTAATCCAAAATCATCTTCCTCAACAAACGCAAAGCATACATCGTTCTTGTAAAGTCTCTTGAAGATATCATGACCAACCTTTTGTAGATTTATCTTATCAGCTTGATAAGCATACTTTATATAGTTAGTCCGAAAAGCGTTCTGATTAGAATATGCCTTTGGACTATTAATGTTGGTTTCAACTGTATAATTAAGTATGATCTGATTCACAAAGTAATCTATAAGTCGCTTATAATACCCTGACTTTAGATACATATAGTCACTCAGCTTCAAGATTTTATTTCTAAATCTTTCGGGCTGTTCAATCATCTGCAAAATGTCACAGCGCCTAAATCCCATAAAGGTAGCATCAAACTTGGGGAATGTCAGCTCATGTAAAACTAATCGTGCAAACGCATCATAGTCAAACACTTGTGTCTTGCCATCAAGAAAGTCATTTACTATCTGCTCGTCCTGTTCTTTTTGAACAAGACCAATATTATCTTTGTCAGTCAATTTGTCAGCCAATTTGCCACCACCTTTCCATTTAAGATAAAGCACTTATAATAGAGGGACTACGCCCTAAAGAGAGAATATCCAAATAAGCATTGTCATTCTGAGGTTTTGTAACTTTTGTATTACGACGTAACTGTGCGAGATAGAAACACAAGAGTCCCGCAACAAAACATCTATCGTCCCTATTGTTACCATGACCGAGGTTCTTCCAAGAGTGTCTTTACACTCGACCCCGATTCTCGCATTTCAATGTTAGATTATAGTGCGAGTTCAGACTGTCGCATCCCTATATAATACCGATAGGGTTCTTTCACTCAGTCGTTCACGCTGTATTTAAACTTGCGCCCTGTCACCCATCGCTGGGTTTCCAAGTCAATCAGAAAGAATTTATCCATGTGGGATATGGATTAACCCACAAAATGCACAACGAAATTTTATGCATCGTATTTCTTTTATCAGGCGGGAAGTCATACTTGACATTACCACTTGTTACATACTTACACATAGTTACAATCTCAGTTTTCATAAGCTCAATTTGAGCCAATGCAACCTTTTGGTCAAAGGTCAATTCAGTTTTCATTTCATTACCATCATCATCAATGGTGAATACATATTCCTTACTTGTGTCATACTCCGCAGGAAATGTTACAACACCCAACTTAATCATCTGTTCCAATGATTCAAAGATAGCATTGCGATTACCCTTTGGGTCAACAAGTTTGATTATATCAACAGCATCGGGATATTTTGTCTTGGCTGTCTCACTCGATTTATGAGCGCGATCTATAAGACCTTTATGCTCAATCCCATGCTCATCTTTCCAATTTTCAAAGAGATAGTCAGTGATACCACCAATCATGTTACCACCAGCACCTGAATCGCACACAACAGCCTTAATGTTCTCATAATCGAGTTTCATTTTATCGTTGCCATTATACTTTAAAAGTAACTTCTTAAATTCTTCAACCTGTTCGGGCATACGCATAGGAGTCTTAGACTTTGTGCTTATATCCACAAGAGATACGAGATTGCTAATATCCATACGCCAACCTATATTACTATCAAAGGTTAGCTCTGCGATACCGATAACTGAATTATCGTTTAATCGTGCAGAGTCCCACGCAAAAACAAACAGCCTATCTCCTGTATCATTTTCAAGTAAAGGCAAACGATTTGTAGTACATTGTCTTAAATCTCGTCTGCTCAATATTTGTTCATCATAAGAGTCTGCTGAGAACTTATTGTACAACTCACGCAAAGCCTTGTCTCGGTTGTCAGACATAGCATTATCAACCTTGTCCTGCGATATCAGCGGCGGGTAAGGATCACCATTAAATTTTGCTTTCATAACTGTTTCAACAGTAAGGTTACAAGCAAAGTAATGTTGATTGCCTTTAAGCATTTCTTTACTAAAAGTCTTGAACTTTTTGTAAAACTCAGAAGAAGTATCACTTGCAGAAGAGGCATAAAGCAATTGACGGGGAAACCCTTTTGGTTCAATTGACAAGTCAATATTACCACCGAGTTTAAAGTTTTCATCTTGGTTTACAAAGTTTTCAGCCTGAACGAACAATTCGTCACTAAACCAGCCAGCTTCATCAAAACCTACCATGTTAGCACGTTTACCCTTAATATTTGTAATATCAGAGTTTAGCGTATTAACCGTAGAGCCATTAAACAATTCACAAGTGAAAGAAGCTGGGCTGTGAACAAAGCCATCACTATTAGTGGATTTTTTTAATTCTTCCCAAAAAACATCAGTACAACCCGCAAAGGATTCTATCTCTTTCTTGGCAAGTTTCTCAATCTTTTTAAAAGTATCTTTTGCCTGTTCACCAGTATTACCTAAAAAATATGTAGCATGAAATGGGAAAAGTAAGCTCTTCGCCATAGTATATATAGCTAACAAAGAGGATTTACTTCCGTTTCTTGAAACTAACCATAAAGCAAAATCTCTATTCCAAGAGTTTTCTATGATGTACTTCTGAAAGTCAAGCAACTCCACGCCCATAAATCTCGCGGCAAATGCCGAGGGGTGAGTTCGCCCCCAAACAATGACTTTAGCATACTTCTCATAAGTCTCCATCTTCCTCGCAGAGATTTCTTTATCAGTAGGTTTAGTAATTATAGTTAATGCCATAATACCACCTACTTTTTCTTCTTACGAGCATCGAGTTTGCCTATTTCGTCATTGAGCAACTTAATCTCAATTCTTAGTTTGCGCCTTTCTTCTTCGAGAACATCTATTCGTTCTTGTTGCTTGGCTACAAGTTCTGTCTGCTGCGACAACATTTCTGCGTATTCATCACCACTCAAAGCCAACTCTGCAAGGATAGCTCTAATATTATCAGTCGCTACCTCTTTATAGGAATCACTAAGTTTTGACGATACCACATTAACTTTAGTTTCCTCAAATCCATGCTCGCCCATCTCACGCATAATTCTTGTAAGTGAATTTCCTGTCTGAGTTTTCTTACCACTTGTTATAGCAGAGATACCATTCTCCTTTGCCATAGCATTAATTGCGGCAAGCAAGCCTTTCTTAACACCTGACAATTTATTCAATTGGTCAGCATCTATCTTGCTTTTACGCAACTCCATGTTAAGTATCTTGTCGATCTGTTCAACCTGAACATAGGTCTTGACCATAGCAATAACAGATTGTATTTTATGAGAATCCTCTAAAACATCATCGGTAAGGTAATCTGCCAAAGTATTGTAAGCAAAACGCCTATCATCATCGCTCCATGAGTCATCGTCAAAACAATCATAACCAATAGAAGAAATAACATAGGTCAAGTTCTTCTTATCTTGGTCATTCATCTTCCTTGCTATAGGCATATCAGCAGGAGTTGTCAACTCAGTAATGGTATCATTCAGTTCAGCAATTGTATCTCTGAATGTTTTGTTTTTGTACTGTTGTTGACCACTAATGATTCTACAATACTTACCAAAGCTACAATCAGACTTGTCGGCAATATCATAAAAAGCCTTATCTGTATAATAGAAATCACAAAAAGCGCACAACGCCATGTAGACGAGTCTCTTATCCCTAAACTGTTTCTCTAAGTCTTTCTGAATTTCTTCAAGACAATGAGAACAAATAGGTATACGGTTGTCATTCTGCAAAAACAGATCGCTCTTTGCGTTCTTAAAGAAGTTGCCTTCATATTTGGTAAAGTTCCTGCCACACCTAATACAAGGATTAGGCTCAACAGGGGGTTTCTTTATCTTCTTTGGGCGACCTCGTTTACGAGGTGTTGTCGTTGTCGCCATTTAGTTTTCTCCTTTCTTATAATACTGTAATTGCGGGAGCAAGAGTCGAACTTGCAATGCGAACTTATGAGGATCGCCTGTTTCCTTTACATTATCCCGCCATATAAAAGGGCAGCCACAACTGTTGTCACGACCACCCCAAGAGGAAAATATATGATTAGGTATCAAAATCAAAACAAAGAACTCTCTTACCATCAGCCCTATTCAGCCACTTAGCAGTAGAATCCTTATGAATGTAGTAGAAATTCTCCCCACAATCTTCCTCAAAAATATTGGGGAGCTTATCAAGATTTTCTATAAAGCACACTCTATCACTTGCGATGGTGAACGCAAGAGTTTCAATCGCTTCATTATTAAACAATCCTACAATCTCATTGAGTGAGTATTCCTCAAACATAGAAAACCTTGTCTGTATCTCAGGCGCACAATGAGGATTGAGAATAAAATAATAAAACAGAGTTTCTATGAAAGTCCTCGGTGCAATCACCATAAGACAGCCATAGTCGTGTGTCTTTTCCATATCTATCTTCTGTTTAAACAAATCTTCTACGTCAAGCAAGAAATCTTCCATGCACTCAAACGTATAGTTTTGCACAAGATCAGTATATTTGTATACCATAGTTTTTACAACCTTTCAGTTTAATTTTATATCATACTGGACAGACTTACCTAAGCCTTCCTCAAACACTAAGAAAGTGGCACTTGCGTTTGAAGTCTTGTTAAGGGACAGTCCATAAGAGTCCACTCCGATAATTGAGCCAACAGAAATAGCTTCACAATCTATACCTGTCTCAACATTTTCTCTATGATGTTTATGTCCACCAATCAGATAATCAATAGGCATTTTATACGATCTACCAAAATCATCAATGGCTTTGCCGAGGTCTTTAACCTCTCCATGAATAGCAAGTACATTGTATTCGCCACATATCAACTGGAAGGGATAGCCTGTTGGGTTCTCGATTATCTCTATGTTGGGATTGTTTTCAAGACGAGATTTGATTATCTCGGTAATCACCACAGACATATCTTCATCAGGGAAGGCGTTCTTCGGAGCGCCGCAAATCCTCAATTGACAATGGTTCGACCTCTTAACAATCTGCAACTTTATATTTACTTTCTCGCTTAATCTGTTCAACCATTCAGCTAAAAAGTTCGCATACTTCACAGCAGATTCAAGAATGCCATAACGCAATTTCATAAGTTGTGAAGTCAATCTGAGAATGGAATCAATCGAATCCCCACACTCCCATATATGAATAGTATCAAGCTGTTCCTTTTCAATAATATCACATACCTTATTAAACAGATACCACATTCTCTGTTCAAAGATTTCCGGGGAATAGGCATTAAGCGTTTCTCCAAACAATCCTTTAATGTCAAACTCAACGCCATAATGACAGTCAGAAAGAACCAAGATACCCTCTTTTGCAGTATTTTCTTTAACAGTTCTTATTTTAGGAATGGTTAAAGGTTCAAGTGAACGCACAGCATTAACAATCTGTTCAGTAATCATCTCGTCCCTTGCGTTCTCACGCAACCAACGATTGTATTCTAATTTCTCAGTTTGGAGCTTCTTGCGTTCCTTTTCAAGTTCGCGCTTCTTTTCATCGAGACTGTTGGCGTAAGAACCACTATCCATCTTATCAAAGACTTTTGCTTTGTAAGCCTTTGCTGCGTTGATCGCTTTACGATAGCTCGATTCACAACGATGAGGTTCGCCAACAGGATCACGCCAACGTGTATTTATTTCATCGGCAAGACCCTTCCATGTAATCTTACCATCTTTTACATATTCGGCAGTTCGCCATATGTATTGAAGTTCGTTTTCACCATCTCGAATGTTTAAATCCAAAAGGTTACACTCCTTTATCTTATAATTTTCTGCAAAATTTAAATATTGCAGAATTTACATAAGTTCAACAGAACTATTCACGCTAATACTAACGTCTTTCTCAACAAGTCCATTATCCTCTAACAAAGAAAGCAGAGAGATAGGTTCAGCAACGTCCTCTACCTCAATGAATATCTCATTGTTATCAGTTACAGTTATAATACCCTTTATAGACAAAGAGTTCTTAGAAACTATTTTTGCGGCAGCCATAATATTTTTCCTTTCATTATATAAAATCTTTTCTTAACTTTTCGATTATACCAATCTGCCCTTTCCCAGTAACATAAGTCTTAGTCCCAATCTGTTCACCATAGGCAGTATTATAAGTATACTCTCTTACAACAAACCACCCATTGTCAACATATTTCTGATAAGGCTCATTCTTATGTTTGCCATGAGACATGAGGTACTTATTATCACGAAGCCACTCAAACAACCTATTTCTGCCAATTTTGATGTTTTCTTTCTTAGCAAGTTTTGCAAGAGTGGACATATCAATCAAATCGCTCGTATCAGCAACGTGGTCAGCAAATTCAACTTTGGGTTTATCGGCTTCTATCTTTTGTTCAAGTGGTTTAATATAATTATTTTCCAAATTATTTAATGCAATCGCTCTACCTACTTCACTATCAGCATGAATTATATTAAGATACAATAAATCCTTCTTATCTTTTTCACCAATAATATAAGTTCCTGTTTTTCGTAATGAAGGAAGAACTTTGCTTGTTACCCAACGTTTAAATTCTTTTGCACTCGGAAGCCTGCTTGAAAGTATAAGACTGTACAAACCACTTTCATTTATTATAGCAAGCTCTTGCAGCCCTCCAAGGGTGTCGAGATTCACGACTCCCTTATCTTCAACGTCAACGTGTCTTGCAAGTGCATCTCTGGTATTATTATATCCAAGCACCAAAGCTACGTCTTTACCTACGAACCAAGGCTCTCCGTTGATTACCACAGTTCTAACCCTGCCAAATTCTTCATTCTCAAATACCTTAACAATCTGATTTTCCATAAAGTATCTTTCCTTTCTACTTAATAAAGTATCGTTTGTTTTCTTACTCGCTATCAACACCAATGATTTCTCTCATTCGCGCCAATGTAAGTAAATCTTCCTTGAATTTATTATCCAACCTAAAAATGAAAACAGTTTTTTCCTTGTTTTCCTTATTAGGTTTAATATCTATAATAGTATTCCCCAGTCTTAACAATTGTCTTGCTGTTCTTGCTGAGAAAATTGCCTTTGTATTTTTTATTTCATCCATTTTTTTCATGACCTTTCTATTGGATTTTCAAATCAGGTCTGCCAATTCAGCAATCTCAGACCTATAATTGTTCTTCAACTTAACGCATCCAAAGCTCTTATGACCCTTGAATACATCTATAAGCCTAAACAGCCCACACGCTCTGTCAACGTCGCGCTGTTCCAAAATGTCACCCTCTAAAATTATTTTTGCGCCTTCCTTACATCTCTGAATTATTGTCTTTAATGTATAAGGATCGAGATTTTGTGCTTCTGTCACATAACAGATAGTATCAGGAGTCATCTCCATACCTCTAATATTCGCTGTTGGAACTATTTGTAAGGTATCGCCCATCATGCGTTCTACCGCACTAACATCTCCGAGTTTTGACCCCAATATATTACCAATAGCGCCCTGAGTTAAAATTTTCTCTTCAAGTGACCCCGGTGTGAAACCGAGCTGCCTTGCTCCACGCAAGGTTTCAAAATCATAAACAATAACACACTTTCTAAAAGTCTGTTTTTCCAAACCTTGCATTATAAAATTCAAGGGGATAGTAGTCTTACCACTGCCTGAACGCCCAAACAGCACAGTAATGTCATTATTAACAATACTGTCAAAAGCACACCGCTGTATCTCGTCAAGAGGTTTTATGTTACCCAATGCTCTTGACTTAAAAGGTTTAGTCCCTACAACAGCATAGTTCTCACCAGTCCACTTGACAACATCACAAGTGTTTCCCTCACTGTCTTGAATAACAGCGTACTCATTTATTTCACACTCAAAGATGTTTTCGCAATTATCCTTTGCATAGACCTCCGCAAGCTGTTCATCGGTACAAGTGATAATTTTATAGCCCTTATAGATTTCTCTACCCTGAATGTTATCAACCAAGACAGTTCTAATTGAGCTGCCGCAATTTGAAATTATTTTACGCCATTCGGAAGATAACTCCAAAATCTTAGCAAATAAATAACACAAAACATCTTTGGTATAAAATAGTACATCGCATGGTTCAAAACCTTGATCTTTTCTCTCAAAGATATACCAATAAACAGAAGATACTATCCTCATATCATTGGTAATTTCAAAACCCAAATGGTCAAATTCAGCAAGAACACCATTTTGAGGAAAGGCAATAGATAACTTGTCCTCTTTCATGGCTTGTCTTATAGCCCTAACAGCTTGTCTTGCCTTAAACTTAACCTCTCCATCTTTGTGAACGTTGGTCTTGATATTTTCAAGTTCATCTATGACAGTTGAGGGGACAACCACATCTGTTAAGTCATCAAGTACAGAAGGGCAGTCCAAGAACACGTTGGTGTCATAAAACTTTTTGGTCATATCTCCACCTCAAAGAATATCATCAATATCAGTAAGCTCACAATCAGCACAACCAAGATTTATCTGTTCTTCATCAGTCAAGTACCAATCACTCTTAGAGTGCTTCATAAGTAGGCTGCGCTCGATCTTAGACTTCTCTATAATGTAAGTTCTCATATCCTCGACAATCTTCTTATAAGCCTTAGTTGATTCCTGAATATCCTCATAGTTACCCGATATACCGCTGGCACTACCACTATGAATAAGCATTTGTGACCTTGGCATACAGTAACGCTTGTGACCCGCAAGAAGAATAAGTCCTGCCGCAGAATGAGCCATACTCATATTAACAGTTATAACAGGTGTCTTAGACCTCTCAATGATTGCGATAGTAGCATAAGTGCTATCAAGAACACCACCACCAGAATTAATCAGAATTACAATTTTCTTACGTTCTTCAACAGAAATACCTTTATCCTGTCTGTTATATTCCAAAATTCGACCACCTACGTCTTGCAAAAGACACTCATCAATATCTCCATCAATCCATATAAGGCGATTCTCAATATCCTTATAGTGTCCAAGCAGATCGGGATCAGGGAGTTTAATATCCGCAATGTCTTTGGGAATAACAATATTCAGCATTGTGTTTTCATCCATAATCTTAATTCCTTTTCAAAATAAGTTAGCTGTTTATACAGCCCCTACGCACTGGACGTAGGATATTAGTCAACACACTTCACTTCTTCACCGCGCAGCTCTGACAACACTTTCAGTACCTTTGGGGTTTCCTCAGTACAATAATGATGACGTTTGCTTTTCTTAGCACAGAACCTTACAATGTGACAGTTATTCTTGAAGCGTTTCCGAAGTTCTTCTGCTTCGGTCTTAGTAATAGATACCAATGTGATACAACCTTTCTCAAATGTAAATTTATTATTAACAATGATTTTACATCATTGCAATTATACTATTGGCATGATATAATTATAATGAGATATTATATTCTCTCATTAATAAAAAATCAAAGAAAAAAGCACACCCCTCAAAAACCGTTGATTTATCGGCGTTAGAGAGGTGTTATATAACAAGGCAAATTTTAATAAAAATGTGGTAAATATATTTGGCTATTAACTGTTTATTATGTATATCTATTCATATATAGCTATTTATTGATGATTATGCGCGTTTCTGATTATATGCTTGATATTGAATTAAACGTTTTTGCTTTTGACATTTTTCACATCTGCATGACCTTTTATTTATTCCATTGACCACAAATTCTTCTCCACAATCAACACAAGTCAGGGTCTTAATCTTAATAGGTTGATAACCACGACAATCGGGGCAATACTTAGTTGCTCCATTTTTTTTGCGTATGAGAATACCACACTCTGCACATTCAATAAACTGGTCTGTCTTATCACCTCGCCAACGAAGATACTGATATCCCAATTCTCTTAAATCAGAAACCTTTAGAGCCACCTCGTCGGTGTCATTAACAAACAAAACCTTGTAATTGGTTTTTCTAAATCTTTTAGATCGTTCCAATAACCCTTGCTCTTTAAGTTCATGCAATAACATAGGTTGTTCATATACCGAAGCTGACACTCTCGCTGATGTAAAAACTGTATTGTAATCCACGTTGACAAAATTGTTGTTCTTAGTATTTCTCAGATTAAAAAGTTTACAATAAACCAAAGACACAAAAGCAATCTTTTCTAACTTCTTATTCCTTAAATCCCTAATGGTATTCAATTCTTGCAAGGTAACAGGCACATATTCAATACGATGAAGGGGAGTATGCCCAAACTTATTTATGTACTTGCTTATTCTTATACGCCAATCGTTTATCTCATAATCTTTAATAACTCCATTCAGAAAACTTAAAACACGTTCAACAATACGAGTTCTTTGCAAACGCCCTTTGGAGGACTTATAGATTTGACAATAATACTTTACCAACAATACAACGTCCTCGGCAGCATTATCTCCTACCACTCCATTTTCAATTATTTGTTCTACTATTGCTACTTCATTAAGTACCATTTAATCTTCCTTTCTCATAAGCATAGTTTGTTTACTAAATCTAAGCCCCCTGTAAATAATATCACCAAATTCATTTTTTACAAGATAAGTAAGCTGATAATCATTTATCGCAAGTAAATGGTCAATAATAATGTCCCCGCAAAGTCTCCATACAAAACTCTTAGCTGCATTTGATGAATAACACAAGTCCACCATAATATTACACATAGAATCTTGATTTGGACAAACAAGTATACACTCTTTAAGAAACTCTTTAGATAACGCTTCAATAGAATCCTCATAATCCTGAGTTTCTTCCTTGCTACTTTTCTTATACTTGGTTTTCAATTGCTGTATCTCATGATTAAATTGCAAGTATAGTTTCTTAATGGCGTTATAATCCTTGCGACTATACTCAGCCCCACTCTTTAAAATACTACTATTAAAGTCGCTGGTTCTTTTTATTTGAGGGACATAACCATCAAATTCATTCTCAACCATGTGGCACAACCTATTCATAGTACTTTGCTCATCAAAGACAGGAAAGTATTTTGTATAGTTATCTACAAAGGACTGCTGTTGCGGCGTGAGCTTAGTTCTTCTTAACAGATCGTCAACAATGGTTTTACCCTTGCCATAATCAAATATTCCACAAACCACACTATCCTTAATATAGGACTTATAGTTTGCCATTTGCTCTGCATAAATGTAATTCATAAAATAGGGCTTCTTACAGGCGCAAATAGATTTCTCAAAATCTGTCTTGCAGTCCTCATATACATACCATGATTTAGGCATGGGATCTGAAATAATTCCTTTGATCTTATCAATTTCATTTTGCTGATAAAGTTGCCCACACTTTATTCTATCTTCCAAGACTTGATATTCTTTACTTCTTTTATCAAATTGGGCTTGTACATCATACATTGCGGTAATTCTATTTGTAATTGCACCAATAGAATTACCAAAACCATTTGAGTCTGCCCTTGCCAATAACTCTTCGGTAATAACTTTTTTCTCCGCTTTCTTTTGAACACAAACTATTGGAAGTGTATCGCGTGTATTGTTAAGTAATATGTGATTATTGGTAGAAAATACCAAATCTCCGTCGTTATCGGCTCCGTTCCACGAATGAGTAAGGGTATCATGTGCGTTAATAATAAATACTTCGCTCATATACTGATACCACTTAGCCACATCAGGATTGTTCACAACACTAACAACCTTAATATTTGAATGTGAACTCATAGGCGCACGAAAAGTAACCACCTTATCAACAGATTCTTTTACCCAATAATGAGAATACACTTCTCCTGCTTTAAGCAAACCACAATTATTGTAATCTTCTTGTTCCTTTAACAATCCGAACATATGTTGACATAGTGCATAAGGATCGCCACTAAGTACCTGATAATTGCCATGAACATTAATAACACCAATTTTAGCATCGTTAATCTTCTTCTTAATCATAAGATTAATCCTATCTATTACATAGGGGTCATTAATCATTCGTTTATCAATCATAAGGGCTTTAACATAATCGTCATTTAAATCATTTAACACGTTATCATCGGTAACAGACATTCCCCTTAAAAAAAGAATAGTCTTGTCTATGTCTTCATGCAGAACCGATTTGATCTCATTAACCGTAGGGCTTATCAACTCATAAATTTGTTCATCGGTCAAGTCATAACTCTGAATAAATTGATAGTTTAAGGTTCTTTCATTATCAAGATACTTGGGTGTAACCTTAGTAGCAGCATAGGTATAGCCATAATATTTAAACCACTTTTCATAATCCTCATAGCTTGAATAGCTATCCCATAATTTAGCCATAGATACTGTGAGGATAAGTTCAATATCATTTATATTATGTTCGTTGCCCCAAACATCAATGATAATATCAGTCTTAGCTATTTCTTTGGCAAACTCATGAAAGTCAAATGTGTATACCATGCCTTTAACAAAAGCATTACGCAAGCAGCACCCTGACATTCTATAAGATAAGTCCAAATCATTACTCCATCTTTCTGACAACGCGGGAGAAATTAAACCAAAACCATCATTGGCATTTAGTTGGATCAGGGTGTCTTTTTCTTGTATCTTAGGGTCGCCACCAGCAATATCAGAGTCGCTTATCTCTAAAACATGAGACATAAATTCCAACTCCAAATCAGAAACCACAACAACACCTTTGGGGTCTGATAAGGGAATAGATGAACTACACACAAGACTTTTATATGCTTCAAACTTAGCAGGAACTATTTCTTTTGTAGTGTCTCTGCCACAGTTCATACGCTCATTAAGTTGCTCCCATATAGAAGTATATATCACGATGGACTTTTTTACGCCATTAGGTGTTCCCACCAACCTCTTGAAGTGCTTACCATTAAAACCAAATCCTTGTGATAATACTTCCATATCATCAGGTTTATCTATAATCACACAAAGATATTCGTTGACTATCTGTATCTTTTCAAGTTCCTTGTAGATGTTATTGATCTTAGTTTTGGTATCAGATTGCCTTTCACCTTTACGGATTAGTTTTAATTCTTTGTGCAATCTTTTATAGGCAAGATTGTTTTCTTCTCTATTAGTTTTATTAATATCATCAATAAATCGAAGTATCTGACTGTCAGCTAATGTAATAAGTTCTTGCTTTTTTCTTGCATCTGAAACTGTTAAATTAAATGAGAGTTTGGATTTTATAATTTCCTTACTATGAATTTTATAAACATACCGTTGGTACATTTGCTGTCTTGCCAAAATAACACTTCCTTTACAACAATTCTAATCCTTTGGTTATCTCGTCTGCTACTTCATCAGCGAGAGGTCTGAACCCCACAGCTATGCGTTCATCGTCATACCAGAAGTCGATCCAGTCCTCTTCATAAGTCATGTCACACATAACCCTTTCACTCATAATCTCTTTCATCTGAAAATGACCCTGTACCTTGTAAATGGTAGGAGCAAGAGTTCTGTCTGTGTATTGTTCAAACGTATCTTGGTCTAAAGAAAACTTAATATTGCATTGGAGCTTTACTTTTTCTGGGGGTACTTCTATAAAATGAACACCATATCCTTCTTCCTTTATTTCCTTAACGTAAAAGTATGCCCTATGCGCTTTATATGCTTTGTCAGCAATTTTAAAAATCTCACTATTCATGTAATGAATACGAACCTTCTCCTTCTCTTGCGCTCCACCTCGCCACTTAGAACGATACTGCCAAACAGGAAGTTTTTGATAAGGCGGGGAAATAACCTCATCGGTGTTTTCAAATATCTTGTGAGTAATCCATGCCCTGCCAGCGAGGGCAATATATTGAACGAGGGTTTGTTTACTGGCGGGGACACCAGTGTTTAGTAAGATTATCTGTTTCATGGTGCGGTTAGCCCTCCTTGTTTTTTGTATTCTTCTACCAACTCATTACAAACTTCAACAAACCTTGCCTTGCAATCAGGAATTGACTTAATTGCCAATTTTTTATTTCCACCTAAATTATGTTCTCTGAGCGTTTTGTCCCAAATATACTTAGTGTACATTTTGCTATAAATGCGTTTCTTAATGATTATTATAGATGTATCGTCTTTGGCAAGATAACGTATACTATCAAGAATAGTTTCATAATCATCTGTTATAGTAAAGGGTCTATGAACTATTAATGAGATTTCAACAGCAACACGATCTTTGATATCAGTAATGGTATTTTCGCTTTCGATAATCTCATTCACGTTCTTTGCCTGTTCCAATAACTCATTAAGACAGGTTATATATTCTTCTCTGTAAAGAGGAACATCTGCAATAGCTGTTATAGTAGACACGCCCACATTAGAAGTAAGGTTATATTTGTGCATATATTCTCTCATAGCCACACAAGCATTAAATCCATACTTATTAAACATTGCTCTGTAAACAGACTTGTAAGCATCCACAATAGGAATATTAAGATAGCTTGCAAGCTCTATGGTTCGCTGCTCCACATTTTGTTTCTTCCATACATTATGAGCTTGAATGTCAGGTTGCATAGATTTTAAACTTGCGTGATCCTGCAATTGACATTGCATAATAGATAAAGTTTTAGTTAGCATATTAATCTTTGCTTGCAGTTCAACAAAGTCTGATTTAGAAGTGACCGCGAGTTCATTCTCTTTAATTGTAAAGTAAAACTCCATAAGCCCTTCATAGACTTCCCACGCTTTATCGGTATTCAGACTCTTGGCGTGTAATAAGGCACCGCGTTCAGTCCAGAGATAAAGAATTTTAGCGTTTTTCTGAACAAGGTCGAAATTTTCTACCTTGTCTTTAAAACCCTTTAAAACATCACCTTCAAGGCGAATGTAATGTTTGCCCTCTTCGTAATGGAATTTATTGTTGTTAAAATTCTGTTTGATGGTTCTTGTATCAGTCTCATAACATTCTGCAAGTTGTGCGGTAGTCAATACTCTCATACCATTTTGTTCAATTTTATCAAGCTGCTGAATAGTTGTCATGGTAGTGTCGGTCATAATAACATCTCCTTTAATAGCGGTTCATGGGATTAGGACTGCCCCAATCACCACCTATATCATCTTCATAAATATCCTTGTTAATGGGGTTGGGATTCTTCTTGGTTATAGGCTTGCCAATGTATGTGATTGGCATAAACTCATCCGAGTTACCAAATTTTTTATTGAGAAGTTCATATTTCAGCCTACTCATAGCACCGCTTATATTATTCTCGGCATTTTCATTATTGAGTACATAAATATTGGGAGCATTTGTAATACCATGATAGGTATAATAACTTCCAGTTTGGCGACATACCAACAATCCTATTTCACATAAGCTATTTACACATGAATCATATTTGCTTCTGGACATTCCTAAAGTGTTAGCTGCAATATCTCCTGCAACATAATAAGCTGATATAGATTTTCTACTATCCACATTGTCAACAAACATAAAAGATTTTATATACAAATATACACGTAATAGGGAAGCTTTGTTTCTGTACTGATAGTTGTTTATAATGGTGTCATACTCTTTTTGAGTTAGTTTCAGAAATCTTTCTTTAGGAATATAAGAATTGGAAAGCACAACCTCTAAACATTCTGAGGGATTAATTTTTTCACCAACAACAGGATTGGATATTGTGATCCATTTCCTACCCAAGAAAAGATGTATATGTTTCCTAATAAATGTATAATAAGAAGCCTTACGCCTATCAGCGGAACTGTACCCCGTATTATCACAAATCATCTTAATTGATAAGTATGCCTTGTTAGGGTCTGATAAAGTTCTGAAATTTAATATCCCTATATAGGTCATAAGCTCATACTCATCAACTTCATAAATATAGTCTGTGGGAATCTTGTAAAATATTTGATTTTTGTTATCCATTTTTCGTCCTCCAAACGGGTCACTTTACATTATTGTGCTACATGGGTAGTCATTACTTCTGTAAATTGCGTGTCATTAATGTGTGTAACATTCAAGATGCAAATTTAGAATAGATAAATAATTAAAAAATAAAAGATAAATTTTCTGAGCGCTCTCGCGCCCCCTTATTTGCTGCTTCGCAGATTTTTCTTTTTATAAAGTCTTGTGATACATTTCATATTCCTTTTCTTTAGTAACAGTAAACTTTCTTTCATCATGATAATCAACTTTTATAACCTCATCTTTAGTAACATAGTTTTCAATATTAGAAGCAATGTTATATGCGAAAGCAATGCCTTTAGGAGTCCATAATACTCTATGGTCATCCGGGAGTTCAATTAATAATTCTTCCTGTTCTGCTAAAGGAGTAGGCAACCACTTATACATTTCTCTATGAGGATCATAGTAAGTATAACCTAATTTATACATCGCATAGTAGATTATCTTGTTACAACATTTCTTTTTAAAAGATTCGGGTAAGGCTGTTCCGATCTTATAAAAGTATAAATAGCCTTCGGCAATAAGAGATTGATTTTTGTGAAGTGATCCGGCGTTTTGATTATGTGATCCAGCGTTTTGAGATGAACTATCATTATGAGATGAGTTGTTATTCAAGGACTTGTTTTCTATTAGGAACAAGTCTTTGTTCTTGTCTTTCCATCGACAGTAACTATCATACTTGGTGATTAGTATATTAAGGTCGTAATAAACTCTTGCTACGTCTATAATGTTCTTGCCTTTTTCTATATTCTTGGCGTTTATTCTATTAAGATAGTTCATCTTTCTTTTCCACATATCAAGCAAGTCTACCGCTGGAATAGGTCTGCTCATGTTTTTGAAATTACCATGATAAATCTTACCGAGATAAATATAAACGTGTTTAGGAAGAAATGTTATATTATAGTTCTCAAATATCCATTCTGTTATTTGTCGTTTGATTGAAACCTCTTTCATTTATGTTCCTCCATAATTTATTAAAAAAACTGATTATTTTAAGCTTGATGTTCTTAGGGGTATAGTTAGTAGGGGAAGGGTCATTGAAGCGATTTTAGAGTGATTTTTGCCCTATTTATAGGGAGCATTTTAGTAAAGTCGTTTCATGTTTTGTTTTGCTTTAGTCTTTGTATCATTTCTTGTTTTTGTTCTTCTGAATATTCTCTTTTCTTGGGAGATTTAAAACTAATTGCGTTCTTGGGAACCTGATAAAATTTTCCTGCAACCTCACCATCAGGATAGTAGTCTATATCGGTGATAGAATAGTTTAGTTTATCGAATTTGCGTATATGGGATTGGACTGCTGAGTAGATCGTCCAGTAACCATCGGCTTCGTTATAGACACAAGCTGTTTCACGTTCGTCTTTAGTAAGGCGTTGAATGGGTTCAACGTTGGTTCTCTGAACTTGTTCAGAGGTAGATTGTTGGATTGGTTCGATGTTGGTTTCTTTCATATTTGTTCCTCCTGTAATAATGCAAGTTGATTTGTTATGTAGGTGCGACGATAGATTTCAAGAGAGTAATAGGTTGGGAAGTAAGATAGGATTGATTTGAAATCGTTGTTGGATTTGGATTCAGAGAACAGGTCTGGTATTGGGAGATGAAATTCTGAAAAGAGTTTAAATGTTTCTCTGATATCTCGTATTGAGGGAGGTTTTTTACGGGATTCTTCTTGGGGATAGGAATGGGTGATTAGGATTGATAGGTTTGTATCGTACATGATTAGTTTCTCCTTTTTGGTACAGTGTATATTGTTATTAGGATATAGTTATACCCTATTCTATTATACCACGTTTAGTATGGTGGTGTCAAGTGGTTTTGTGGGTACAGCATATAATTTTGTATAGGTGCAATATTGGTTATATTATTTAATTTATAGTAGGTTGAAGGGGTGATGATAGGGGTCTGAGATAGGATTTTTGGGGTGTTTGATTAATTATACGTGTTTAATTGTTTCGGTGAGATTGCGGAAAGGGTTGATTTTCAAGGGTTAGAGAGGGGTTGGGTAGGTTTGATTTATCGTTTTTCGATAAAAAGAAAAAGTAGTAGGAGTGGTGATTCCTACTACTTGGTGGAGAGATAATTGGGTATTTTGTTTGTATTTACGTGGGGTTTACGTGTTTTTGGGGTAGGGGAGTACGTGGGGGTAAAGAGGTACGGAAGGTTTGGGAGCGGGGTGAGTTGATTTGGTGGTAACCTAACCACGCCTTGCGGGGTCGGGGTCAGGTCATGAACGTAAAGTCACCCCGGTCTCTGAGCGAGATCGTCCGGGTATAGTAGTTTGTGCGGTTCAAGTACGCGGGTTTATCCCGCGTTTAGAGCAATTGCAAAAATTCAATAATATCGTCGTTTGCGGCGTGTTTTGCCGTCGGCGGTGGGTGCTCTTTACATTTCGTTTTTTGCACAAAGTCGAAATGTCAAGGCAAATTAACCCTCATGCAAGCCGAACAAATCAGCGGTTGACTTTTCAGGGGCTTGAATTTGTAGCAGAATAACAGGTGTTATAGCGTGATATCATTTTGATATCATTTTGATATCGGTATACGTTACGCCTAAACAAATATGTTTAGTCTACATTTTCTCCACTCTCGGTGTATAAAATGCAGATTTACAATCACTTACAATTACTTACAATTTGTTTGACAAAATACAAATATCCTCGATCACTTCCGCAAATTACTAAACAAATATGTTTAAGTTATCAATACTAAACAAATATGTTTAGTATAACTATCATTATTATATTTATTACAAATTGGTTACAATATATTACAATATGGTTACAATAATTACAAATCAATTACAATACTAATTATTACAAAACAGTTACAAATAGTTACAAACTAATTACAAATATTACAATAAAGTATCAACAAAACTTTCAACACTATTCAACAAACTTTCAACAAAAATAAGTTTACCATAAAAACAAATACATAAAATATCGGTCAAATAAATCAATCTGATTTTCTTCGATCGTATAACTATACGATGCACATATACAAATCAGCTACAAATCACCTATACAATATATAGTATATATCAATACAAAAAAGCATAAAAGACACTACATCTTGTATGCTAACATATTATCATATACAATTATATTATGATTTACACAAAAAATCATTCCGCTATATACAAAAATATATACCTATATGCAATTATTTCATTACATTCATTTAACTATTAACATCTTATTCACATTCACCAATACCGCATATTATATGCAATATACACAACTTTCAACAATTAAATTTATGCACATTTACTTTAATTATCAATCACATACATATTAATAATCTATTCATAAATTGGTGATCTGCCTGAGCAGGCATTATATATAAATCATATATAATATAAATCATAACAAATATAAATCAACTATAATCAAATCTGCAAATATTACAAATCAAACATAATATGAATTATACAATATCCGATATATACATAACAAACATCAATCATTTTACAAGTAAATTACAATTAAGCTGCGCATTATCAATATTTATTAATTGATAAATATTGCGTTATGTCAAACTATTTGTAAATAACTGTAAATGATCTTGGTGCCTGAGCAGGCACTTTATATATATTTTAAACATATTATACTTTAAATATAACTATCCTGATCTCCGATACCTTCCCCCGAAAAATCATATATAACACACTTTATCAAACTGTAAGCGATTTAAGGCGGGTTTGTATGTGGGTAGTATAGTTATATAGGGTATACACTAAAAACGTCATACGGGGCTTGTTAGGCGGTTTATAGGTATTTTATAATTCACCTTTAATTATTTTATTCAAATCTGTCAAGGATATACCAAACATATATTTAAACGATGTTTGGGCGTTTATATTCATTGCTTGCGCTTGCAAAACTAATGTTTTTATTATATAATTTTGTAAATCTTTATCGGATTCAAAAACCATATAACTAATATCATCTGTTATATTATTATCTGATTTTTTCAATTCAGATTTCTTTATTGTAAACATTATTATTTACTCCAAATCTATATTATTATCTATTATATAATTAGTTGCTTTTATTATATATTGTGCTATACTCATATTATATAAAGATGCTGTATTTCGTATCATTTCCGCATCTTCGGGTTTTATCTTTATAGATATATTTTTATAATGGGATTTAGAATATTTGGCATTTGCTCGAATTTTCGCATCACTATTCTTTTTTTGTGCATTTTCCATAAACTTTAGACTCCTTTACTTTGCTAATTTATTTATCTATACAAATTGATCTTGCTGGTTACAATATATTGTGGTGTAAGACTTTGACAAACACAATATATTGTATTACAATTCGTCTATTGTACATAATATACAATTCGTCTATTGTAAGTTTGTGCAATTCGTCTATTGTATTCCTGATTGATTCGTGATATAATAAGTACAACGAAAAGAACAAAACCCGAATCAAGGCGGTTAGCCTTAACCCCTTTAAGGGGCGCAAAAAGGGTTGACGTTCTTTGAGTTACCCACTCTTTAACGGGAGGGGGTGAATACATATGAATCTGCTGATTGATCTTATCTTTGCGGTTCCGCTTGGCTTCTATCTCTGGCAAGGGTTCAAAAGTCAAGTCGATAAAGCAAGTAAGGGCAAAAAGCACGAAAAGCGGTAATATTTACCGCTGATTGACAAAACCCCAAAAGGACCCTACCGCGGGGCTGCTGTATAAGCATAAATGCGGGGCGGTGTGAGCTGAAAAGCCGTTATCCGTCGGGGGAATGTCAATTATAAGTCAAGCGGTTTTCGGTGTCTGCTTAAACGCCGGCGGTACAAGTCAATGAACCTGTAAGTCTTGACCGTATGGGGGTATCTTGAAAATTTAGATATCATGTAGTTGCGGCGGTAACTGTCGAGGTGGATGACCTTCCATGTGAAAGCTCTCTCCGCTATCAGTACGCCCAAATAAAAAAATGTTGCTCCCTTGTAACATTTGCGGTAAAACTGCTAAAACTGCATGACGAAACACTAAAGTAAATAGACGTTACAAGATCGCCTAAATTTTGCGGATAATAGGTGGTATGTGCCGACTGGATTAGAATGTATTCTATGAAGGCGGCAACAGCGTAAAGGGGTTTACGGCTGATGACCTTCCGACGATCTCGGAATAGCGGTCTTGTGAGTATTGAAACGGTGTAAAATATGAATGTCTGATTACCTACAATTCCAATTCAAATTTTTAGGCAATAATCGGAATCAAGCTCTGACATTATCCCCATCTTATCATACCACAACGGGGCTAAAAAGTCAAGGGCTGATTCTGATTTGCGCCTGAATTTGTACGAATTAACCATAATTCATGCGGTTAGTTTGTAGAGATTTAGGCACAAAATAGGTGTCTATTGGTTTTTTAACTTGAATTGGAGGGATTTTCTATGAAAAAAACAACGTCTATGATCTATACACCTTCGCATGAAGCGCGTGAGCTTTACGTGTACACTATCAATTGTGGGCGTGTAGGTGACTACATGAATGCAATAGAGGAAAATCTGCGTAAAAAGATAAGAGCAAACAAGTATGATTCCGAAAAGGCTTTAGGCGCTTTTTATAATCTTGCTTGTGAAGGTTCCAGAATGTACGGGCTTGACTTCGGTTATACTTTCGATGTAACCGCACGTTATACCGCGGCTGTAGATATGCGTAACGCTTTTGAGCTTGACGAACTGGAGGCGTGAATCATGATATTCGATCTCATAATCCGCTTGCTCTGCGGAGGTCTCTGTAACTTCGGGCGGGGTCTGAATGATCTCGCCCGTTAACTGTAACAGTCGTGCAATAGTCGCGGCTGCGCGTGTTTTCTCGTGGTTACTTTTCGCGTGAATGAAAAACCACCACCACAAGCGGCGGCATCCGCTTAAACTGTCAAATAATGAATTGGAAGGTGATTGTATGAATATTACAATTAAAGGAAATAAGCGACTGATTTCTGCTAAAACTCGGTTTATGTTCGCATTCTCTGATTCAATCTCTGAATCAAGGGAAAGTGAATCTGAAAAAATCAAGGCTATGATTGAAAAAATAGCCGATGATCACGACGGATTCAGCATTACTTTATACTTAAACGATGGGCGCAAAATGCGTTATATCGGGTTTGTATACGGCGATGAATGGCGGGTTGCTTACTTCTATAACGGCGTTCCCTATGGTCATTTCTCGGATACTGAACACTTTTTAGATGAAATTGTATCATTTGTTACAAATGGATACGATCTCTATGTAAAGGCGGTGTAACTATGAAATACTATAGCATTTTTCGTCCTGTTGGAATAGGCACGTTCCCTAAATATGCGGATAATAAAGTGATTGAAATAGTCAACTTTGATTATCGGAAATACGTCCCTGAAATAGGGCGTGAGGCGTGGGGTTATATCGTGTATGAATCGGAAATAGCGGAAACGGATGCAAGGTCTTACGATCTTGTCAAGGAATAATCATGATACTATGCGGCATAGCGGTGTAAACCTGCCTATCTTCGGATATTGGGTGCAAGTCCCTTGCATAGTCTTATCCCTTGAATCAAAGGGAAATTTTATGAATTGGAAGGGGTTGCTATTATGGCAAGAATGACAAATACTGAAATAGTAGCTTTCGCTTGGGGTCAACTTGTCGGCTCTGGCGTGATCTCTGCGGAGGAAGAAATTCACACCTTTGCAAAGTGGAAAAGTCTCGGCTATGCCGTAAAGCGTGGTGAAAAGTGCGTGGTAAAGCTGACAATATGGAAGCATACCACAAAACAAATTACGCTTGAAAACGGTGAAAATGTGGAAGATACAAGAATGTTCATGAAAACGGCTGCATTTTTCAGCACTTCGCAAGTTGAAAAGATTCAGCCCGTGAAACGTGTTGACCCGTCGGAATACATCGGAGTAAAGCGCACAATAACATTAAGGTGATCTGAAAATAGGGCTTGACTGGAATAATTCAAGCCCTGATTTGAGGTCATTTAATACGATCTCGGAATGAATTGGAGGGTGATACTATGATGTATTCGGAATTTATCGAACGTACTGGCTATGACAAAAATTACATCACTTTTGCAGATTATGCGGATTTTATCGAACCTGCATATATGCGGCTTGACGTGGATAAAGACAAATTCTGCAAGAAATTTCAGCACCTTTACAGAGAAAAAGTGTTTGGTGCTGTAGAATTAATGATTATCGGTCATACCTTAGCGGAAAAAGAATCTTATATTTGCGGTGAGTTTGATATGTCTGACGTACAAGGTGCAGAAAAGCTTATGCAACGTGGATTCTTTAAGGAAATAAAGCGGGGACATTATGACAAAAAGCTCGTTTAAACTCTTGAATAATAGGCATGATCTCGGAATCATGCCTTGAATTGAGGGGCTTAAACTCTCGGAATTTGAATTGAAAGGTGGAATCTCTATGACTACAAGAGAAAAGAGGTATGCACTTCTTAGCAATGCGCGGAATAATCTTGACATTGCTATGCGGGAACTGTCGGAAGCTATCAACACATACAAGCAGACTGCGGAAATATACAAGCAATACCGCATGAATGGTGACTATGTGTGCAAGGAATTTTGTGTAAATGGCAAATTCTACACACTGGAAAAAGCACATGACGAAATGGATGCGGCTGATTCTGCGGTAAGGTCTGCGGAAAATCAAATAACAGATTACAAATTCGGAAGTGATGCGGAAATTGAAGCGTGGTATACTATGCTTGAAATAGCGCACATAATTTGATGAAAAGCCGAAACAGGGGACTCAAAATCCTCTGTCGTGCGGAATGGTATTCAGTGCCTGACGATGACAGCTATCATTGAATGTTTATTGAATTGGGAGGAATCACAATGTATACAAGCATAAGAAATTATCCGTCAATGTACAATACAGACGGAAAACCGGATATACTTTACTCTATCCGTATGCGTGAAAAGTACGGAATCAACACGGTATTCAACTATGAGGATATAGAAAACGCTGGTTTTGAAGTCCTCGACTGCGTGGAAGGCTGTCTGTGTGATAGTGTGATCTGTGAAGATGATAACGGAAACGTGGTTATCTTTGCGGAAACTGCACTGAATGAATGGTGTAGTGCTCTTATCCCTATCAGAAAAAGCAGTAATGCGGAAACGTGGGATTATTGGTACAATGAGTTTGTACCTGAATCGTAATAACGATCTCTACTATTTACCTTCAATTCAATTCGATATCAAGCCGCTCGGAATCCGGGCGGTAAGATATCGGAATATGAACGAATTGTAAAAGTTTACAGTGTACCTAATTTTCGCTTGACATAAGCGGAAATTGGTAGTATACTATATACAACATTATACGGTGTACCTAAACGGAAGGAGTGTGTAAACATGAAAGTCAATCTGCGGAAAACTGGCGTTAAGGTACTGCTGAAAAAGCGGTATGTCAACTTAGTAAAAAACGGCAGACAGTACATATATAGATGATTTGCCGGAAAAGTCCTATACTATGTGTAGGGCAAAAGAAAAGAGACAACAAAACTATTCGCAAACGGACAGAAAAGCCGATAGAACGCGCTCTGATGCGGTTTGCGGCTATGATTGAAATGGAGGTTTTATGTATGGGTAAAAGGAATGAAATATACGACGATTACGCTTTTTTATCGTCGGAATATGAAAAGGAAACTCGGCAATATCTCTTTGATGAATACGGAGAGTTTGAAGATTGGGAATCTCCGGAAGATATTTCAGATACTCGTGTTTTTGATGAAATAGACGTGCAAAGAGGATTTATCTTTGAAGATGAAATGGAAATGATTAAATCTTTCTTTGAGGATAAGCAGCTTTTGGTCTGCGGTTCATGCGGCTTATGGTATGGACGTGTTGACGGAGGAAAAGTTATAACTGTTGATAAACTTTCGGATTTATGGAATGACTGCGGTATGTGTTATATACACCTGTATGACGAAAACGGTCATTTCTTTGTGGAAGTCGCTCACCATGACGGAACTAACTGCTTTGAAGTCAAGATATTGACGGAAAAAGGATATGAAATTTATTCTGATTGGGAGTATGATTATCGGTATAGTGAACTTTCGGAGAGAGAAATACATGAAAAGCTCTGGAATGATAGTCACTATACACATATTCCTCATTATGCAAGGGAAGTATTCGGAGTAAAAACAAGGTAAAGGAGTGTTGAAAATGCCTAAAGCTATTCTTTATCCTTACGGAAGCGCAACGGATAGAAAAATACTTGACAAGATAGAAGCAGATAGAGAAGCGGCAAAAACTGGTGACTTTCTTCCTGAGTATTGGTTAAGTGGTTGTACAATTTGTACTCGGAATACACATGGAGTTTATCATGTGTACGTACCTGAAAAATCACCTTTTGACGGAAAAATTTTAAGAGATTACAGGATAAACAAATACGGTCATATGGTAGATACAAACTTGTTTTACAAAATTTCTACAAAACAGGATTTAATTATGTGGTGTGAGGAACGTGGAATCACGTTTGAATGATCTAATAAGGCTCTGCGGCTTGCCTTTAAAAGTCGCACCTTATCACTCTAAACAGTGCATGAACTGTGCGGAGTGAACCATATTTACATAAGAAACGGAAATGGTTTTTTGACTTGAAAAGGAGTGTTGAGCAATGGAGAATATAAAGAATACCTGTGCTATTGACAAGATAATTGCGGAATTATCGTTACAAGATTATCATGCACGAATTGAGCGTTTGACAAGTAATCAGAAAAAAGCTATAAGAAACGGTAAGAAAAACTTATCTGACTTCGGCGGTTATTCACTCGGACAGAAAACAATGGAAGCCATCAATGTAAAACGTGATTATCTTAACGGAAATATCACAGAAAACGAGTATAAAGCATGGTGCCTTCGTTATAATTTAGCTTACGCCTAACCTTCCAATTCAAAACGGCTTGCGGATTGCCGAAAAATCCGCATATATCGGCACAATATCCGCATGAGGATAAAGTGCTGACCATTTAACAAACATACGGAAACGGAATTTGAAAAGGAGCGTTGAACTATGCGAAAAGTCACTTTTGAAATTGACGATAAGGCATTTTTCAAAAAGTCGTTCATGAAAGAGAATGGATTGACTGAGGAAAAAGTCAATGAAATTCTTGCGGATATGGATAGTTTTATCTGTACTTATTCGCTTATTGGTGGACGTATGCCGGATAGATACGAACTTACAGACAGAAACGGACAGAAGATGAACATTAACGATCTGAACGGATATCAAAAAGGTGTTGTACTCAATGACTGTTATGCTTACTATGTAGGCGGCAAATATCACGGAGATGCAAAAGAACCTTGTGGAGTTATCCGCATAACTGAAACGGAGGTATAACTATGAATGAACTGAAAAACTTGCTTGCTCTTAGCAGGAACGCATTACAGGTGTGCTATTATCAGCTTAACATGGATTTTGAAAAGCCCTTTACAGTTATAGAGGGCAATGGTAAATTTACCGCAAACTCTATCGGTAAAAGGATTTTTGAAGTCACTGGAATGACACGGAAAAATTGCAAGGCTGCACTTTATCTGCGGAATGATAATAAGTACAGAAGCGATTACACAAAACTGTATTTTGTGAAATACGATTGTGATTTTGAGTCTGTTGATACGCTTAGTAAAGTTATTTTTAAACATAAGTACATAGATGATTTTTGGAGAAAATCAGACTTTGAAGCTGAACGCAAGAAAGACACGGCTCATTGGTGGATAGTTGTACAGAATAAACAGTATCTTCGTGAAAAGAAAGAGTTCCAGCCTATTGACTTCGGAGAAAGATACAATAGAGTTTATTCAGAACATTACGCTATACTAGGCAATGAACGGAAACGTATCAAGTACAGTCCGTGCTTTTATCCTTCGCGCAGACCAACGGAGAAAGATATTCTTGATAAATCAGGATATATCCGTTGGGAAAATGTTATTACATATCAGAGGAAAGCAAAAGCCTTGAAAGCAGAAAGAGAAAAGGCTGCGGCAAGTCTCTTTGATTGTTCGGAAGCAACTGAACGAATCGGAAAAGCTCTACTTGACATTCGTGATGCCTTGTCTAAAGCCCTAAAGAATAATGTTAGGGCAGGAAAAATAAGAAACGTTTTGCACGATCTGGAATGGGTCGAATCCGACTATAACAACCATTGTTCAAAAATTGCAAAAGTCACCTATTCTTCGATTGAGGATATCAACACTAATATTGATAACATGATGGCAAGAATCAACAGAATGAACACAGATATTGCGGAATTTGATAAATGACATACAATATATAGTGTTTACAGAACAGAAACGGCACAAAATATGGTGTTGGAATCCGAATAAAAGGTAAGTTTTAGCGGCTGTCCTATCGGCTTGACGGGGAGAAATGGAGTATATCATGAATAAGAACAAATTAGAAATAATACTTGAAAAGCACAATAAATGGTGGAATAATGAGGAAGGAGGAGAAAGAGCTGACTTGTGCGGAGCTGACTTGCGCGAAGCTGACTTGCGCGGAGCTAACTTGCGCGAAGCTGACTTGCGCGGAGCTAACTTGTGCGGAGCTAACTTGTGCGGAGCTAACTTGCGCGGAGCTAACTTGCGCGGAGCTAACTTGTGCGGAGCTAACTTGCGCGGAGCTAACTTGTGCGGAGCTAACTTGCGCGGAGCTAACTTGCGCGGAGCTGACTTGCGCGAAGCTGACTTGCGCGGAGCTAATCTATCTATGGCAGAAAATTTATTGTCTGCTATTGCTTACATTAAGGACAACTTTGAAACGACCAATGAAGGAATTGTTGTTTATAAAACTTTCGGTGGGTCTTATAATCCTCCTGAAAAATGGGTTATACAGTCTGGCTCGATATTATCGGAGAACTGCAATATGAATCGCACTGATTTATGCGGCTGTGGAATCAATGTTGCACCTATTGAATGGGTAAAAAATAATTATTGTGGTGATATATGGAAATGCCTTATCCGTTGGGAGTGGCTTTGTGGAGTTTGTGTACCTTATAATACAGATGGAAAAATAAGGGCTGAAATGGTGGAGCTCATTGAAATAGTTGATAGAGATTAATAATAAAGGCTTTCCGGATTGAACCTTAATCAATCCGCTACAAACAAAGCGGAGTAAATCTCCGCTTACATACACGATCTATCCGCATGAGGATTGAAAGTGTACCATATTCAGAAGTAAACGGAAATGTAACACAATAGGAGGAATAACTATGACAGTAATTCAGCGTATCAAACAGGCGGTCAATAATCTTGACTGTGAAACGGATAACATTGACAAAATAATAGCTCTTGCCTATATGATTGGCAAGGAAAAAGCAACTCGTGAAGTATCTAACGCATACAATAAATTACTTGCTGAACAGCGGGAACGTGCGGAGAAATGCCGTTATCACAATATGGCTACGGAAATAGTTGGTGACAAGGAATACATATACTTCGGAGATTATGACGGGGCTATGTGTTATACTTTCGGAAGTGATGAAACGGAGGTGTGACCCACAATGACAATAGCAGAATTTAAAAACCACAACAAAGAAAACAATATGCCTTACGAATGGATAGGTCAAGGCTATGGCTACAAAGTAACCGATACCGCATGGGACGATCTGAACGATGACGATATTATTTATATCCCCGAGTATGGCTACGACAAGAAAGATGACGGAACTGTTTTTGTAAGCAGAAATGATGCGTATAGCAAGAGTGATTTCATTCAGCTAATAAGGGAACTGGGCGATAGATACCTTGATATTGGTAGACAGGTGGAAGTCAAGCGAATGGCTGCGAAACTCTTTGAAGCTGTTGACTGGCAATATCCGGAGAGTTTATTGAATGAGGGATTTTTTGAGGAATAAAAGGAGTGAGTGAGAATGAATAATTTATTAGTTATACCAAAATGTGAAAATCATGGTGTGCAGCTTGAATATGTCATACCTCGGACTTATGAACAGCGTTTTGTAGGTGCTATGTATTGCTGTCCTTACTGTAATAGATCGCGGCTTTATCCTTCAAAGGAAGCGCAAAAACAATTGGAGGATATGATAAACAAAAACAAATAAAACAGTTGTTTTGTGAAAGGAGTATTGGTTTATGAAAGATATTATCAGACGTTTGCTTATCAAAGCAAGCGAAGAAAAGGACTTAGAACTTGCGGAAATAGCAAGTGATTTGATGGGAGAGCTTGCCAGCACATACAATGCTCCCTCAAATTGGCGTGATATTCTTGACGAACTGCATGAGGAATTTATAGATAATGAATGGCTCATGAACTCGGTGTATGAGTTTGCAATGTATTGAAAGAAGTGTTGATCTATGAAAAGAGTAACATTATGTAGCGCACCTACAAAGGAGGAACTTGAAAAGGTTATCAATGAATACTTTTGTAGCACCAATTATTTCATAGCTGCGGATAATCAAACTGTTATCAATGTAAAAACAGGTCTGACTTGGGGTAAGAATAACGGATTTGAGGTAAGACAGACAAAGCGCAGATGGGCTTTTGTTAGGTATGTGGATAGTGTTTGAAAGGAGTGCTGACTATGAGTTACACAAGGCAAATCGGAGAAATGGTTATAACTGTAGTATGCGCTGCAAATCCTGAACAGACATATAACGATCACTATGAGGATATCAAGCGTATGATTGAAGCTGACGGATATATCCCTGTTACCTCTATGGATAATCTGATTAAGAACATTGTTCTTATGTTTGATTGTGATGACAACTATGGGGAGTATGACAAAGAAACAGGGTGCGGTGGTTACGGAGAAGCGTTCACTATGACAGAGTGCAGAAACTATGTGCTTGATAGTGGTGGATATGCGGAGTTTGACTATTATTGTTGAAAGGTGGAATAAGATATGAAAAACTTTTATTGCGCTATCAGTCAGCAGATCGGAGACTATCGCAATGCTTATGTTGGACAGTTTTCAAGTAGCGATAATCTCTTGAAATTCTGTGAACGCAGACAGCGGGAAGGCGCACAGGTTGTCATGGTGTGCGAATCCAAAAAGCAAGCAGAACGCATTGTTGAGGAATGGAATGAAACCTATAAATCCGATGGAACTCATTTACTTACTTCTTAACTTACATAAGCCCACTGCGGGGCTTTGTACCGCAGACAACACGGAATGAAGCGCATGAACTTCGGACTGTGAACCATTTACATTTAACTGTTTACTTATGAAAGGACGTTGATTACTTATGAAAACAACAATGACTATTACTGCGGAGAACTTTAAGAGGGCTGTCAAGGCGGCTGTAAGCTGCTGCGTATATGCGACTGTCCCTGCCCTTGGTGATGTGTACATGGATATTGGCAAGAATGGGGTGTTTATAGCTTGCGACCTTGAACAGTATGTACGCTGTTCGTTTAATCCAGTGAAATACTCAGATGATACAATCGGAGTAAGTGTAGACTTTTCTATGTTGAAAAAGATTGCAGACATAAAAGGAGAAAACATCACGTTTACCTATGACGAAAGCGCAGAGCATGAACTTAAAATCTCCAATGGTAAGAAGTGTATAACTCTTGCTTGTACGCTCGTGGATAATTCGGCGGGAAGTAACGACTTTAACAGAGAAACTTATTCTATTCCTTTTGAAATGGATAGAAAAGAAATTATGCAACTTGACAGCGAGGAACTTCTTATTACTATTAAAAACACATCTGTGTTCACTTGTAAGACAGATATTAAGCCTATTCTGAAAGGCTATCATTTCAATGGACACGATAACGTCATTGAAACTATTGACGGGTATCATTGTGTACGCAAAGACTGGAAAACAGGTGTGCTTAACAGTGACTACTTCGAGACTGTTGGCGAAAAACTCATAAATATTAAGAACATTTTTAATAAGAATGACGGAATGATCACTATATATGGTGCTGAAAGTATGGAGAGTAAGCTGGACTTTGGTAAATACAAGTATACCTTGTTCAGTCTTACGGAAGGTGATATGAAAATAGAGTATGCCGTAAGAAATTTGCAAGGTGAGTTTTGTAACGTCAAGAACTCATATCCTACTACATTCCAAACATACGGAACTGCTAAAGCTGGCTCTTTGATAGAGCTTTGCAAGGAGTATTCTAAGTTTATCAGTGAAAAAGCTCCTAATCCTATCATTTTTCATCAGGTCGATGATGTTGTGTATGCAAGTTTAAGGACAGTATCTATTAAATTCTGTGAACCTACAGAAATAAAAATAGATGGTGCTCCGCTTTCGGCAGGATATAAGAACGCATTTCTTATGGAAGGATTGAGCGTTTTTGACAAGAATGAAACGATTAACATGAAAACAAATGGAAATTTATACCCCTTGCTTATTGAGAATAACGAATATCATGTACTTGTTCTTCCAATCAGATTAGACAATGACATTATATCTGATGTTGAAAAAGATATTGCATTACTTAATAGCAAGGAGGCGGTCTGAATGTTAGGAATAGCTATTGTAGTTATATACTATATCGGCTGTCTGATTGCAGACACCTTCCGAAAGTACAAGTAAATAGATAGGGGGAACCGAGCGGCAGCGGAATGGTCTGCCGCATGAATGAGGGAGGAATGATTTATGAATACTGTTATACATTTCGCAGGAAGTTGTGTTGTGCATGACGATACAAAAGCATTACAGGAAACGGAATACGCTCTGTATCACACGGGGCTTTTTGAAAATAATAACGTAAGTATTATTGAGGTTACGTGTGGAGAACTTGCACAGAATCGGATTGTAACTCAGACTCGCCGTGAAGCTGACCTATTGGGAAATGGAATCCTTGCCCTTATCAAACAGACAGATGAAGCTATATGTGCTTTAAATGGAAACTGTGCAAAGGCAGCAATTGAGATAGCAGATTATCGGAGAGAGTTAATTGAGTTGCTTGATAAGATTAGGAGTTTGGAAAAGGAAAGTGACGAATAATCCCTTGACAATCAAGGGATAATATGTTAAAATTAACATCAAAGGAGTGTTGTTTTATGCGCAAATGGAAATACAAGTTGTTCACAGGCAAGGCTTTGAGAGAAGCTATAAGAGAGGATAGTAATGAAGCTACTTTAGAAGCGTTAAGGACTTGCTATAGGGAAATTCATAGGGCAATGCCTGATTGGTATGACGAAGATGATCTGGAAAACGACTGTGCAGAGATTGATAATCAGTTAGATAACTGTAACAATTATGTTGATTATGATATGACTGAGGACGATGTTCAGAATGAAATTAACTATTTACTCAGAGACTTTTATGACTTCTGTGATTGTAATGGTATTTGGGTAGGACTGTAAAGGAGTGAATAGAAATGAAAGTTAAAATAGGAACTATTCTTTTTGACGAATGTAGCGGAAATTATTTCAGAGTTGACAGCGAATATAAAGAGTTGCAGCATGGTTATTGGTGTACTCAGGTAGAGCTTGACGATGATGGAGAAATTATTTCCGAAGAATCAAGCGGGTGGAGAACAAAGAAAGAAGTCGAAAGCTGTATTGATAATTCTTAAAAGGGTGGTTTTATGAAAACTTATGTAAAGATAGAAAACGTAGACGAGCGTTTTGATACTATGCAGGACGCTACTCAGTATGCAGAGGACAATTTCGATGACGAGATTGAATCCTTTGAAATGGACGTATACTCGGAAAGCGGAAAGCATATTGATAATCAGACTGTCGAGCGGAATCCATATAGTAATCAGTTTGTTTACGCTGCTTGGGGTTTTGGCGTGAGTAAATGGAATGATGACGAATATGATTGGTATGGAGATGTGTTTGATACTCTGGATCAGCTTCTTGAAAACGAGGATTATCTTTCTGCAAAAGCAAAAGGTTATGGACTGCGCGTGGAGAAGTATACTCAGACTGTTGACGAGAATATTGGAGATGTGGTAGACATCTATTCGGAGGACGATTAACTATGGCTATATCTCAAATAGAAATTATCTGTGAACATTGCGGAAGAACATTCAAGCACAGGCACAAATGTTATAACCGTGATGCTGCGGAATCATACACGGAATGGGCGAAAGAGAATGTAACCATTTGCCCTGATTGTTACCGAGAAATTCAGAGAGAAATAGAACGCAAACGTATTGAAGAGCTTACAAAAGATATGCCAGTTACCGCAGAGCTTCAAGGCAGTGAAAAACAGGTAAGATGGGCGAACGATATTCGCAAGAAAGCTCTTAGTTTTGTTGCCGATAGAAAACCTAAACAGGCATTTTGGAATGCTGTAAATTCAAAAACTGATGCTGTGTGGTGGATAGATCATTGTGATAAGTTAGATAACATTTATGACTTTGCAAGATTATTGGAGGAAAAATAAATGGATATTTTAGAACGAATTAAAGAGCGTGGATATGAAGTAATGAAAGCTGACTATGATGATGTAGACGATCCTTATGCGTTTAATTATGCGAGAGTTGTCATCAAAACCCCTGCCGGAAATATAAAGCCTATTGTTGGAACGCTCGATAGACTTTTATACATAAAAGATAAAACATTACAGACTTCTCAGAGAGAACTTATTGAAGCTATTTATCACCCCGATAAAAATGGTTGGTGTCTTTTGGAGAATGGATTTGACCTTAAAAGCAAATCTGTTTTTGAAAAAGCAGAAGAGCAGCTTGGATTGAAAAGTTATAAAACTGAGGAAGAGGGAGCTTCAATCGAAAATGAAAGCACTGTAAAATTCCTCACTCACTTTGTCAATGGTGAAGCATATCTAACTGTCATTGATGGAGAATATGTAGTACAGCTATTTCATCAGGCAGACATTGATTGTTTTATCACAGACACGTTTGTGTTCGATCATGAGCCTACTTTGGAAGAATTTCATGCAGCTTACGATCTTATGCAATTTAAGGTTTGCCTTATGTGTAAGAGAATTAAAGAAATTGATGGTGAAATGTATTGGTTTGAACAATTAAGAAGATATAAAGACCTACTCGGAAACGCATATTCTATGCTTGTCGAGATAACTAAAAATTAAATTGATATATATAACTTTTGACCTTCCACTCAGCGGAAATAAATCTGTTGAGTGGAATTTGTTCACCCACATTTCAAATGTGAATATTGTGTAAAATTTTGCGCTGTACCCAAAACGCTATTGACAACAAGAGCGAAAGGATATATAATAGATAATAGAAATATACAATGTACCTAATCAGAGAGGTGAAAGCAAAAATGACTTATGAAGTAGTTATACAGGAAACCTTACAGCGTTCAATCTGTGTTGAAGCGGAGACAGAACAAGAAGCTGTAGAGAAGGTGGACGAAATGGTATCAAGCGGAGAATTGGTACTTAACGCTGATGACTTTACAGACAGAAAGTATAAGGTCGCTCCCATGTATGCGGCGAGTGTAGTTTGCCCGAACAGAAAAGATGAATGGGTAAGACGTATTCTCGCTATCGGAACAGGGGAGGATATGACATTGCAATTAAACCGAAATACTTTTATGTGGGTGGAGCGATTTATAGAAAATGAAACTGACATACTCTTAGTCGAGATCGACAAGGGGTCTATTGAGAACTGTGACGGAGAAGATATAACAGTCTTTAATAAAGTTAAGGAAACGTATAAGCTCGATTTGATGGACATAAGAACGTGTGTAGACACGTTACTTGATTTGTTTGATTATTATGTCAAACCCACCACAAGTCCCGCCGATGTGGTCAGGGGAGTTTTTGGAATGGTAGTTGCAATTGGGTTGTTGTCAACATTTTCGGTGCTGATGTCACTATTATGAAAGAAAGGAGTGAACAAACCATGCAGAATGACATTGATGCTGTTATCAGACAGGTTTTGGTGCAAGCAGTCAATGGCAAGGTATCAGATTTCTATGCTTTGGTAACTGCGGAGTACGAGCCTGATATGTACACTCGTGAAGATGACTATTTTGTGGCGAGAAAAAGAATACAGCATAAGGCAGAAACCGTAAGGTTTGTTCACCTCTATGCGGAGTAAACAAACGCAAAGTGCGTTTGACATATACTATTATCTAAAGGAGAAATGTCCTATGAACACATTAACAACAGCAAATGTAAGCGGAATGTCACTTCCCATTATGGAAGTAAACGGAACAAGAGTGTTGACTACAGCACAGTTAGCGGAGTGCTATGGAACAACGGAGCGCAGGATATCTGAAAACTTTAATGCCAACAAAGATCGGTATGAAAAAAACAAACATTATGTTGCTCTCGAAGGCGAAGAGAAACGGAATTTTCTCAACCATACGAAAATTCCGTATGGTTCAAAAGCCGCAAAATTTTATCTCTGGACAGAACGCGGAGCTTTACTTCATGCAAAGTCTCTTGGAACTAATAAGGCATGGGAAGTATACGATATATTGGTGGACAATTATTTTACCTCTGCTAAGATAGTTACCATCACGCCTACCGATGCTGCTCGAATACTTGCAGAGAATAATCTAAACAACAGAAAAATCAATCAAGCGAACGTTCGGAAGTACGCCGACGATATGCTACTTGGTAAGTTTGAACTTAACGGAGATACTATTCGCTTCTACGCCGATGGAACCTTGGCAGATGGACAGCATAGACTTATGGCTTGTGTGCTTTCAGGAGTTCCTTTTAAAACCTATGTAGTTAAGGGTTTGGAGAAAAAGGTTCTTCCCACTATTGACTGCGGCAAGCCCCGGAATATGGTTGAAACTCTGAACATGATAGGTTGTGGAGTAAATAAGATGATAGTTCCTGCGATGAACCTTTACTTTAATAATAGAGCGAGTCTTACTGCTAATCAGGTACAAGTCCTTTGGGATAAGTATTCGGATAAACTTGAAAAACTATGTACTATATTAAAGGGAAGTCACCACGATCACATTCTCTCACAGAAAGACGTAAGGGCATACTTTATGCACTTACTGTTAGCGGAGAACTGGACAGAAGATGATGTTCAAACCTTTGTCAACGGATTAAAGACCAAACCTAATTGCGCAACCAATTTCGATTATACTTGTTATAATTTCAGACGTTGGTACGACCGCAGGATTCATAGAAAGATTACCGATGGCAAGAAGTGTAAGAACAATCCCAAGTCTTTGATGACTATTGAAGGATTATGTACTGTTGCGGATTCGTATATACAAGACAAGCAGTATAACAAGTTTGCTGGAACTAAGTTGACACGCGCCAATGGAGTTCTTGAAAGAGGACAAGCGTTAGCTCAGATACAGTTTCAGTTAATGGAATCCTCTAACTTAACATTGACCTCTACTTAATTGTTCATAGGAAGGGCTTTCGCGGCTGTGCCTAACAACCGCGATTTATAATCGCTTAGAGTGCGTCAATAACTCACTGCTTATAGAAGCAGGAGCTTGTAAATGCTCAAATTGACTACCCTAAGTTCTTCAAGAACTACGTTATGCAAGAATTGTATAAGTTCTTTTATACTAAATAGTTACCCGTGAGCGTTATGCCTAACTTGCGGCTCTAAGGCAAATGGTTAAATAGTTCTGTGGAGTAGGAACAGTGCTGTTCGCAGTAAAACCTTGCAATAACATTGGGGAAGGCATTTAACAGCTTTGTATGTGCTGTCTTACAGAGTAGAACATACAATTTGACTGAAAGGAGTGTTTTTTGGTGGTATATGTGATAAACAAAAACGGACAGCCGCTTATGCCAACCGAGAGACACGGTAAAGTGAGACGATTGCTTAAAATAGGAAAGGCTAAAGTAATCAAACGCTGTCCGTTTACTATTCAGCTTCTTTATGCTACGACTGATTTTGTACAAGAAGTCACTTTGGGAGTAGATAGTGGGAGTAAGCATATTGGAGTATCAGCGACAACAAAAGACAAAGTTTTGTATGAAGCTGATATAGAGCTTAGAAACGATATTGTCAAGCTGTTATCTGCAAGAAGAGAGGCAAGACGTACAAGGCGCAATAGAAAAACTCGTTACAGACAGGCTCGGTTTAACAACCGCAGTAAGCCCGATGGTTGGCTTGCCCCGTCAGTGCAACACAAGGTCGATGCTCATTTGACTGTCGTTCGTAAAGTGTATGAGATTCTTCCAATTGCAAAAATCATAGTCGAGGTTGCTTCTTTTGATATTCAGAAAATCAAAAATCCATATATTAAGGGAGAAGAATATCAGCAAGGTGAACAGCTTGATTTCTGGAACGTAAGAGAGTATGTGCTTTTCAGAGATAGTCATGTGTGTCAGTGTTGCAAGGGCAAATCAAAAGATAATATTCTCAATGTACATCACATAGAATCACGGCAGACAGGCGGGGATGCTCCCAATAACCTTATCACTCTCTGCGAGACCTGCCATTTAGGGTATCATAAAGGGACTGTGAAACTTCCAAAGACCATAAAGCGGGGGATGTCTTTTAGAGATGCAGCTTTCATGGGAATAATGCGATGGGCGTTTTACAATAAACTTAAATATATATATCCGAACGTTAATCTGACTTACGGATATATCACCAAAAACGCCCGTATTAAAAACACTCTTTCCAAAAGCCACTTTACAGATGCAAGGTGCATAAGCGGAAATCCGAAAGCTGTATCCGATGATGTAGTTTTCTATCAGAAAAAAGCCAGATGTCATAACAGACAGATACATAAATACAACATACTCAAGGGCGGGTTGAAAAAGAAAAACCAAGCACCGTATGAAATGTTCGGTTTTAGGTTGTTTGACAGGGTAAAGTATCTTGGAAAAGAGTACTTTATCTTTGGTAGGAGAGCATCAGGATATTTTGATATAAGAGACTTACAAGGAAATAAGGTTAACAAAGGGAGTATTTCCTATAAAAAGTTGACCTTTATCGAACGGGCTAAAACTTATTTAACTGAAAGGAGGAAGGAGCATTCCTCCCCGACTTTTGAAGTTGGGGTATCCTGCTCCTATTTTAGATGAACTTAAAGTGATTACCATATAGTAAACGTGCGTATTATAGCGGTTCAGCGGAGTTATAAATCCGCGCATTGTCTTGAAAGGAGTATAAATATGGATAACACAGCAAGAAAGCTAACTATCAGCGGAAACAACATTGATATTTCCGTAGTCAAGTCCAAGAAAAAGGACAGAATACAATCTAAGATTGTAACCGAGGACGAGTTCGCGGAGATTTATCGCTCTGCTGATGCGATAACTTCTGCAAAGGACATAGAAAATATGTGTCTTACGCTCTATAAAAGGGGTTATGTAGATAGCATGGTTCTCTTTATCGTTGGAACCAATATTGGCTATCGTCCTGTCGATTTACAAGCGTGGAGATGGGAGCAGATTACCGATGAAAACGGAAACATTCTTCGGAGATTTGCTATGAACGAACACAAGACAAGCAAGATGACAGTAGTTAATTTCAATGAGACTGTTGTTAAACTTCTTACATGGTATAGGGATTATAAAATGTCTCAACCCAAGTTTATGTGGGAGAATTATGTTTTTTCTGTAAGCATAAAAAATGCGGCAAGAAGTTATGTGTGGTATGATAAAGAAAACGATATTATCTATCACCAAGATAGGAAACATAAACAGTTGGGGCTTGTATATTATCATGAGGGCAAAAATATTATTACTTGTCCTGCGTGTGAAGTTATCGGAAACGAGAAGTATCTTAAATTGCAAAAGCCCATTACGACTGAAACTGCCAGTAACAATTTTATTGAAGCTGCGGAGAAATGCGGAATTGAGGGACATTTTTCGTCATATACAATGCGGCAAACGTTCAGCTTTTGGTTTAGAAAAACCTTAAAAGAGGACGAAACTCTTGCAAATGTAGCTGATGAATACTTCTCGACCATGCTGCTGAGTGGATATTTTCAGCATAGCAGTTTAAAGGTCACGCAAAAACACTATATGCGAGATCAAGTTGCGTTATTCAGACAGATTGTAAACAAGATGAACCTTGCTAAAGATTTTGTGGATTGTCTGGTCGAAAAGGATAATGCAGTACAGATGTGTTTATAATAAGGTAGTTACCGAGGAAACTCGGAAAAATATATTAACTAAATTTTAGGAGGAATTTTTTATGAAAACTTTAAAGGTTACTTGGAAAGGCACAAAGACTCTGATTATGCACTCTTGCCAGTGCGTTAATCCCCTTAATCCGATTCAAAAGGAATTGAAAAAGTACACTTCAAAAAGAACCAAAACTGATGAAGATTTACAGAGAATTTCTGATCTTGAATGGGAAGCTGGGGCTTATTGGAAAGAAGGTATGGGACTTTATATCCCCGGAGAAAATGTGATAGCAACCATTATTAATGGTGCAAAACTCTTCAAGAAGGGTACTGATGTTCAAAAGTATGTTTCTGTTCCTAATGTGCATATTCCGTTTAATTACGGAGAAAATCTCACTAAGGAAGAACTGATTGCTGATAAAGATTATCGTGATGTAAGACCTATGGTCGTTGGTAAGGCAAAGGTTATAAGAACAAGACCAAGATTCGATCAGTGGAATATTACTTTTAACCTTGAATATGAAGAGGATAAGATTGACCGTGATGTTGTCATTCTTGCATTAGAAAATGCAGGAAAGTATGTGGGGCTTTGCGATAGTCGCAACTATGGCTATGGGCGATTTGTCGTAAAAGCAGAAGAGTTGGATTGAGATAGGGATTATATGTTTGGTTCTGTTCTGTTGTGTTTCGTTAGGTTCCGTTCAGTTCAGTTGCGCTAAGTTATGTATTGTAGGTTGTGTTTTGTTTCGTTAAGTCGAGTTTCGTTGTGTTGTGTTGCGTTAGGTTGGGTATTATAAGTTAAGCTCCGTTGCGTTGAGTTTAGTTGTGTTAAGTTCAGTTTGGTTGGGATAGGTATTATAAGTTAAGTTAAGATGTATTATGTTGTGTTTAGTCAGGTTGCGTTAAGCTAAGTTAAGTATTATAAGTTAGGTTCTGTTTCGTTGTATTGAGTTATGTTGGGGTTCGTTTGGTTCGGTTATGTTTGGTTGAGCTAAGTATTATAAGTTGCGCTATATTAAGTTATGTTGAGTTAGGTCAAGTTGCGTTGCGTTATGTTAAGTTGCGTTGGGTTAAGTCAAGCATTATAGGCTTTGAAAAAAAATACCAAGAAAGGAAAATTATTATGAATGAGTTAATCAACAATAAGACAATCGCGGAGGTTCTTGCGGAAGAAATTGATAAACTTCCCTATGAAACTGTAATCGAGCATGGACAAATAGAGTCCATCATCGGAGTTCCGAGAGGTCTGAACAAGTATGGTTCTACTATTGCAAAAGCAAAGAAGTTACTTATAGAGAAGCGGAAACATATTGAGAGTATACGGGGTGTTGGTTATCGGATAGTCGCGCCTGATAACGTGATAGATCGTTCACTTCATCACATTAAAAGAGGTTGTAATGAAATCAAAAAAGGGCAGGAAATCTTAGATCATGCACCTGTTAATGATATGAGTGTAGAGGGTCGTGAAGCCTATCGTAGAGTATATGACAGAGCTGTTATCCTTGATGCTGCTATGAAAGGCGCTGCCGTGGAGCTTAAAGAGCTTGCGGGTAAACGTCCTCATCCGTTTTTGTTTTGTAAGAAATGAGGAATTGTTATGATAGTCTATACTGTATTTAAAACTCGATGGAATCCCGATAGTAACTATGACGAAACTTTTCTTATAGACATATATTCCAACGAACAAACAGCTATGCAAGAGTGTATTAGTTATAATAGTAGTCATGATAACAGTGAAAGTTTTTTTGTTTTATGAAGATTATACTGTCAAGGAGGACTAAAAAAATGAACGAAGAAAGATATAAGAAGTGGTTTGCAGAAGCCAAAGAACAGACTATTGAAACTCTCCCTGAGTTTATGAAAAGAATCTTGGACGAGCCACAAAGTTATGATTCTATTGTTGAAGCAATTACTGCTTGTGCGCTCGGAGCTGCTTGGGCGGCAGACCATCATGAGAATGGTGGAATCACAGGCTTTCAGGGCAGTTGGGTGATGTGGCAATTCATTAAGCACTGGATGTGCAAGGGAGATAGTTGTGGATTAAAGCTTGTTGATTATGATGATATGCTTTATCCTCAGTATGACTATAAGTTCTGCGATAAAACAATTGATAGGAGTACGTGGAAAGCCTTACAGAAGAAAGCGGCAGAGTATTTAGCCGAGGGTCGCGGAGTTGCGGAAGTAAAAGCGCACTGGCGGTCGATTGTTAATGGCGTTGTTCCTTTTGGTTATACAGTAAAGGAGGACTAATCATGAACAAAATAGAAAAGCTGAATGAACGTATTGCACAGCTCACAGACCTTGTGAAGTCCGGCGAAGAAACAATCTCCGCGACTAAGGAAATGTTAAAGTTAGCGGAGCAAGAAAGGGACAGGCTTGCGGATCAGCGGACGGAAATAGAGCCGAAGTTTGAGAGAATGCATCAAACTAAATCGTATTGGAGATTAGCATTTGACAATGCGTTTGGTTGTGGAGCTTGGGTTCTTAAACAGGTAGAACGCGGATGGTACGATTTCAACAACATGACTGATTTTAAGGGCAATAACTATTTTCACACCGAAAAACGAGCGCAGGAAGTCGCTGACAAGATTAACTTCTTATTGAAGTTAGAAAGATTACATGACATATATTGCCCCGATTATGTGCCTGATTGGAATGATTTTTTTGCTTGCAAATGGTATGTTTGGATGAATACCGATGATAGGTTATATTGTTGCACAAGAACAGCAAGTGCTAAAGACCCTTGTGGAGTATATTTCCATTCGGAAGAAATTGCACAGAAAGTCTGTGACATATTGAACGCCGAATTGGAGGAAAAGAAATGAAACGTTGGAAATATTCTTTAGTAACAGGAAAAGGCTCTTCGAGAGTCTATTCAGAACAATGGTAATAAGGAAACCTTAAAGGCTCTTAGAAAGTGCTATGAAGAAATTCATAGAGCCACGCCCGATTTGTATGATGAAGATAATCTTGAAAATGATGTGGAGGAAATAGAGAATCAGCTTGACAACTGTGAGAACTATGAAGATTATGAAATGAGCGAAGATGATATACTGGTTGAAATCAACTATATGCTCAGGAACTTCTATGACTTTTGTGATGCTAACAATATATGGGTGGGGCTGTAATTAATTGACACCATATATAGTGTATGATGTACTAATGCAACACAATATATTGTATATAAAATACGGATAAAACGAGATTTTTATTGTAAGGAGTGAGCACGTTGAAAGCGGAAGAATTAATTGATTGTTTAGAAGATATCAGCAGAATGGTATATAGACAGTGGTGTGATGAAACATATTGTCAGGTTATGGATAAAACAATAAAAGCAGTAAGGAAAACCATTCCTCAGAAAGTAAAATATGACCTATTCGGTGCAGAATGTCCTAATTGTGGTGGACGGGTGACATTACCAAGCACTTATACCTTTAATGGCAAAATGATTTGCATACGTTGTGATTATTGTGATAGTTGTGGACAGGCATTAGATTGGAGTGATGAATAATGAAATTTAAAATAGCTATCGAAGTAGAACTCGATCTTTCAAATCTCACAATCGAGATGGTTGAGTCAAATCCCGCAGTCTTTTGTAAGGAGTTTGCGGAAACTTTAGTGGAGAACGCGGCGGTCGAAGTCGCGGAACAAGGAGCGATACTTAGCTACAAGAACTCTGCTTGGATGTCTGATAAGAACAATGATTATGATACTGGTATCTTGAACTACTTTATTTGGAGGGATTAAAGGAATGAAAATTGTATTAGATATTCCTAAAGATTTTGAACGTCATTATAATAATGATAAGTTCAAGGACAGCTTGGAAAGAATCAAAGCCGATCTTAATGAGGATTTTGTATTTGCGGGAAACTATGAGCGTGAGCTGCTTGATATGTTGGTAGTAGCTTTTGAGGAAGCAAGGGTTATTTATTCTACTTGTACACTTAAAGGAATCCCCGTTTACAAAATCAATTGTGATGATATTTGGAATGAAGCCTATGATAAAAGAGATGGGGTGAAGTAAATAAAAGCGATTGATGCGCCGGCGCAGGAAGGAAAGTGGATTCCCGTTCCTCAAACTGATATTACAAAAGATTGGAAGTGCTCTAATTGTCAAGGACTTGTAACTTTAGCGCATTATAGTAAAAAATGTTATTATGATTATTGCCCTACTTGTGGCGCAGATATGAGAGGAAAGTAAAAATGATTGAGAAACATATATACATCGCTTATGATGGAAAAGAATTTGTAAATCGAGACACTTGTGAAATATATGAAACGATGTTGTATTACAAAAAGACAAAAGAAGAATTGGCGGGATTGCCGAATATAAAGAAGGCAATGTCAGTTATTTCGGAATATTGTACATTACACGCTTGTTGTAATGAATGTCCCATGCTTATTGGTTCTCCTAAAAGATGTTGTTATTTTAGAGATAAAAGTCCCAATAATTGGCTTAATCAGTAAGAATGAAAGGAATGATTGTAATGCGTGACCTAAATAGAATAGACGTAATTTGCGATCTGCTTAGAGAAGTATGGAAAGAAGTTCCTGATTGGAGATTGGGACAGTTAATTTTCAATCTCACCGGTAGGTACGATTGCTTTTATGTAGAAGATGATGTATTGGAAGAAGCGTTAAGAATAAATTTGCAAAAAGAAAGTGATAGCAAATGAAAATTTTATGCGTAATAATCACCTTGCTAATAGAAAAAATATTCGGACTTGTATTAGCGATGTGTGATAAGGAATAACTCATACAGGCTACTTGTAGAAAAATAAACGAGTAGCCTTTTACATATAAACTATAAGAAAGGAATTATTAGGTATGTCAAACATAATTATCAGACAAGGTAGAAACGCCATTCAACAAAGTGCTGTCAATGACCATACTATGAGCAGAAATGCAAGGGGTATGCTCATGGACTTACTCTTCATGGACAGTGAAGCAAGTGTGAGATCACTTACAGATATGTCCAGTGATGGACAAGCAAAGGTTACTTCTGCTTTAAAAGAGTTAGAGGACAAAGGTTATCTTATTCGTGAAAGAACAAGAGTGAATGGTAAGCTATCCAAGTATAATTATGTTTTAACTATGCCTAACAGTTCTGATACCACATCTGATTCTGCAAGGGATTTATTCATTGAAAGTCTTGAACAGCCTGTATGTGATACGGTAGAATCTCATATAGCTATATCTGACATAGGTAATTCTAATGAAGAAATCCCTTGTGTGATAAACCATGACAAGGCTAAAACCACGGTAAATCAAGGCTTTTCGGAGTGTCAGTATGCTTATTCAAGCTATGATCTGATAGATAAGAATATAAATAATAATAATATATATTTATCTAATCAATCATCAAATCCATCTTCTGTTAAATCTCAGATAGGTTATGATACTCTTGTCAATGAAGTGGACAAGCAGGATATAGAATTGGTAGATATGATGGTCGCTATCATATCCGAAGTGTATAGCTCTCAGAGCGCATGGACAAGAGTGTCAGGGCAAAGTATGTCTACTCGGAAGGTTGTAACACAGTTCATAAAACTTGGAAAGGAAGATTTACTCTATGTCGTAGAATGTATGAATAAGACCAACACTTTAATTAGGTCTATAAAACCCTATCTTGTCACAAGCCTTTACAATGCTGCTATAACGCAGGAGTCTCGCAAGTCAGCAGCCAAATTTAACAGACGCGAGAGAAAACGTGACTGTTGTGATAGTTACTATGATAATTACGGAGAACATAGCTCGTTCTCTATCGACAAGTTCTATGAGATAGCAAATGGGTATGACCCTTTGCACATTACTTTTTCATGACAAGAAAATAGCAGAAGTATAGAAACTTCTGCTATGATTGTTGGTATTATCTTTGTATTGCAGATTTGAGGGCGAGGGTGTATAATATAATCAGATCGGAATTAAGCTATCTTGAATTTCATAAGCACATTGTTCTAATTTTTGGAAATCGCAACATCTGTGAGCCAAAGATGTGTCATTAACATTGGTAAGCTTATGGTTATAAACAATAATAGCGTTTTGAATAATCTTATTCGATAGTTTACGGATAATTCGATATTCATTTTGTAAAAGGCTATAATAACCTTTATCTGTTTTATTAATTTCAGAAAAATCAACATAGTGATATACTCCATCAATCACTGGAATCATGTTGTTTAGATTTACCGAACCATAATGTCCTATGTGAATATGATCCAACATTTCAGGAAGTTGTTTGTGTTCCTTGAAAGATGTAAGATTTACAAAATATTTTAGATCATTTACTTTAAAGAGGATGCCAAGATATTTTCGAGGATAAATTCTTGATTTAATTTTGGGGTCAGCGACTTTATTGTCAACAGCTTTGAGTTTGAGAATATAGTCATCATCAATCTCGAACATTTTTAAGCTCATGATAACACTTCCTAAAAAGAATGGGCTGTATTGCACAGCCCACTTCTAAAGTTCTCATTTAAGGGTCGAGATATACCCACTTTATGCAGTTCTCATTTAAGGGTCGAGATATACCCACTAAGGATAAAGTTTCCTTTATCCACTATTATTATATCACATTGATTAAAGTTTGTCAATATGTTTTTATAAAGTTTACAATTTGTTCATATCTGATTTCTTTTACCCTATAAACTAAAAAGCAGAAGCGTAACAACTTCTGCCTTGTTCTTTACCATAATGTTTGTATTGAAAATCAGAGTAAGAGAATGTATAATAATATCAAGATAAAGAACATAGGGCAAAGCCCAAAACTATTCTTGATTATTTGCGTTATCGGGTATGTATTCAAGAATGTCACCGGGTTGACATTCAAGGAGCTTGCATATTGTTTCGATGTTCTCCCATGAAACAGGCAAAACATTTCGGAGTTTTTGCACTGTTGATTCACTTAATAACTTTTCTTTTCTGATTGTATAGGTTGAATAACCTTTATTTCGTAATTCGTTTAAAACATCTATTTTGAATTTCATTGACATAGAATCACCTTAATTCAAAGAGAAAAGAGGGTTTCCGAAGAATCCCTCTCGTCCCTTTAACACTACCCTACACACATTGTTAGGGTTTCTCTAAGCATTGTTGTATCATTATCTCTTTCGTAAAAGAGATTTATCTTGCATCTTTAGTATAACATATAGTTTAAGATTTGTCAAGGGGTTTTGGAAATTTTCTTTTTTAATTCTTCAAAGTTGTTGACATTGAAATACTTAAATACACAATTGAGTTGTAAAATTAAATCTGTTTGTCTATTAAACATACGCTTGATTTTTAAATCTTGGTTTTGACATTTAGTATTTAGATATTGAAACTTAGAAATTAAGCCAGTTTGAAAAAGAAGTTGATTATCAATCTGATCCATCACTGATTTTGGAAGTGGATTAGGAAGGATTTTCTTATCTAAACGAACTTTGTCAATGGTTAAAATATTAGATATATTAGCTTTACCATCTAAAATTATATTTCCTTGTTGATTTTTATATATACCAATAGGAATAAGGCAAGAATAATTTCTACTGCTATGAGTGATTGGGCAAACAATTGTATTAGAAGAACGAATATTAACCTTATCGTTTTGAATTATTACACAAGGTCTTGGGGTTGTTTTGCGAATTTCTGTTCCAATATTATATCCCAAATGACACCAATATACTTCACCTCGCCTTACAGAACGCTTATGGGCGTGTGTAGTATATGCTTGATTGTCTAAGAACAATGCAGTATTAAGCCAGTTAATAAAGTATTGGGCTTCGTTTAAAAACATTTGATGAATAGCCATATCTTATCCCTCTTTATTCTGGTTATTAGCCTGTTCTACATAAAAAGTATTCTATTGAAATACTGGCTATGTCTGATTATACCGAAGAACAGCTCGAAGAACAGTTCATGCGCCTGAACAGCGGTACACCCTTTAAGCCAACGCAGAAAGAACGTGTAGCACTTGGGACTCAGATTGCTCCCAAGTTTGACGAGAAGATACTTAATCTTCCGTTTTGGGATAGGTGTACTCCCTCGGTTGCAAACTCCAAGACTGATGCTAAGTTGGGTATCGCACTCGAATGTCTCATGCTCTTGACAGATTACGAGTGCAAGGGGTATGGTTCTGCTGAGATACAGAAGTTCGCTCAGTATTTCCGTGAGAATTATGACGAAGCTGCGGTGGACGAGCTTGCGATGTTGCTTGAAAAGTTGGATGAATACTATCCTACCGATGACGAGTGTGTTCCTTTGTTAAAGAAGTTACATATCCCTGCACTGGTTATATGTATGAAGATGTTCTTGAAAATACAGAGTGGTGAAGTTAAGTTTAATGGTAAGGTCAAGTTCAATTTCACAGAGGAGGACTTTGAGAAGTGGCTTTATGAATGGTCTACCAAGATGCATCGTGGAGAATACTCTGATAAGGGCTGTAAGGAAGGAACCACCAAGAAAGATAAGGTGAAAGCCCGTGTGGATATTATCTGTGATAGACTCTTGGGAGCAGCGGAAGTCAATATAACCAACTATATAATCTCTGTCAAGGGTGATAACTTTGATTGGGAGCATGGCGATTATAGCTTCTTAGAAGGAACCCCCTCAGATGACAACACTGTAACCGCAGAGATTGTAGAGGACAACACGCCAACAACAGTAGATGCTATCCTGGATAGCATGGATTTGGAAGAAGAAGTAGTTGAGTCTAATGAAAAGAGGTGAAAATATATGCAAATGACTGCAACAGCGAAAATACAGCTTATTGTACCATCTGAATATTATGAGCTGCTGATTAACACAGCTAACACTTATCGTAATGCTTGTAATTTTGTATCTGAATATATTTTCAAAACACATAATTTAAAACAGTTTTCTTTGAATCAGGAATTGTATTATGAACTTAGAGAGAAGTTTGGGCTTGGTTCTCAAATGACACAATCTGTATTTAAAACTGTCATTGCCAGATATAAAACGATTCAAACAAATCAGCATCAATGGATTCAGCCTGAATTTAAAGTTCCTCAATTTGATTTAGTTTGGAATAGAGATTATTCTTTAAATCAGGATTGTTTTTCAGTCAATACTTTGCATGGCAGAATCAAATTAGCTTACTGTTCACAAGGTATGGAAAAATATTTTGATAAAGAGATTTACAAATTCGGAACAGCAAAACTTGTCTATAGACATAAGAAATATTTTCTGCACATTCCGGTGACTTTTGAAGTTTCAGAATGTTCTGATTCTGATATTTGTAATGTTGTTGGTATTGACCGTGGAATCAATTTTATTGTTGCAACCTATAACAGTAAACATCAATCTGGCTTTGTCAGTGGTAAGACTATCAAACAAAAACGTGGGCATTATAAGAATCTCCGCAAACAATTACAGCAGGTCAAAACTCCGTCATCTCTGCTACTGAAAAAATCAAGCTGAAAAACAGATATGTTTCTGTAAGCTGGGCTTTTTACGATTTAGAACAAAAACTTATCTATAAAGCAACGCAGCATCATGACAAAGTGATTAAAGTAAATCCTGCTTATACAAGTCAATGTTGTCCCATGTGCGGACATACAGAAAGAGCAAACCGCAATAAGAAAATACATCTTTTCTGTTGTAAAAATTGCGGTTATAAGTCAAATGATGACCGTATAGGTGCAATGAATCTCTACCGAATGGGAATAGAGTACCTTGTAGAGTCACAGACCAGTATATCTGTTCTGTGAAGGGTGCTGTCAACCACCCTACGATGTAACGCCACTTCTAATAGCAATATTAGTTGTCAAAATGTGGGAGGAGAAATCCGCTATACCACAGGGCAGTTGCAAGCTCCTACCTCTAAGGCGTTAGCCGTAGGTCGGGGTAGTTGACAATAATGAAAAAGTGTATAAACATCATAAAACAAAATATTTGTATTTGTGCAAATAGCAGAAGATTTCTATTTCAAGTATCTTGTATGTTGACAGTGATTCAACAATATGATATAATGTGACTTAATGGGAACAAGCTATTCTCAAATACAATTGAAAGGAAGTCACAAGACATGGTGATTAACAGAAACTACTCCGCTTTGGAGGACGAATTTGAAAACGCTGAAAGGATTGTGTTTAAACGTCCTGATAAAACCGAGGTTGTAGTCAAGACCTCAGTTCCAGACAAACTGCTTTCGATAAGTCAAACACCTATGAGATATGCAGACGAACGCCACGATATAATTTTTGATAAAGATATTGTTTCAGTGGTAAGACTGAACAATATTCTTGGGGTTGATTATATTAAAAATTTAACCTACACCGTAGATTCAAACGATGATGTTGTTAAGTGTATAACCATCATTGACAGTGGACAGGTCATAGGAACTGCGGAAAAGTATCACTACAAGGGAGTTCGCAAGCGGTTCAAGCGTAATAGAAAACATCGGTATAACGAACTTGTTAATGAGATTAGCAAGGAATACACATTCAGATTACCCGATGGACGTGTGGTATTGGGAACTGATCTTAATGATTACGAACCAATACCGTGGACAGGAGAAATCCGAAAAGTAATTAGATTCATGAATCATACAAGACATCGTATTTATGATCTTGATTTATTGATAACGTTTGGATTTATCATGGAGAGAAGCGGTGGAATATCACTTGGGTTTATAAACGCACTTACAGGAGAATATCTTGCGTTTATATGTCATCTTGATGATGTTTTAACTAATGAGAACAAAGAGAGGTTACATAAAAAAAGAGAAGAGTACCTTGATACATTAACCGATACAGAAATAATGATAAACAATAAACTGAACAGGGGAGAATAATACGATAATCAGCAGACCATTTATTCTTCCCTATATTGGGAAAGGTGGTCACGATTATGAGTGCTATGAATACGGAGACAACAAGAATGAGCCTGTCTCACGCTGATTGTGAGAGAATACAGAAGGCAGCTAATGAAGGCAATTTGTATATAGGCAAACCCAAGTCCAAAGAAGTGCGCAGAGGTCAGGTTTATATTGCTGACCTCGGCACTGGACGAGGTTCAGAGCAGCAGGGCATAAGACCAGTGCTTATAATTCAGAATGATATTGGTAATCATTTTGGCAACACTGTTCTTGTGGTACCTATTACCTCACAGAACAAACGTGAAATGCCCACTCACCTTAGAATATCTTCGGGTACTGCGGGGCTTACTAAGGATTCAACAGCTCTTGTCGAACAGATGAGAACTGTTGATAAGTCACGTTTGAAGAATTGTATCGGGTGCCTTACCGCTGATATGATGAATGATGTCAATAGTAGGATCATGATTCAGGTTGGAATAGGATAATTTTTACATAATGTTTATATTGTAGTAACATTATGTAGTATTATTTGCTATTGGTATTTGATACAATGTATAATGTAAGAGGTGATAGTAATGGGCAGAACACCAAAGAAGTCAAACTTTTTTAATGCTGAAAAAAAGATTAAGTTTTGGGAAACATTAATAGATCAGAAAGATTATTACAATAACACTTGTAATTTATTTAATAAATTGAAACCCTTTGAGGAAAGTTTAGACAAAGATGTATTAGATTTTACCCAAGATGAACTGACCGAAACTTTCTTTGACTTAACATTGTATACTTATAGAGAACGTAAGGACAATCTTATTTTGCTCAACAAGTATGCGTTATATATGGGAAAGCCTGAATTGACTTTACCCGGTGAAGCTGAATTAAAAAAACTGTACATTGAACGTGGTAAAATCGAAGTTGTTATTAACGACGAAGATTTGTTTGATGCTATGATGGTAGCTTTGAAAAAAGCTAATTGCGTGGATAAACATTATTATGATATGCCTATTCTTAGGCAATTAATGCTTTATTATGGAGTTAGTGATGAACAACTCATTAATATGAAAAAGACTTTTATAAATGATTTTAAGTTGCCGACTGGCAAAGAAATAACCAGTAAGGCAATTCAGAATTTTATCATCAATGTTGTTATGAGCGGCGGTTATAGAGTTCGCGGAAAAGATGATACTGTGAGATACAGGCGATATGTTGAGACTGAGTTGTTATTAGCAAGGAGTTATTATGTGAGTGATACCCCCAAGAGAACAGATAAATCACAAGAGAATTTGTTGAATCAGTTACAAACACAGTTTAAGGAACTATATAGCAATGATGATCGTCTAACCACTAAGAACATAACAATAGCGGGAAAATTTGACAGAGCATACCAACTTGATATGTTAAAAGACAATAAGGAAGTAATATTGTCTTGGTATATATTACAGCAGAAAGCTCATATTAAAGGATTAACTCTATTGGAGGAAGAGAGATATAACGTATATAAGCTATATCGGTTCACCAACAACATATAATAAGACAGCTCACGGTTTTCCCGTGGGCTTATTTTTTTTGCCTTTGGTCTGTATGTACAAAATCGAATAATATTCATTGTCATTTTTGTGCAAGTATATAAAATTATACAATGTACCTAATTCCCTATTGACAAGTCGCAAGGTGTGTGGTATACTTATTTATAGAGATACGAAAGACGAAAAAGAATAAATAAAAGACAACTTTTATTTTTTTCACTGCATAACATTATGCAGTGTACCTAAATGTGATTACGACTGTATCAATACTCCTTTCATTCGGTTTTCCGATTCCGAAGGAAAACAAAAATCGGGGCTTGCCCCTTTGGTGGAACGGCAGACACACAGCACTCAAAATGCTGCGCCGCAAGGCATATTGGTTCGAGTCCAATAAGGGGCATCGCCGAAAGAACAACAGCCACACTATCCGTGGTGATTGCGTTTGATTAGGGTGGTTAGCCGCCACAATTAATGGTTAGTCACATGGGCAAGTGGCGTGTAGAACTAAAGATGATAAGTAAAATCGTCTTTTGCTCACCTATGCCGATGATGGTTAATTCGGTGTTCTACATTGGGGAATGGCGAAGTGGTTTTTAACGCAAGCGGCTTTGACCCGCTCATGAGAAATCTGTCGTGAGTTCAAATCTCACTTCCCCAACTCTATGAATACCTCTTTTATTCTTTGCAGAGTTATTCATATTTACCTCCTATGTTCTCGGCAAGTCTTTTACGCCGAAGAGATAGTAGATGTTAAGAGATACTACCGAGAACAAACGCCTATTGTCACGCTTTACACAAGGCGTATAAATATATAATGGAAAGGGAATGAATTATGCCGATGTTCGTTAGTGGTTTTATTCAACGGGTAGGGTTAGCTGAATAATCCCGCCCAAGAAAAGCAACACCAATCTCCTACTGGCTTATAGTCCCGATCAAACTATGAAGCAGGGCAATAGCGGAATTGCTCACCGTTTATTACTAACACAAAAGGTAGGAGATTGAGTTTCGGGGTGTAAGTCAATGGTAGACTGCTTGTTTTGGGAACAAGATGTTGGAAGTTCGATTCTTCTCACTCCGATTACAGTTGTAAAACTTAAAGTTTTGTTCTGCGCTTGTAACTCAGTCGGTAGAGTAATCGCCTTTTAAGCGATAAGTCGTGGGTTCGAGTCCCATCAGGCGCACTTTTCTTCTCATGGTTTTTGTTTGTCATTTTGACGACGCTCCTTTTTGTCAGGTGTGGTTCTCACACAACCGCACCTGATACGCTCCCTTAGACCAATTGGCAGAGTCATAGCACTTAAAATGCTTATAGTGTGAGTTCGAGTCTCACAGGGAGTATTAAGGTAGTACATTTCCGACCTATGATTGACTATCGAACAGGGAAATGGCGTAGGCACATACGATAGAAATGTGTTGGTTGCAGGGCAGACCAAGTAAGGATATCCTTTACTAAAGATTAGTCATCAGCCCAATGCTGACATAGTATAAAGGTTATTACTGTAGATTTGTAATCTTCAAATCCCTGTTCGAGTCAGGGTGTCAGCTTTAACCATAAAACACGTTGATAATTATAGGAGGTTATCATTATGTCGTTTGAAAATTTTAGCAAGGCAGTAAGAGACAATTTTGCAAAGATGTCAAAAGAATCAACGAGACTTTTTACGGTTGATGTTGACAAAGATGAACTTTGGGAGCTTTATCTTTCCAGTTTTCCCACGGGGAAAAATCCCATCTATCGCGTAAATACAGAACATGATTGCTCTTGTTGTAGACACTTCATTAAAAGTGTTGGCAACGTTGTAGCGATTAAGTCAGGTAAGGTTTATTCAATATGGGACGTTGATATAAATGATAAGGCTTATAAAGCGGTAGCAAATGCGTTGTCAACATATATAAAAAGACACGCCGTAAACAATGTATTTCTTACAAAAGAGACACGTTTAGGTACAATGTTATCTCGTGAAATTGTTGATAACAAGGTTATAACATACAATCATTTTTATGTAGACCCGTTAAGTAGAGATATAGTACCTCGTAGTGCATCGGTAGATACAGAACTGAGCCAGTATCGTGATACAAAGAATGTTTTTAAGAGATCATTGGAAGAGATAAGCTTGGACAGTGTTGAAACTGTTCTTGAACTGATAAAATCTAATACTCTGTATAAAGGTAATGAGTGGTTAAAAGCTCTTACACAATTTGCCACATACAAGAAAAAATATGATGACTTGGCTGATGATAAACAGCGCGACTTGTACGCATGGGAACATTCTATCGAAGCAGGAATGGTTATAGGCAGAATAAGAAATCATTCTATTGGAGTTTTACTGACGAATATCTCTAATGGTATGGACTTAGACAATGCTGTAACACAGTATGAAAAGATAGTTGCTCCCAGCAATTACAAAAGACCCAAGGCAATTTTCACTCAAAAAATGCTTGATGAAGCAAAACAAACCATAACTGAACTTGGTTATCTGGATTCTTTACAGAGAAGATATGCTACGCTTGACGATATAACAGTGAATAATATCTTGTTCTCTAACAAGGATTCATCAAAGAGAATCGGAGGAGCAGGGGATATATTTTCTGAAATGTCAAAAGAAGTTGTAACTTCAAAGCCTAAGAAATTTGACAGAATTGAAGAAGTATCTGCGGATAACTTTCTTAAAAACATTGTTCCGAACGCTCATGAAATTGAACTGTATTTTGAAAATAGGTTGACAAGTAATATGGTGTCGTTGATTGCCCCTACCATAAAGGACAGTAAGTCAATGTTTAAGTGGACTAATAATTTTTCTTGGTCATATACAGGAAATATGACTGATAGTATGATGAAAGAAAGAGTGAAGTCTGCTGGTGGTAAGGTTGACGGTGTTCTGAGATTTTCAATTCAGTGGAACGATATAGACACAGGCAAAGATGACAACGATCTTGATGCTCATTGTATTACACCAAAAGGAACAGAAATTTATTATTCTCATAAACGCGATAGCATCACTGGCGGCGAGTTGGATATTGACGTTATCCACCCTCAAAATGAAGTTGCTGTTGAGAACATCACATGGGCTGATAAGAATAAAATGACAGAAGGTGTTTATCGTTTCTTTGTTCACCAATTCACCAACAGAGGTGGCAGAGATGGTTTCCGTGCTGAGATAGAATTTGATGGTCAGATTTATTCTTTTGATTACAGGAACGAATTAAGACAGAATGAAAAAGTTATGGTTGCGGAAGTAACTTATAAGAATGGTCAGTTTACTATTAAAGAACTTCTTCCCTCTTCGTTTAGTTCGCGAGAAGTTTGGGGATTAACTACAAACAATTTCATTCCTGTTTCGGTAATTTGTTTCAGTCCGAATTATTGGGACGAGCAGCAGGGAATAGGCAACAAACATATCATGTTTATGCTTAAAGAATGTATCAATCCTGAATCTCCTAACGGATTCTTTAATGAATTTTTGAAAGAAGAACTTGTTAAACATAAGAGGGTGTTTGAAGCACTTGGTTCTAAGATGAAAGTCGCTGATTCAGATGACCAACTTTCAGGTGTAGGTTTCTGCTTGACAAAGAGAAATTATGTAGTCGTTAAGGTTAAAGGTAACATTGAAAGAATAATTAAGGTAATGTTTTAAGGAGGAAGTTACTATGGATATATTTGAATACGCCGCAGAAAACAAGTTGCGTTTCCCTTATAAGGGCAGTATTTCAACAGAAGATTTGTATGATCTTGGTGTTGAAGAACTTGACATGATTTTCAAAACATTAAATCGTGAGGTTAAGAAAAGTAATGAGGAATCTTTACTTGCAAAGAGATCTGATGCAGATACCAAGCTGAACGTTAAGATTGAAATTATCAAGAAGATTGTTTCTAAGAAACTTGCTGAGATAGAAGAAAGCAAGAACGCTATTATGAAGAAGCACAAGAATGAAAAGATAATGGAATTGATTGCTCAGAAGCAAGACGAGAATCTTAGAAGTCTTTCAATTGATGAGCTGAAAAAGATGTTGGAAGATTGAATAAATAGCTTGTTAATGCAATGTGTGAAATCCACGACATTATGAGTTACAGTCTCATATCAGCTTTTAATAAGGGTGAAAGTTTGGTTCGATTCCGGGCTACCAGAAGTGACTGGTGCTGGTCTTACCTTGGAGTATTGCAATATCTCTTATTAATGACAGCTCGGAAAGACGAGCATTATCGGTAGCGTAGACAAATTGGTTATAGTCGGGGTGGGAACCACCCTCTCCAAAGTACACGGAGTTTGCAAGTTCGAGCCTTGCCGCTGCCACTATAACTTTTTACAATCTGCTTTGCAGTTGACATAGATATCCTCAAAAGAAAGGAGTATGGATATTTGCTAATGGTTTAGTCGTAAAGTGTAAAAAGAATTATTAAATGAAAGGAAGAAATTAAATGGCTGAGATTAAAACTAAACATGGTTTGCAGGAAACAAAAGGATCGTTTCAGCTTCGCGGTATCGTTAATGGCGTAGACCGCGATAGTTTTTACAAAGAGATAACTACCAAGTCCAACAAGTCTATGAGAATGGTCAACTTCGGTGCAGAGGTGGATAAGGGTAAGACAATTTATGTTACCATTAATGGTATGGAAAGAGATAAAGTTTATTTCTCTACCAAGCAGAATGACAAAACTGTTGTTGAAGCGGTTGATTGGGACAAGAGAAAGACCTTTAAAAAGAAGGATTATAACCTGATTGGTATAAGGCTGGGTCTTAAAAAGGTAGTAAATAAAGAAGGCAAGGAAGTTAATGATAAGCAGACTATGACCGAGTTTGATGCCTGTGAATACATTGATGAGAACTTGACTGATGATGTTGCGGTTTATACCAGAGGTAAGGTCGAGTTTAGCACCTATAATGACAAGCACTATACCAAGTTTGTTCCCGAACAGATTTCGCTTTGCAAACCCATTGACTTTGAAGATGACGATTTTGAATCGCTTGCTAACTTTGAACAGACTATCATTCTGACTGGCGTTACCAAGAATGAAGATGGTACGTTTACTGTTAATGGCAAGGTTGTTACTTATAATACTATTGAGGACGTTGAATTTTTCATCTCTGAACAGAAACAGAAACTTGCTAAGACATTAAAGAAACTCAATCCCTATACCGCGTTAAAGGTCTTTGGTAATATCGTTGTTGAGCAGGAAGTTGACACTGTTGAGGACGATGATGACGCATGGGGCGACCCCAACCCTATGAATAGAATATCTAATCCTACGCAGAGGAAGATGTTTATTACAGGCGCAGACAAAGACAGCCTTGATACTGAACTTTATTCTGAGGAATCAGTCGAAGCTGCAATTGCCAAGCTGAACGCCGATAAGAAGGCAGACAAAGACTTTGGTTCTTCTGATACTGACGATTGGGGTAGCGTTGGTGATAGTAGTTCAGATGATGACGATGAATGGGATTAAGAAGTGATGTTTAGTGGTTAAAGTTAAGAAAGATTTAACTGGTCAAAAGTTTGGTAGGCTTACTGTTATAGGACAGGCAGAGGATTATGTGAATTCGAATACTGGCAAACATTCTGCAAAATGGGAGTGCCAATGTGAATGTGGAAACACTAAAGTTGTAGTGCGTAATGACTTATGTTCTGGAAAGACACTATCTTGTGGTTGCTTAAATAAAGACATTCTTCATAGTCGTGCTTCTGCTTTTAGGATTGGTGAAAATTCCTATACCAAATATGGGACTAAAGCTACTATTCTCGATTACAAAAATTCTCATGATGTGCTAATTGAATTTGAAGATCGGTTCCATTATCAATATGTAACAAGCTACAAAAACTTTATTAATGGTAATATTATCAATCCTTATGATAAAAATGTTTATGGAGTTGGTTGCTTTGGTGTTGGAGAATATGATTCTAAAAATGAAGCATATTCTGTATGGTATAATATGATAGAACGCTGCTATAAACAGTCAAGAGGAAAAGCAGATGAATCATATATCGGTTGTACAACTTGTGAAGAATGGCACATTTATCAAAATTTTGCAAAATGGTACAATGAAAATTCTTATCCATGTTCTGAAACATTAATGATTGATAAAGATTTTATGGGTGTTAAGAATAAAAGATATTCTCCACAAACTTGTATCTTAGTTCCTAAGACTTTAAATTTAGCCTTGATTAATTCTTTAAGAGAAAAACCAAGAGTAGATGAAAACAGAGATTTACCCATAGGGGTGGAAAAAAATAAGAATAAGTATATATCTCGTATTTCTGTAGGAAGAAATACAATTTCACTTGGCTCTTATTCCACCATAGCAGAAGCTAAAATCTCATATCAACAGGCTAAAAAAGAATACTTATTATCTTTAACATTAAAATACAAAGATATAATGCCTACCAATCTTTATGAAAAAATAACTAATCAGATCATAACAATTTATAGTTCAAAGGAGAATGATACAGATGGCAACAGCAAGAAAAGCATCAAGTACACAGAGTAAGTTGGCAATGTTGCTTTATGGTAGTCCTTTTAGTGGCAAGACCACTTTGGCATTACAGTTGGCATATTTTAAGAATCCTGATGGTTCGCCTTTTAAGATTCTATATATAGATAGCGAGGGTGGTGGTGCAGATGATTATATTCCAGACCTTGAAGCCAATGGGGTAGACCTTGACAATATTTATATTGTATATACTCAGAGTTTGGGAGAAGTTCAAGAGCTTATTCGCAAGGCTAAGACTGGTGAAAATTTTCATGAACTTGACGAGCAGGGCAATGAGACAGATAAAATAGTTTTAGACGCACAGGGTAAACCATTTAATCCAGATGCTATTATTATTGATGGTACTTCAATACTTAACCTCAGCGCTAAACAATCTCTTGTAGAATTTTCTAAGAAAAGAAGTAATGTTCGTGCCAAATCAAAGGGTTTGGTAGGAGAAGAAAGATTGGTTGCTGTTGGTTCAGCATTTTTGGAACTTCGTGACTACAATATACTTGCATTTAAGGGTCAGAATTTAATATTAGACCTTATGGGTTGTGGTAAACATTTTGTTATAACTGCAAGAGAAACAGATGAAAAGGTTTCTGTTAAACAGAATGATGGTAGTGTTACAAGTGTAGCCACTGGAAACAAGATAGCCGAGGGTTTTAAAGGACTTGACTATAATGTTAAGACTGTAATTAGAATGTTCCGCGATGAAGATGGTCAGGTTTGCGCTCATGTACAAAAGGATAGAACACATATTCATGATGATAACGTCATAATCGACGATCCTTCTTTGATTGATTGGCAGGAAGTAATTGACAAAACTGCAAAAAATAAAGCATTTGTAGTTAAGAATAGCCTTGTACAGTCAGTAGAAAAGGAACAGGATATTTATGAGCGTGAGGTTCTTGGTCGTGAGGGAAAACCCATTGATACTATAACCGATGAATCCGATGAGTTAATTTCCAATAATACGGTCTCTACTATAATTGACGAGATCAATTCTAAGATGAAATCTTTCAGCGTTACAAATAAGAACGTAGCTAAGAAGGCTCTTGAAGATAAAGGACTTCCTGCCAGTCCGAAGGCAATAAAGGCAGAGACTTCCGAGGACACTCTTAAACAGGTTCTTGAAGTGCTTAATAACGTATAAAAAGAGAATAAAGGGGTTACAACTTAATACGATAAAGGTTGTGACCCCTTATTTTTTTTATTCTTTTTACAAGGCGGTGAGCAATATGCCCAAAGCAAATTCAAATACAAAACCAAAAGCTGCAAAAGCACCAAAGGTTAATCAGAAAACATTAACCGATTGGATTTATAAAACTTATGATGTAGACCAATTACCCAAACATTTTTTCATGCACATTGCATCAATTAAAAAGGGCAAGTATAAAGGGCAGAGACAGCCGATTTCGGTTGCTGATTTATTGGATATGTGGCAGAGGTCAATGCCAAAATTAGAAAAAATTTATGCACAAAACTGTAGTCGTGGCAAAGTGATGGAAGGTTATGCGAGAATAAGTTATGATCTTTCAATAGTAATGTCAAGACATAGTAGCTATTTGGCGTGGAAGTTGGAACAAGAAGCCAAACGCAAAGAGGAAGAAAGCAAAGCTGATAGGACTGACTACGCTAAGGCGTATGAGCAAATAGAAGAAAATCGTCAAATCAACAATGACACTCCTTCACAGCATAAAGTCTTATACAAATCTGGTATTGAAGATATATCAGAAGTTCTTGATGAAATGTGGGTGAGTGATGATTGAGTGAAGTAATCGCAAATATAACCAACGAGATATTGATGGTTGGAAGTATCTATAAGAATCCCGACTTGCTGATTGAATATGGCGCACATATAAGAAGCAAGTATGACTTTGCTGATGAAGCCACAAAATTCTTCTACGACAATGCAGAGAATATGTATTATCATCATACCCATACGTTTTCTAAAACAACAATCAATACTTACTTTGCAAGTGATACAAGCAAACTAAATCAGTTTAAGAAGTTTGGTGGATATAAAACTATTGCAAACTGGATTGAACTTGCAGTAGTTGAGGATATCGACAAAACATTTGATGTCCTCAAAAAATATTCTTTACTTAGGGAATATCAACGACAAGGATTTAACATAGATCGAATTGTTGAAAACAAACGCTTTGAACAGTTTGATGCCTTAGACATTTATCGCATGGTCAGAGGTATGGCTGACAGGGTACATACTGTTATCTTAACAAATCAAGAGAGTGAGATTTTAAATGAGAATCTATCGGAAATGGTAAATGAACATTTGATTTCGCCTGATATGGGAATCTACTTACCCTTTCCAATACTTAATGATTTGTTTCGAGGGGTTAAATACCAAACTATGACTTGTGTTGGTATGCTTTCTAATGCGGGTAAGTCACGATTTATGTTTAGAATACTTGCCAATCTTGCGCTTGTTAAAAAACAAAAGGTTGGAGTTCTTCTTAATGAGATGACGGTTTCCCGTATGAAACTTTGTCTGTTGATTTCTGTAATTAATAATGAAGAGTTTAAAGCCCTACATGGTGTAAACATTTCTAAGAAAGAAAAAGAAGTTGCTATGGGTCTTTATCGAGATTCAAAAGGTGAGTTTATTTATCGCAAGAAAGATGAATGGGGAGAGTTTTCTGAGACTGTTGAAGAATATCAAACACGTTTAATTAATGAATCTGAGGAATACAATAATGTAGTCAAGGTTGCTCAGTGGATTGAGAAAGAAACTGAGGGATTAATTTATGCCAAAGATGTTAGTTCTTGTTATGATGATAAATCGTTAGAACATGAAATACGCAAACTCAATTTAGTCAATGGCGTTCGTCTATTTTTCTATGATACTCTTAAACAGGATACCTCGGCTATGGGTGATTGGGCTGCGTTAAAAACAACAGCCACGATGTTGTCTCAGCTCACAAGAGAATTAGATTGTTTTATATATGGCTCTATTCAACTTGTAGATGAAGCAAACTATATAAAACCTCATGAACTTACTTCAAGCCAAATTGCAGGAGCAAAACAGATTAAACACGTTTTGGATAATCTTCTTTTCTTTAAAGAGATTCAACCAAATGAAAAAACCAAGTATCAATATTTGCAGCATAACCCCGATTGGGGCGAAGATGTTCCTTGTGATCTGAAAGCTGATAAACGCTATTATCTTTGTACTGTTGACAAGAACAGAGAAAGCGAGAAAAAGAAAATCATATTTGAGCTTGACCTTAATTTAAACACTTGGGTTGAACTTGGTGAAATGATTCTAAAAAGGTAGGTGATACAATTTGGATATAGAATATGTTAAGAATTACATTCTTGAAAATTCTTTTATCCCTACCATTTTAGAAAAACTTGGTTGCCATCACATAAGGTATTGCGGAGAGTATTACAAATGTGCAAATCCCGATGGGGATAATAGTGGGGCTATAACAATTTATTGCACCGAGAATCTTACCACAATAGATTACACTCGACAGCTCTCACAAGACGATAGAACGCATGATATTTTTGACCTTGTTAAATTCTTTGAACAATGCAACTTTTTTCAGGCTTTAAAAACCGTTTGTGAATGGATTGAACTGGATTATTATGTTGACCCCGAAGCAGAGTTACCTGAGAGCATTAAACTCACACAACTTATTTATAATCTCCAAAAAGAAGATGATGAGATTAACGAGGATAAGCCTATTAAACCTATTCCTGAAACAATACTATCTTATTATAAAACCTATGTCAATGATATGTTCCATAATGATAGTATCTCTTATGAGGTTCAAAGAGAATTTGAGATTGGTTATGATGATTTTTCCAATCGCATTACCATTCCCATTAGAGATGAGATTGGTTCTCTTGTAGGGGTTAAAGGCAGATTGTTTCAAAAAGAAATTGCAGAGGACGAAATGAAATACCTTTACATTGAGCCATGCAATAGGTCGCAGATACTTTATGGATTACATAAATCCATTCCCTATATTGAACGAACTGGTAAAGTGTATGTGTGTGAATCTGAAAAGGGAGTATTACAGTTATGGTCAATGGGGATAAGTAATTGTGTAGCTACCGGGGGTAAGCGTGTAAGCCGAGTACAGATTGAAAAGCTGACAAGGTTATGCTGTGAGGTAATCTTCTTATTTGATAAGGACGTTAATCGAGAAGAATTAGAATTATTGGCTAATAGGTTTCTTGATAGCGTACCTTTATATGCTGTTATTGACAACGGTAATATTCTTGATGAAAAAGAAAGTCCCACAGATAATCCCGAAAAATTTCAGCGATTAATTCAAAACATAGAAAGATTGAGGTAAATATATGAATTTCAAATTGATTGGTAGTAATAACATAGATGATGTAAAAACTACCTTCTTTAATAATAGGAGTATTCAAGACGTTAAGGGCTATTGTAATTTAGATAGCTCTTGCGTGAACGATCCTCGTAATTTAGATAATATAGACAAAGCAGTACAAACTTTTATCAATGGGTTGGATAAAGAAATTGCAATCGTTGTTGACTGCGATACTGATGGTGTTATGTCAGCGGCAATGCTGTATAATTACATTAAATTTGCCAAGCCTGATGCTAAAATTACCTATTTATTGCATGAAGGCAAGCAACATGGACTGTCAGATGACATAAAAATCCCCGATAAAACTGAACTTTTATTGCTACCAGATGCGGGTACAAATGACGTAAAAAAGTGCAAGCAACTACAAGATATGGGGGTCGAGATTGTTATTCTTGACCATCACATACAAGAAGTTGAAAATTCCTATGCAATCGTGGTAAACAATCAATGTAGTGAACGCTATACTAATAAAGAATTATGTGGCGCTGGCGTAGTATATCAATTTCTTAGACTTGTAGATGAAGAATTATGGCTTGACTACGCCGATACTCTCTTAGACCTGTGTGCTATTGCTAACATAGCTGACGTAATGGATATGCGTTCATTTGAGACAAAGTATTTTGTTGAACGTGGTCTTTCTCAAATCGTCAACTCAGGACTTGAAGCATTTATAAATGGACAAGGTTATCAAATAAAGGGCAATCCAACAATTCATGATATAGAGTGGTTCGTATCACCTTTAATCAATGCAGTCTGCCGAGTGGGTACACAAGAAGATAAAGACATTGTGTTCAAATCATTTATCGGAGATGAATCAGAAGAATACTCTGCCAAAAAGAAAGACCCCGATACAGGAAAGTTTGTTACCATTCAAGAAAACATTTACGACCATGCTTTTAGAGTGGCAAAGAATTGTAAATCAAGACAGGATTCGGTTGTTAAAAAATTAATGCCACAAGTAGAACAATGGATAGATACTCATGGAGCTGCGAATAATGCAGTTATCTTTGGCAGACTTCCAAGTGATATTGACAATGTATATACTGGCTTGGTAGCCATTAAGATTGCCAATGAGTATAGAAAGCCCACCCTTATTTTACGTAAAGAGGGAAATAACTGGAAGGGTTCTGGCAGAAACTTTGATAACTGTCCTCTTGAAAACTTTAAGGAATTGCTTGATAAGTCTAAACAGTTTAAGTATGCAGCGGGTCATAATGGTGCGTTTGGTGTCATGATTGATGGTAATAACGTAGAAACTGCCATAACATATTGTAATGACCAGTGTAAAGATATAGACTTTAGTTCTGTTAAAGTTGATTTTTCGCTTGATTATGAAGATTTGGATATAAGATTTATCATAGATGTAGATAAACTCAAAGATTATTTTGGTACAGGGTTGAAAGAACCAATAGTGCATATTCGCAATGTTGCATTAAAACGTAATCAAGGTGTTGTCATAGGTAAACAGAGTACAACTTGGAAATTTACTGATGATAATGATATTGTATTCTTAAAGTTTCTTAATCCCGAAGATGATCCTGTATTAAAGTTTCTAAATGACGAAGATGAATATGCCGAAGATGCTATTATTATTCAGGATATGATTTGTAAGGTAAGTTTTTCTGAATACAATAAAATTCTGTCAGCACAAGTTCAAGTGCTAAGTTATGAGGTTTGGGGGACTGCTTTTAATGTACAGTAGTTTACATAATCATACAGAATATAGCTTGCTTGATGCTTATGGCACTCCCGAAGAAATGCTTAAACGAGCCAAAGAAATTGGGCTGAAAGCGTATGCTATAACAGAGCATGGTAATCAATATTCTTGGGTTTATTTTGATAAGCTCAAAGAGAAATATCCTGAGATAAAAATAATATATGGTGTTGAACTCTATGAAGTTTTTGATACTTCTGTTAAAGATAATACAGATAAGCGTTTTCATTTGATTGCCCTTGCAAGAAATGAACAGGGAAGGATTGCGCTTAATAAAATTATCACCAAGTCTAATCTGGAAAACTTCTATTATAAGCCGAGGGTTCAAATAAGCAATATTGCTCCTTATGCTAAAGATTTAATAATCACTTCTGCCTGTCTCGCTTCTAAGATTGCAAGAGAAGATGATTACCAGTTGTGCGCAAAGTATATACGAGACTATAAGAGTGTGTTCCCTTTTTTCTTTCTTGAAATGCAAAGTCACAATACAACAGATCAAAAAGAATACAATCAAAAGATATTGCAGTTATCGAAAGATACTAATACTCCTTATATAATCACAACTGATAGTCACGCCGCTACCAAAGAAGATTTATATTACCAAGCAAGACACGTTCAAATAGCTCATGATAGTGAAACCATGAGTGAAAGTTATGAGGATTGTTATTTACAGAGTGAAGAAGAAATCCATAATATAATGGATAGTCAAATAGGTTATAAAGCTGTTTATAAAGGTCTTGCGACCACAAATGAAATAGCCGATTATTGCGAAGAAGTCAAGATGCCATTTCAAGATGCACAGCTACCAACTTACCCTCTGCCTGATGGGTTTAAAAGCAATTATGATTATCTTAAATATCTGATTGAACGGGGTTGGGCTGAACGCGCTATCAATAATTTATCAGCCGAGGAACAAAAAATATATAGAGACAGAGTTGATTATGAGTTAAATATAATACATTCTATGAATTTTGATGGCTATTTTCTCATTGTCGCAGATTTTATTGGCTATGCCAAAAATCATGGAGTAAAGATCGGAGCTGGACGAGGTTCATGTTCGGGAAGTCTTGTATGTTTTTTGATTGGCATAACAAACTTAAACCCAATTAAATACAACTTAATTTTTGAAAGATTTCTAAATCCTGAAAGAATCTCCATGCCAGATACCGACACTGATGTATCGGATAGGGCGACAGTAATAAATTATCTTATTGACAAATATGGTGAAAATCGAGTTTGTCAAATAATCAACTTTTCATATATTACTCCAACAGTTGCTATTAAGGACGTTGGAAAGGTGCTTGGTTTTAAATTCAATGAGATGGATAAGCTGTCAAAGAAATTTTCTTATGACACTTTTGATGAATGTATCGAGCATAATAGAGAATTTGTTGACAATCACCCTGAGTATACCGAGTTGTTTTCAATTGCTAAAAAGCTCAGTGGTCGTATAAAAACTGTTTCTGCTCATGCTGGCGGTGTAGGTATAGTAGATACTGCTATCACAGACTATATGGCTATGAAGTTGGGAACTAAAGATGAACACGTTATTTCGGTTGATAAAAGAGTAATTGAAGAAATTGGAATTATTAAATTTGATATACTTGGAGTTCAAACTTTAAGTATGGTTCAAGAGATTCAAGAGGATTTAGGCTTATCAGATTGGGATTTGGATATTAACAATCCAAAGTTTGAAAATGATACAACTCCTTTTGAATTGTTAAAGACCACAAAAACAAATGGCGTGTTCCAAGTTGAATCTGCTGGCATGAAAGACCTTTTGGGCAGACTACAAGCGAACAATATGGAAGAGTTGTCTGCGGTGCTTGCACTTTATCGTCCTGACAGTATGCCAGCTCTTGAAGAATTTATTGCTTGCAAACATGATAATTCGTTGGTTCACTATATTCACGATGACATGAAACCAATTCTTGAAAGCACTTATGGCTGTATGATTTATCAGGAACAGCTCTTGGATATTGTTCGCACTTTTGGTGGTAGGTCTTATGGAGGGGCAGACCTTTTTCGCAAAGCGATCGGCAAAAAGAATAAGGAACTTGTACAACAAGAGTCCAAAAAACTCTATCAAGAAATAATGGAAAATGGTTACTCAGAAGAAATTGCCAAAACAATCAGTGATGATTTGGCAGAGAAAGGCGGGTACCTCTTTAATAAGAGCCATAGTTATAGTTATGCAGTTCTTTGTTTCCAAACCGCCTACCTCAAAGCTAACTACCCTGTTTATTTCTTTAAGGCTCTTTTTAATCTTAATAAGAACAAGGCAGGAGCTTTAAACAAATATATTCTTGACGCTAAAGATTTTAAGGTGACGATTTTACCGCCAAATATTAACCAGTCTGAGATGAACTTCTCAGTTGTAGATAATAAGGTTCTTTTTGGGTTGTCTGCTATTTCGGGCATTGGTGAAAATGTGGCTGCGGAAATCATAGAGGAACGTAATACAAACGGCAAATTTAAGAATTTTCAAGACCTTTTAAACAGAGTAGATTTGTCAAAGTCTCAAATTGTTTCTCTTATCAAAGCAGGAGCTATCCCTACCAAAGATAAAAAGAAATGCTTGATAAACTATCTTAAAAGCCAATATATTCCACTAACTTTCAAGCCTGTTTCTAAAGCACCAAGCTACGAAAAGTTGATAACAGACTATGGTTTTGACTTAGAAAAATACAGAACTGGTACAAAGAAGTACGATTATGATAAAGAAAGAATCCTTACCGATTATAACGTCCTAAAAGAAAAAGCGTTCAATCAACAGCAGACAGAACGTTTTCAGAAATATATTGACGATAATAAGAAGTATCTTGCTGATGAACAGTTTTGGGAATTTGAAGCACTTCAAATCTTTATAAACAACAATCCTTTTGAGGAAGCGTACAAGTATATTCAATCGCAGTTTGAAGATATAAATGAGGGCGATAAGTGCGTTGTGGTAGGTGTGATTTCAAGAGTTCAAAAGAAGAAAGACAGAAACAAGAATCAGTTTGCGTTTATTAACATTTATTCTTCCTTTGGATTGATCGAGGGAACTGTATGGCATTCGACCTACAAACAGTTTGAAGAACTGATTTATAAAGGAAGTCAAATAGCTATTGTGGGTAAGAAGCTGGGTGATGAAAACATAGCGGTTGAACAGATTAAAACTTATCAGCAATGGTTAAAGGACAGAAAAATTAAAATAGGGAAGTGATATTTTTGGCTGATGAATTATTGAAGTTTACAATTATTCCTGAACAGCAAAGATTTTATAATGAGAACTCTCATTGGGGAGTATATGTGTTTTCTACTGATGATAAAATTCCCGAATACTATATGAGCGATGTAAGATTTGAAGAAAATGAAATCCCTCGTAGATTTAGTGTTATCGCAGGATCAATGCAGCAGTTGACTATGGGTGCAAAATATGAAGTTGAAGCTGTTTTGGAATACAATGCAAAATACAAGCAATATCAATATACTCCCAAGATGATTACAAGCTGTACTCCTAAGACGTATGACGAACAGGTAGCATACTTAAAGACACAGGTTACAGAACTGCAAGCCAAAAATATTTTGAGTGTTTATCCTAATGTGGTTGCTGATATTATTGAGGGGAAAGATATTGATTTTACTCCGATCAATGGTATTGGCGAATACACTTGGAACAGAATCAAAAATAACGTAATTGAAAATTATGCTATTTCAGATGTGTTAATTATGTTACAGCCTTTGGGAGTAACATATAAAACAATCTCCAAGTTGATTTCCGATAGTACAAGTCCTACTGTTTTAAAGCAACAATTACTGGACAACCCTTATATCCTTACGAAAGTAAAGGGTATGGGGTTCAAGAGAGTTGATGAAATTGCTTTAAAACTCAATTCCGATATTAAGGTGTCGTTAAAACGAGTGGTTGCTTTTATAAAGTATTATCTTCATTCCATTGCAAATGATAGTGGTAACACATGGGTAGCTCTTAATGTACTTGACGAGGGAGTAGGTGATACTATTCCTGAGTGCTTAGAAATTTATCAAGGGTTTATTGAGCAGCAAAAAAATGATGGAATGTTCCTTTATATTGAGGGTAATAAAGTAGGTCTTGTCAAGTACAGGGAGCAAGAACTGAATATTATTAACATACTGAAATACCTCGATAAGATCGAAACTGATTATGAGTTGGACATTCCCAAAGGAATTGCCGAAGCAGAAGAACAGTGCGGTTTTAAGTTTACTGTTGAACAGATTGACACAGTTAATAAGGTTTGCCATCATAATATAGGCATCTTCTCAGGCAAATCGGGTTGTGGTAAGTCAACCATATTAAGGGCAATCACCAACATTTATAAAAATAGTGGCAAGTCAATTGCTTGTTGCGCTTTGTCTGCGAAGGCAGCTCAAAGAATCACAGAAACAACGGGACGTGCAGCTATAACCATTCATCGTTTACTTAAATGGAATGGTAATGAGTTCAAGATGAATCAAGATAACAGGCTCGATTATGATGTGATTATTGTAGACGAGACTTCAATGATTAATACTCATATATTCTATGCTTTAGTTAAAGCAGTTAAAGAGGGCGCAAGAATAGTTATGTGCGGTGATGATGGTCAGTTACCTCCTATCGGAGAGGGTAATATTTTTCATGACTTGCTTATGTACGATGATACATTTGCTTGCTGTAAACTCACCAAGATAATGAGACAAGCTGAGAAATCTGGCATTGTAACTGATGCGGCAAAGATACGCGAAAATATTTCTCCATTAGATAGACCTGAGTTAAAGGTTTCTACCGGAGAATTGAACGACATGACTTATATGTTCAGGGACAATCGTGAGGGCATGAGAGAGCTTGCGATTAAACTATACCTTAAAGCTATCGAACAGTCTGGTGTTGATAATACTATCATCATTACGCCCTGTAAACAAAATCGTACCAATAGCACGTTTGAGATCAACAGTATCATTCAAGATGAATTAATTCCTGATACAGTACAGAGTATTAAATTTGGGATTAAGGAATTTAGAGTAGGTGCAAAGGTTATTCAGCGTAGTAACAATTATGATTTAAACGTATTCAACGGCGAGGTTGGGTTTATTACTGATATTTTTAAATGTGATGGTAAGAACATGGTTCGCATTGATTTTGGCAATGGCAAGATTATTGATTTTGAACAGTCGCTACTTGCTGATGTAGAACTGGCTTATGCTTTGACTTGTCATTTAACACAGGGTTCAGAATATCAGAATGTCATTTGCATTATTGACAATACCCACTACAAGCTGTTAGACAGTTGTTTACTTTACACAGCTATAACAAGAGCAAAGAAAAAGTGTTTGTTGATTGCAGAACCTTCGGCGTTTAGAAGATGTATTCAAAACAAGGCAAGTGATAGAAACACTTGGCTAAGTTATTATAAGGATAATGAAAATAAAGAAGAGGTGGTCTGACCATGTGGATAAGAACAATTAACACACAAAACAAAGAAATCCTCATTAACCTTGACAAAATCGAGAGTATACAATTCCTCGACCAAAAGAACGAAACTATCCTTATACCCGCCACAGACCCCGAAGGTGCAGCTTATACTATCAAAGGTACTCCCGATAGAATCTTTGAATTGCTTGAACAGAAAGGTATGGTCGAGGTTTTACCGTTGCCGAGAGAAGAGGAAGATGAAGAAGAATGTAATATTGCCGATGAGGAATGGCGTGAGTGGGCAAGAAAAATGCTTAAACAGGAGTGATTAACATGAAACGCAAATACTTGGATGATTTGGGGATAAAAGACAGACATGATCTGTGGAACCCCAATGACAATAGACAATCAATATGGCAAAGACAAAGAAGGGAATATGGTTTTGACGAACGTGAAACATGGTCGCTGGACAGCGCGTTTTATCTTTGGCTTTACGAGAGATTAAAGATGTATCTTGAATACGCCAGTAAAATAGTAAATTTAGACTTTCATGAGTTCGTCTATAAAGGTGAGAAGTACACTCAAAAGCAATTGATTAATATGATGATTGAACGATTAGAAAATTACTTTGCTAACAAGTATGACACCGAGAGCGAAGAAGAAAGTAGCCGCTTGGACGAGGTTGCAGAGATTTGGGCGTTGGTGTTACCCGCGATGTGGTGGTGAGATTATGAAGCTAAATCAGTATGATGTAGATACTTACGAACAGGTTTTGCATAGTATAGGTATTGATGTAGTAGATAGAACCGCTGTTGTGTCAACGAGTAACACTAATTATTTTTATGATGTAAGCATGATCCCCATGTCAGAGCGTAGGTTAATGGGGGATGAGGTAAGAGTAGATAACAATGTTATAGTTTGTTTTGATAGGTTGGAAGTTAAACGCGAGGGATTGATTGCATATTTATCTGCATTAGTTTCAATAGATTATATTTCTATAAAAAATGATTGTGGATTATGGTATCATGATTCAAACGTGTATGCAATACAATAATGGTCAGCGAAGATTCCCCACCCTCTAAGCGACAACGTAGGGCGGGGAGGAATCGCATAGAAAGGTGGTGAATAAATGTTTAGAGCGTATAAGATGAGGATATTTCCTACAGAAGAACAAAAGGTGCTTATTGTTAAGACTTTTGGTTGTTGTCGTTGGTATTGGAATCAGGCTTTACATGACAATATAGAATACTACAAAGAGAATGGCAAAGGCAAAATTACTACTCCTGCAAAATATAAAACTGAGAACGAATGGCTTAAAGAAGTAGATTCTATGGCATTATGTAATACCCAAATGGATTTACAATCTGCTTTTTCCAAATTCTTTTCTCAACCAAAGACTGGATTCCCTAAGTATAAGTCTAAGAAAAGACCGAAGAATAGTTATAAGACAACAAGGTCAAAGGGATATGAAGTGACAGATGATTATATTAAGTTGCCAAAACTTAAAGAAGTCAAACTTGTTAATCATCGTCATAAAACAGGAATTTGCAAATCAGCTACAATATCTCTTACTTCGTCTGGACAGTATTATGTATCTTGTCTGTTTAAAGAAGAAGTGGATTTATTACCCGCAACTGATAAAGAAATAGGTGTGGATTTAGGTCTTGTTGATTTAGCAATATGTTCAGATGGAACTAAGTTTCCTGTACTACGATCATTGAGAAAAAATTTATCAAAATTAAAACGAGAACAACGAAAACTAAGTAAAATGGTTTATGGCAGTAATTGCTATCTAAAACAAAAACAAAGAGTAGCAAAACTACATGAGCATATAGCAAATCAGCGCAAGGATTATTTGCATAAAATAAGTCACAAACTCATAAACGAGAACCAAGTTGTGTGTTTGGAGGACTTAAACGTAAAAGGACTTCTGAAAAATCATCATTTAGCGTTATCAATATCTGATGTTGGTTGGTCTGAATTTGTATCTATGTTGCAATACAAAGCCGATTGGTATGGTAGAACAATACAGAAGATAGGCAGATTCTATTCAAGCAGTCAGATTTGCAGTTATTGTGGTTATAAATCAGGAAAGAAACCGTTGCATATTAGAGAATGGACTTGCCCTGAATGCGGAACACATCATGACCGAGATGTGAATGCAGCTAAAAACATACTGCAAGAAGGTAAAAGACTTTTGGCGGCAAGCACCTGCCGTAACAGGCAATTTATGCTCTCGGATAAGCTATCTCAGCCTAAAAATGAGATAGCGAAGCTGAATCGAGTTGCAAGCTCCGTCCTCTTAGGTTGGAGTGGTTGACTAATGGTAACTTATTTTCAATAGCATTAAAGGGATTGTCTCATGAATATGTACTTGATGTATTAGATCACACTACCAAAGAAGAATGGCACGAAGGCACAGTCCTCGTTGAACAACGCCTTGCTGAATTTTCGCAAGAAGATAATAAAGAAAGATTTGATTTGTAAAAAGGAGAATAATTATGGAACACAAGAAGTTTATGGACATTGAAAGAATTAAAGAAGGATATGCGACTGGTTTTAATAAGGGAGATTTTATCTACATCGAAGAGAAGATCGACGGAAGTAATGCTGCAATCAGGTATGATAAAACAACCAACTCAATAGTAGCGCAGAGTCGTAAGCAGATACTTACTCCAACTAATAATCTGCGTGGGTTCTATGAGTTTGCACAGCGGCTCGATGTTGATAAGATTAAGAAGGAACTTGGCGACAACTTGATCGCTTACGGGGAGTGGGCTGTCCCTCACACCGTCAAATATCCTGATGATAAGTACAATAATTTCTATATGTTCGACGTATACGATTTGGAAACACAGTCTTATCTGCCGCAGAACAAAGTCATAGCTATCGCTGAAAATCTCGGATTAACGATGGTTCCCATATTCTATGTAGGTGAGTTTATCTCATGGGAACATTGTATGAGCTTCGTTGGTAAGTCTGAATTGGGTGCAGAAAGTGGGGAAGGAATCATTGTTAAGAGCCAAACAAGATTAAACGATCCCGATTATCGCCACCCATTCTATCTGAAAATTGTTGGTGAAAAGTTCTGCGAAACAAAAGCGCATGGACATATAAAGCAGACCAATCCTGATGTTCTTGCAAAACTTGAAGCAGATAGGGAACTTGCAGAAACCATTGTAACCGAAGCAAGAGTTACAAAAATTTTACACAAGATGGTCGATGAAGGAATAATCCCTGCGGATTGGGGTAGTCATGATATGGGAACTATTGCAAAGAATTTGCCCCGTTTGGTGTATGAGGATTGTGTTAAGGAAGAGTCTGAAACAGTTAATGCAATTAATAACTTTGGAAAGATAGCAAACTCGATTGCAATGGGTGTAGTGAGAAATAAGCTTTAAGGAGAATTAACTATGATAAGATTTCCAGAAACAATAAACAATGTGACTTATGATAACTTCTGCAACTGCGTAGAAGCGTTAAAGAAATGGGATAACTTTGCCGATGAACTTGAAGAAATTACTGGTCATGGAATAGTTATATGGGAAATAAACGAGCTTACAGGAATAAACACCCAACTTGTGCATTTCTTAGCAAAAGCACTCAATGATGGTACAGAAGCAATTATGTATTTTCTATACGAACTTGAATATGGTGAAAGATATGCTTTTGGTGACTGCGATTATGACTACCGTGGAACAGGTGAGATTATAGAAACTCCGCTGCGTAATGAAAAAGAACTGTGGCTGTTCCTTGCACTCGATAATCAGATCATTGACAAGAATGAGTATCAAACCTTATTGGCGAAAGGGTGATAGTATGACGTTTGAAGAAAAGTATGGTTGCTTCACCAATTACCAAAATGAAACTGCGCGTAAGGCTTTAGAGTTTAATAAGGGTGAGTTGCATACTTTAGAAGTCGCTTTGAGGTTTGGCAATGATTATGCAGTAAGAACCAATCTTCCTTATAGTGAGATTGAGAATAGGTATAATAAATTAAAAGAATTAGTTGCTTATCTTGAAAAGCTGTTAAAATCGAATGGTAGAATTATTGACCCTCTTTATAGGGCATATTGGATTTCAATTAAAGACAAAGAATACGAGGTGTAACATGAATGACCATATAAACAAAACAAAACCACAGGACGTAGTTATTCTGATCGACATAGACGATGTGCTTACATACTTTGTCCCTGCGTGGGTCAAATGGCTCAACGATAAGTATGGGCTTGACGTTAGGTATGAAGATATAACCGAGTGGGAGGTAGCAAAATTCTTCCCCACACTTACACCAGAGCAAGTGTTTGAACCTTTAGGTACAAGAGAGTTCTGTGAAAGTGTACAGGTCAGACCCGATGCCGTGGAGTACGTCAAGAAGTTGCATGACATGGGTTATCAGATTTATCTTTGTACTGCGACTAACTATCACAATATCAAGGATAAATATGAGGTTATAATTAAGCAACATCTTCCTTACATTGATTGGGCGCACGTTATTGTGACTTCCAAAAAGCAAATGATTAGAGGGGATTATTTAATAGACGATTGTGTAGACAATCTGATAGGTGGCGAGTACATACCCATTTGCATGGCAGTTCCGCATAATGAATATCTTGGTTCGCCCGGAAGATGTGATAACTGGAAAGATATTTACAATTGGATTATGTTTTGTGAAAGAAAGCAGGGGCGACTGTGATGAAAGATTTTGAAGCCTATTTTTGTCCCATACCTTATTATGGTCACGATGAGGAAGAGAGGATTAGACCTCAAAAGCCCAAAGTAATCAAATACTTTTATGGAGAGTATTACGAGTGTCCTAATTGTAAGTTGATGATTATGCAGCATGAAACAAAAGATACGAATTATTGTAAGAAGTGTGGGCAGAAGTTTGATTGGAATGGAATAATTTAAGGGTGATGATATGTTTATCTTTACATGGCTTAGTAATCATAAGCTACAAACAAATGCTGAACTAATATTATTTGGTATTCTTATTTTTATGATAATTATATTTTTTATTATAGGTATAATATGGAATGAAAGGGTGTGAGTAACATAATGAATGACGATAACACTATTTTTATGGTTTCCAGACAAGCAATCCTTAATCAAATAGACAGAGAAACAAAGAACACCTCTCCAAGTCTATACGACAAAGAAGATAAATTCATGGAGTTCATGGACGATGAAAACACCTCTGAGTTTGGTAGATGGCAATGGGCAAATGGATATAATGCCGCGTTAGTGACTATAAGGTTGTTTGTTGAGAAAATGAAGAGTATAGATATGATGATCGAGATTGGTAAACCAGTCAAGGCAGTAGAACTTGCAATGGTAATGCCTTATTCAGAACATGAGATATTGGGCGCGTTATCTGATGGAACTTATCAAGGTCTTATTATGAAAGACGATGGTGCGTGGGTAGTTACAGATGAAGCAAGAGATTTGTGGGAGTGTGAGTGATATGCGACCGATTGATGGGGACGCACTAAAAGAAAAGTTACAAGAGCAACAAAAATATGGGAGCATAGCAGATAGCAGAGGTCGTGCCAAGGCTATTGTTGAGGTAATACACGCTCCCACCATTGAAGTCGAGCCTGTCAACCCCAAGATGACTAACCGTGAAAGATTTATGCGTGAAATATCAAATGAAGATTTGGCAAAGATTTTGAAAGATGCAAGTGGTGGGAATTGTCCTTGCCAGTATTGTATAGAAATGCAAGACACTTGTAAGCTCAAACCTTGTATAGAGGGAGTAATAGAGTGGTTAGAAAGTCCAAGTGACAAAGGTGAAACGGAGAGTGAATAAAACAATGCGTGATATTCTTTTCAGAGCCAAGAGAATTGATAACGGTGAATGGGTATATGGCTATTACATCAAGACCCATGATTATCTGGATAATAGGGAAATACATCTTATAGTTGGTATTGATTCTACGTCTTTTCCTGCTAATGAAATTACAGACACAAACGAAATTGATCCTGAAACTCTTGGGCAGTATACGGGGTTTACAGATAAGAATGGTACGAAAATCTTTGAGGGGAATATTTGTCATTTTTATGGTGGTGAGTATTATAGCGGTTTTTGGGAGTTGAATCACGTTTGCAAAATCGAAATCTGTGTTGAATGTTTGCATTATCTTGAAAATGCCGAATTTGTAGAGGTTATGGGAAACGTGTATGATAATCCTGAGTTGTTGGAGGAAAAGAAGTAATGAGTACAAGAAATATATTGTTTCGAGGTAAAGATGTAAAGACAAATAAATGGGTTTATGGCTATTATGTTTGGAATCCTAATGGTACTTATATTATAGCTTACGATGATGAGATTGCTCGTATGCTGCTTGTTCATGATAATTTATGTCTTAAACGCCTAAAAGGTGTAGAAGCCCATGATTGGAGAGCTGTTGACCCAGCAACCGTAGGCGAAATTACAGGTTGGAACGATTGCACTTTAACTGAAATATTTGAAGGCGATATAATTTGCTGTAAGGATAAGATTGGAATTGTTGAATATGGGGATTACAAAATAACTCTTGATGACGAGAGTGATAGTATAATAGGCTTTCATGTTAATTGGATTCAAGAAACGCAAATGAGAAAAGACCTTCAATATTGGGCGATCAATTATCATAGTGAACTCAAAATAGTTGGTAACATTTTTGACAATATAAATATTGAGCCTAAATTTAAAGAACAACTAATATGAGGTAAATAATAATGGCTAACTACGAACACATTGTCCAAGAACACATAAAACTGCATGAGTCTCTTTTTAACAAACAAGCGGATATTATAAAAGAAGCGAGTGAACTTCGAGATATAGCAAATGAATTAAATCAAGAAAATCTTTTATTAAAAAAGATACTTAGTGATGTTTTGCCTATGGTTACAAGTATAGAGTCCCAATTGAGTTTACCACCCAAGTATTCAGAATTGATAAAGTCATTTATTGGAGAAGATGACTAATCATGATTTGCCAAATCGTAATTGACTAAAGGGAGATTTGATATGCACGAATTAGAAATGTTGGATTATCTTTGTAAGATTATTCCTGATGTTGGGTTGCTTAAAGTAGAACTTGTTAATCATTTAAAGCAAATTACATATTTGTATAACAATCCCTCTCAATACACATATATAAAAGGTAAATTTGAGAATTGTAATTCTTTTGAGGAATATATTTATCATTACATTTCTTTTCGTCTGACAATAATAAATATAAAAGCAAGGGCTACAAGAGCGAAAACAATTTTTGGGACAACATACGAAGTGTCTATTGCAGAACCATCTCGTTTTAACACTCTCATTCACACTTATAACCTCTCTTCTGAACATTTACTATGGCTAATCGGAGTATGTAGTAAATATGAAGCCTATGAGCAAGTTGCTATCCTTGAACAGAGAATAGCCGAGATAGGTGGTTGCAAGTCTCTTACAGACAGATTTCAAATATGAACAAAATATTAAATTTTGCATTGTACCTAATTTCCTATTGACAAATAAGATTATATGGTGTATAATAAAGTTACAGAAAGAGATATAATCTAAGGCGTAAAGTAGTTGATATTTACAATTGCTACTTTACGACCTATATTTTTATCCCCTTTAAGCATTATGTGCTGTACCTAACGGCATTTGCAAAAATTATAACATTATATATCGTACCTAAAAGTGAGGTGAGAAAATTGCACTTTGGAACGCCTTTAAAAGTACCTCGAAAAAAAGCTGAATTTTATCAGGATTTTTTGACCCTATATTGGCAAGATGAAGCCAATTGTGGGCTGTCTGATTTCAGTAGTTACGAGGATTATGATATAAATGAGTTCATGCACATAGAAGGAGATGATACAGAAATGGTAAGTCGAAGAATTTTGATTGAGAAGTATAAGGACATTAAACGCTTTGTGGATATCGCCAGTAAATATGGTGACGATCTGATAATCAAGGGAATTAATTATGAGTTTCCTGCTTGTTCTCTTATGTCAGTTATGTCACTCGTTGATTTGAGCGATAGTGTAAGAATTATGTTCCCCGAAGAATACATTGAGAGCGTTGAAATGGACTTTGCAGAATGGTTGTGTGAACAATGAACCGCAGACAAAGATTTATTTGTCAAGCTCTTGTGTTTTGGTTGCTTGGTGTAACTGCAATTGCGGTGAGTGACTACGTTGACCAAGAGAAGTATGAACGCCAAAAAGATGTAGGTGCAACTAAACTTGCTACTGTGAGCGTTGTGACCGAAGTCAAACCTCAGAGCGAACGTGTTCTAAAGTTTGAGTTACATCAAGGCGGGAGTTATCAGCCGAAAGAAAGTTACATAGAGAAAACCATTGTTAAAGAACAGGTGTATGAGAGTTTGGAAATACCGCAAGGTCGAACAGATAATTTCATGTACATGGATTATCGAGCCTTAACCAATACGGCTTCGGCACAATATGAATTGCAGCAGTACGCTTGGACTGATTCACAAGGATTCCGTAGATATGGTGACTATTACATGGTTGCTATGGGAACTTATTACGGTTATGTCGGTGAGACGTTTAGAATAACAACTGATCGTAACAATTGCTACGATGTAATTCTTGGGGATTGCAAGGGGACAGATGCGGTTAGCTATGACGGTAATCACAGTTGGTATCATGTTGCAGGAGATTACAGATTGAATGTCGTGGAATTTATCGTTGCGACTGAATACTTGCCAAGTGAGGTTACGTTACATGGTGACTGTGGTGTGCTTGAAAATATCGGCGGGAATGTTATAAAGATTGAGAGGTTGGAATAATTGCAAATAGAAAGAACATGGGCAATGCCTAATGGTAATACTTTTACAATAAAACCAATCAAAGAACTTGTTGAATCTGTTATAAGCTCTTTACATAATAGCGCGGTTATCGTTGACCCTTTTGCAAACAATTCTAAGTATGGCACCATAACTAATGACTTAAATCCCGAATATGATACTACTTATCATCTTGACGCATTAAAATTCTTACAACAATTATGCTCTGATAGTGCAGATTTAATTCTTTATGACCCGCCATACTCCATCACTCAGGCTGCTACGCTTTATAAATCCTATGGAAAAGAGAAGTTGGAAATTAATGTCGCCAATATGAAGTATTGGGCTGAGTGCAAAAAAGAAGTAGCAAGGATATGTAAAAGCTCTGGACAAGTTCTTTCTTTTGGTTGGAATACTAATGGAATAGGCAAGAATAGGGGATTTGAAATTGAAAAAATACTAATAGTAGCTCATGGTGGGTCTAAGAATGATACACTATGTACTTTGGAAAGGAAGTTATAAATGAATGTGTTGGTAGCCTGTGAAGAGTCACAGCGCGTTTGTACCGCTTTCCGTAGGGGGGGGCATAATGCCTTTAGCTGTGATGTGATTGAACCAAGTGGAGAACACCCTGAGTGGCACATACTCGGTGATGCTTTAGATGTTATAAATCCTAAACCTGATAAGATTTCATTCAGAACTATGGATAATAAGACTTACATAATTGATAAATGGGATTTAATAATTGCTCACCCACCTTGTACTTATCTGTCCAATGCGGGGGCTTGTAGGTTATATCCCAAGAAAGGTCAGTTAAATCAAGAGCGATATACCAAAGGATTACAAGCCAAAGAGTTCTTTATGCAGTTCATTAATGCTAATTGCGAACACATTGCAGTTGAAAATCCAATACCTTCAAAGATATATAATTTACCTAAGTATACACAGATCATACAACCCTATCAGTTTGGACACCCATACACTAAAAAGACCTGTCTCTGGTTAAAAGGATTGCCTAAGTTACAACCCACTAATGTAGTTGAACCACAAGGTATGTGGGTTAATGGCAACTCAAATATTTGGAAGAAGCAAGCTGCTGATGGTAATGTTACAGGCAAGTCCAAAGACCCTCGTGTTCGAGCCAAAACTTTTGATGGGATAGCAGAAGCTATGGCAAATCAATGGGGAAATTTGAACAAAACAATAATTTAGCATACTATATATAGCGGTTATAAATACATATTAGAACCTATATATAGGGGTACTTTTAAAGAAAGGTTTTATAAGGAGAATTAAAATGGGATTATTTAGTAAGAAGAATGATATAGAAACTATTGAATTATCAAAGAAGATCAGCCTTGCCAAAGACGAAGTTCACAAGGTCTGCTTAACTAAACCGATTCTGAATGGACTTAAAGCCAAGGTTTGTCTCGCCATAGACTATTCGGGGTCAATGTCTGACCTGTATGATAATGGCACCGTGCAGTCAATTTTCGAGAAAATGCTTCCGCTTGCAATGGAGTTTGATGATGACTGGACAATGGAAGCGTGGAAGTTCGACAATGGTACGAAACGCTTAAAAGATGTAACGCCACAGAACATTGCTAACTATGTAAAGAAGAATATTAATGGTTCAATGGGTGGCACAAACTATGCACCTGTTATAAATGAGATTGTGGACTTCTATAAAAACTCTAAAGCCCCCGTGTATGTAATCTTTATTACTGACGGTGATAACTGGGATAAAGACGATGCAACAACTGCAATTCAGGCAGCTTCAAAACTTCCGATTTTCTGGCAGTTTGTCGGACTTGGTAATAATGGATATTCATATTTACAAGACCTCGATGACATGACAGGGCGATACGTTGATAATGCTGATTTCTTCGAGGTACGAAACGCCAATGATATAACTTATTTCAATCTGCTCAATGAGTTTCCAAGTTGGTTGAGTAATGAAAAAGTTAAGGCTATGATTGTGTAAAGAAAGAAGGGGTAGCAATAATGCCACTTAATAAAGGTTATCTAACAGCAAAACAAACTCCCGCATCTGATGAGTGCCTTACCCCTTTCTATTGTGTTGACCCTCTCCTTGAATTTCTTACAGACAAGAGCAAAATAATTTGGTGTCCTTTTGACAAAGAATATTCTGCGTTTGTTCAAGTCCTCACAGGGGGGGGGCTAACAGTAATCCATTCCCATATAGATGATGGTCAAGACTTCTTTGAGTATGAACCCAATCTATGGGACATTATGATAAGCAATCCCCCATTCAGCAAGAAAGACAAGGTTCTTGAAAGAGCGTTTAGCTTTAACAAGCCCTTTGCACTTTTACTTCCTTGCAATAGTATTCAAGGCAAGTCAAGGTTTAAGATATTTAATAATGAAATACAAATGCTCTGTTTTGATTCGAGAGTCGGTTTCTTTATGAATGGCGATCTAAAAAATGTAACTGAGGGAACTGCTTTCGGTTCTGCTTATTTTTGTAGAGATTTTTTGCCGAGTAAGTTGGAACTGAGAGAACTACATAAGTATGAAAGGACGTTGGTTGAATGAAACAAATACTAATTGTTTATGTATTGGGAACAGTTTTGATACAAATAGCTATGTCTATTGGTATTACTTACTGTGCTGTATATTTCAATTCTCCTAAATTACTTTGGTTTCTTTTGCTCCCTGTTATAATTTCACCAAGTATTAAAAAGACTACTGAAATTGATAAGGAAAGAAGTGATTGAAAATTGTCCAATATAAGCACCTACATCTCAGACAAAGGTGTTCATAACAGTGAACGTTTAAAAGAACTGCAAACCTTGCCACTTGACCGCAAGATAGCAATAACACAGGCTCGTATTATTGAGTGGTTTAACTTTTGGGAAGGTAACGTTTATGTTTCTTTCTCAGGTGGCAAAGATAGTACAGTCTTGCTTGATCTTGTAATTAAAACAATTAAGGCGATTGACCCAACGTTTGAAGTCCCTGTCGTGTTCAGCAACACGGGTCTTGAATACCCTGAAATTCAGAGGTTTGCCAAGAGCAAGGGTGCGACTTTTGTAACCCCTAAGATGAACATAGTTGAGGTTATTCGCAATTATGGTTATCCTCTTATCAGCAAGGAAGTGTCCAGTGCAATTTATTATGCAAGACGTATAAAGCCGTATGACAGCGGCGCAACCTGCGACACACACACCAGAACGAGGTTACAAGGAAACAACGTTCAAGCGACTGGAACTGCAAGACAAACGACCTCCGAACGGGCGCGAATGGGGGGGGCAAGACGAGTTCAGAACTGCCATCAGAAAGCGGAACGAATTGCTTGACCAACGCATCGATTCATGTAGTCCAAAAGGATATCAGGAGAAAGGAACTCATGGGGACTATGGGTAGCTCGGATTGCTCTACTAAATCAAAGTTTAACAAGAAGAAATGGCTACCACTCGCACAAGAACTTCCTGCGTTAATATCTCATAAGTGCTGTGACGTTATGAAAAAATCACCAATAGGAATATATCAAAGGGCTACACATAATAAACCTTATCTTGGTACTATGGCAGAAGAAAGTATTATGCGTAGACAAGCATGGATAAGAACAGGTTGTAATGCTTTTGAGGGAAAGAAACCGAGTAGTCAACCGCTTAGTTTTTGGACTGAACAAGATATCTTGGAGTACATCAGAACGTATCAGATTGAGATTTGTTCTGTGTATGGGGATATTGTTGAGGAAGATGGAGTGTTGTGTACTACTGGTGTAAGTAGGTCAGGCTGTGTAGGCTGCCCTTATGGGAGCCAATATGAAAAGGGTATAACACGTTTTCAGAGACTTGCCGAAACTCACCCCAAACAGTACAAGTTCTGTATAGAGGGTGGCGAATGGGCTGATAATCCTTACTATGATCCTAACGCACCTGAGTACGATGGCGAATGGAAAAACTGGAATCCTAAAAAGATTTGGACAGTAGGCAATGGTGGCTTGGGTATGGGTTATCTCTTTGATATGGTTAATGAGATTTATGGAAAAGAATTAATAAGGTATAAGGTGTGATAAATAATGAACAACAATAAAAACAACAATAACAAAACTACTGTATCGGGCGGTATAGGATTTGGAGGACTTCTTACAATTGCCTTTATTATACTAAAGCTCTGTGGAGTGATTAAGTGGTCGTGGCTTTGGGTGCTTGCTCCCACTTGGATTCCGATAGCTTTGGTAATAATCGTACTTTTGATTATTATAACTGTTAAGAAGTGATACATAAGAGGAAGAAAAAATGAGTGATTTTAGTACACAAATCAAAACAAGTGTTAATGGTGACGAATACTTCTCGCCCCCCCCTGTGGTCGAGATGATAATACCGCTATTACAACAAAATAACATTCAGAGAGTTTGGTGTCCATTTGATAAACCTGACAGCAACTTTGTGACAATGCTTACAGACAAGGGTTTTGAGGTTACTTATGGACACATTGAAACTGGACAGGACTTCTTTGATTATGAAGCCCCACCTGATAATGTACAATGCGCAGTAAGTAACCCGCCCTTTAGTAAACGTAATGCGATATTTAAGAGACTGTTTGAGTTTAATATTCCTTTTGCTTTGGTTATGAACCTTAACGGTTTGTTTGATAGCAAAGAGCGTTTTGAGATGTTCAAGCACCAAGACATAGAACTTTACATACCAAAAGGTCGAATGAAGTTTGTAGCAAAAGATAAGGGTCAGCTCAATTCACCGAATTTTCAGAGTGTTTATGTATGCAGTAAAATGTTAAACAATCCGATTACATTTGCGGATTGGGAGTTTTAAGGAAAAGAATAAAAGGTAGGCGATGTATTTGACAAAAGATTTAACAGGACAACGGTTTGGATTTCTTACTGTTATCAGACGTATAGAAAATTATGTTACCAAACAAGGGAAACAACTTTCACAATGGGAGTGCTTATGTGATTGCGGAAATTATACAACAGCATATACTGCCTTATTAACAACAGGTCATAAAAAATCTTGTGGTTGTCAAAAACATGGTAAAGAACCTATTGACTTAACAAATCAAAGGTTTGGCAAATTAACTGTCATTGAACGAGTAGGGACAAGAAACGGCAGTCCTTTATGGAAATGTAAATGTGATTGTGGTAATGAAATTGAAACAATTACACAGAGATTGCGTAACGGAGAAGCTAAATCTTGTGGATGCTACATAAGGGATTGGATATCACAAAGAAATCGCAAGTATAATAAATATGAAATAAAAGATAATTACGTCATAGGTTATACAGAAAATGGAGAAAAGTTTTTTGTTGACATAGATGACTTAGAAAAAATAAAACCATATTATTGGAAAGTAAGTAGTAGTGGTTATATTATCGCTTGGGACAAAGAAATAAAAACCAATATTCATTTGCATAGGTTAATAATGAATTGCAATGATGAAAATTTAGTAGTAGATCATATTGGTGGCTCAAAAACAATTAACGATAATAGGAAGAGAAATTTAAGGATTGTATCACAAGCTCAAAATCAAATGAACGCAAAACGATATAAGAATAACACATCGGGGCATACTGGCGTTCGTTTTGATAAGCGTTCAGGAAAATGGCTTGCTACAATTAATTTTAATTATAAAAATTATTGGTTGGGATTGTATGAAAATTACAACGATGCAGTTAAAGCCAGAGAAAAAGCAGAAGATGAATATTTTGGCGAATATGGATATAGAAATAGTCAAAAACAAATTCAACAATATGCTGATTAAGGAGTGATTTCTATGAAAGCAAGAATCCCCAATAATGAGTATGATCCCAATACAATCGGTGTACCTAAGAAACTCATTGAGGACAAACAGTATGCCAAAGAGTTTTGGGAGTACCTTACTCAGTCTAATCCCGAAAGCGACTATGGTGAGTTCGAGGATTGGTATAACAAGCTCTGTGTACTTGACTTCAAGCAAAAGTTATACAACACTCCGCTACCTAATAGGGCAAGTCGCAGAGCAAGGAAGGCTGAAATGAGAAAGGCTGAAAAGTCTGAGAAAGGAGGTGATTGATTATGAGTGTAGTTGATAATACGAGTCCACCTAATGACAGACCGCCGATTGCACCAAACGTAGTTCCTCGGCATAAATCCTACTACAACAAAATGATTTATGTCGCAGGAGCTTATGGTGGAAGTGAAACAAACAAGACCTATATTGAAATGTGCTGTCGCAGATTCAGCGAAGATTACCCTACATACTGTTTTATAAATGGTGTTTCAGAGTTCTCTCACTGGTATAATAAGTCAAATTCTATCGTAGATGACCTAAAAAGATGCGCTTTTTTGCTAAAAAAGTCTGATGAAATCTGGGTTTTATCGGGTACAGATTGGGAGAGTTCGCAAGGTACAATGGTAGAAATTTTCGTAGCTATGGAGAATGATATTCCTGTGGTTTACGATAAGGACAAACAGCTTTCAATAAAGAAAGAGAAGTGATCTGAATATGAGCGCATTGATAATTCTTGGTATAGGTTTTATCGGCGGCGGGGTGGTAGGTATTGTTATTGCTTACTTATGCAATCGTTCAGAAGATTATGATGGAGAAGATGATAAGGGGGAATGGTAATGGACGTAGTATTTTACTCTACGGGTTGCCCGAAGTGCAAAGTTTTAAAAGCAAAGCTTGACTCTAAGGGTATTGACTATACAGTATTTAATGACATTGACAGAATGGTAGAAATGGGAATGACGACTGTCCCTAATCTTATGGTTGATGGTAAGCTGATGAATTTTAAGGAAAGTATGGAATGGCTTAACAGCATAGATTGAGGTGGTTGATTGTGTATTCTGAAAAATACGAAGTATATAGGAAGTATGTTGACTTTATAAATGGTTACAGGCTTGCAAGCAACGCGGCGACTGGTAGTAAGGTAGATTCTAATGCGAATGTTGAACATAAAAACATTACTACTTGTGCGGGAGAGTTGGTAAAGAAGATAAAGATAGGTGTCAATAGACTTCTCATGATTGATAAGCTGACTAATATGTACGGTTACGATGTTGCAGAGGAATATATTAGACAAATAGAAGCTCATGAGAAATATAAACATGATGAAACAAGTATATACCCTTATTGTGTATCTATCACTATGTACCCCTTCTTGACCGGTGGTTTATCTGATATTGGAGGAATATCTTCTGCGCCAACTAATCTCGAATCATTTGCGGGTTCGTTTATAAATCTTGTATTTGCTATTGCAGCTCAGTTTGCAGGGGCAGTTTCAACCCCTGAATTTCTTTTGTACATGGATTACTTTATCCGTAAAGATTATGGAGATAATTACATAGAACATCTCGATCAGTATGTTACAACCGATTTTGTTATAAGGAAAAGAACACTTAAACAAGCTATTGAGGATAAATTTCAACAAGTAGTTTATTCTTTAAATCAGCCAGCGGCAGCAAGAGATTATCAGTCGGTCTTTTGGAACATAGCCTACTTTGACCGAAACTATTTCAATGGTTTGTTCGAAGATTTCCTTTTTCCCGATGGTACAGAACCGTGTTGGAAAACACTCAACTGGTTGCAGAAAAATTTCATGAAGTGGTTTAATAAAGAACGCCTTTCCAAAGTTCTTACATTTCCTGTTGAAACAGTCAATCTTCTTGATAACGGAACATCTTATGTTGATAAAGAATGGGAAGATTTTACCGCTGAAATGTACGCGGAAGGTCATTCATTTTTTACTTATAGAAGTAATAGCGTAGATTCATTAAGTTCGTGCTGTAGACTCCGCAATGAAGTCTCTGAAAACACCTTCTCGTTCACTCTTGGTGCGGGTGGCGTTTCAACGGGTTCAAAGGGTGTTATTACCACAAATGTTAATAGACTTGTGCAGAACGCAGTACGTAATGGTGAAGATATCTCGGAAGTTATGCGCCGCGAAACTCTAAAGAATCATAAGTATCTTATGGCTTTCAACGAGATTGTCAAAGATAGCTTTAATGCAAAAATGCTTTCAGTATATGATGCGGGATTTATTGAATTGTCCAAACAATATCTTACACAAGGTATCAATGGATTTGTTGAGGGGGCAGAGTTTTTGGGTATTGACATTTCTCCCAACGAAGAATATTTTAAGTATGGTGAAATGATACTGAAACCCATCTATGAGGAAAACAAGAAAGCTAAAACAAAGGAACTCATGTTTAATACAGAGTTTGTTCCTGCCGAGAACCTCGGTGTTAAGAACGCTAAATGGGATAAAGAAGATGGGTATGTAGTTCCGAGAGATTGCTATAACAGTTATTTCTTTGTAGTAGAGGACGAACATTGTAATATCATTGATAAGCTCATTCTTCATGGCGAAAGATTAACCAAGTATCTCGATGGTGGTTCTGCGCTCCATATTGGTTTAGATGAACATTTAACTAAAGAACAATATAAACAGTTATTAAGAAATGCTATCAAGACAGGTTGTTCTTATCTTACTATTAACGTACCCAATACAATTTGTAACGACTGTGGATTTATCAGTAAGCATAGATTATTGAAGTGTCCTAAGTGCAGAAGTGTAAATCTTGATTATCTGACAAGAATTATCGGTTATCTTAAAAGGATTTCTTCGTTCTCCGAAGCCCGTCAAGTTGAAGCTGCAAAGAGATATTACATCAAGAAAGAAGATGTGAGCCAATGTCTCAAAGGTTAAAGTATTTAGGGTATAGTATAGTATTTCAAGAAGTTCCCAATGAAACATCTTTGGCTATAAATATTAGTGGTTGCCCTCACCATTGTGAGGGTTGCCACAGTAAATATTTATGGGAATACAAAGGAAACTATATATCAGACGATATCGAATCCTTGATTGAACAATACGAAGGCTACATTACTTGTGTTTGTTTTATGGGCGGCGATCAAAACTTGAAAGAGTTAAATGAATTATGTCTTACTGTTCATGATTATGATTTAAAGAGTTGCCTTTATTCAGGAAGTAATACATTAAAATTGAATGAAGTGCCATTTTTTGACTATGTTAAAACAGGAAGTTACCAACAAGAACGAGGTGGACTTAATTCAAATAATACTAATCAGAAAATGTATAGACGAGAACCAAATAGTTTCCACTATACGGATATTACCCATTATTTTCAAACCGCACAGAAAGGATAGGTTGAATGAGTAAACTAAAGATAATTAAAAATCCCGATGAAGAGATTGTAAATGAAATTAAAATCAAGTTAAAAGAGACATTGGGTAATTGCCCATGTGTCCTTCCACCTTTTTGGAATAAAGATACCAAGTGTCCATGCAAAAAATTCCGTGAGCAAGATTACGAGGGCGAATGTTGTTGTGGTTTATACATTAAGGTGAAAGCCGATGAATAAATGGAAGAACGCCGCAATACCCGCCATACTTCTTCATATTTGTATAGGTTCGGTTTATAGCTTTTCATTATTTGCTAAACCGATTTCAGAATATATCGGAAAGTCTCAATCGCTTGTACAGTTTGCTTTTTCACTTGCGATTTTCTTCTTAGGAATGTCCGCAGCGTTCGGTGGAGCTTTCGTAGAGAGAAACATACACAGATCATCTTTGTTAAGTACGGTATGCTTTTGTGGGGGGCTTGCGCTCACTGCATTAGCTGTACACCTTAAATCGTTACCCTTACTTTACATTGGATATGGGTTTGTTGGTGGTGTTGGACTTGGCTTAGGTTATCTTAGTCCAGTTAAAACACTTATGCTATGGTTTAAAGACAATAAAGGTCTTGCAACAGGAATTTCAGTTTGTGCATTTGGTTTTGCTTCAACAGTAGCTTCGCCAATAATTACATTTCTTTTAAATAGAGTATCAATCTCAACAACGTTTTTGATTCTTGCAGGACTTTATTTTATTCCTATGATGATAGGACACTTTTTGTTGCAGAAGCCAAAAGACTGGATAGAACCAAAATCAAATGCTGATTTTAAAGCGATCACTATGTTAAAAGACAAGAAGTTTATAGCCATGTGGTTATTCTTCTTCTTGAATATAACTTGTGGTCTTGCACTAATTCCGATAGCAAGTCCCATGCTTACAGAGCTTAATGTTAAGCCAACATTGATTGCTCTTGTAGTAAGTATTATGGGAATATTCAATGGCGCAGGAAGATTAGTATTCAGTGCTGTATCTGACAAGCTAAAGAAAAGAGTGTATATATATTACTTGATTTTCTGTATTTCAATAATTACTGCAATCTTATCTATAATTTCGCACAACTTTTCAATGATAGCTTTAATACTGATTTCAGCGACTTATGGCGCGGGGTTCTCATGTATCGCACCTCTGTTGGCTGATTGTTATGGCATGAAGAATATAAGCAAACAGCATGGGTTAATTCTTTCTGCGTGGGCTTGCGCTGGATTGTGCGGCAATCAACTTGCAATGTTTATTCAGCGCAACACAGGTTCTTACATGAACGTGTTCAAGGTAACTGCGGTTCTGTACCTTATAGCTCTTGCAGTGGCTTTTATCAACCTCAACAAGACCAAGACAAACTAATCAAATTGAATAATCACCGCCCAACACTATTCGTTGGGTGTGTGGTTATTATAAAAGGAGTGATACATCTTGTCAATGATTCCAATACTTTTACTTATTATAACACTATTGCTTTTGCTACTTTTGGTTTCAGTATTGATTTACGGTTTAGTTACAACACCATCTACCATTCCTTTAAAGGTTTTATTTGTTGCAGTATCGTTATTCTGTTTTGCCGTTTGTATGAATTTAATTACCACTCAACTCATTGCAAGAAACCAAGTACAGCCAATAGAAGTAGTTAAAAAGGTAGATTTAACTTACAACCCCGATTATCCCAATTACATAATTATTTTCAGACTCACCGAGGACAAGCTGGGGCGTAACCAATTATACAAAGCTGAAATAAACAATCATTCAGCAAGGAATTATTCGGAGGGTGAGACATATTATAAAACGCTTTATGATATGTTTAAGTTTTCGGATATTAGAAAAATAATATAGTAGTAGTGGGTGGGTAGGCAAATACAATGAAAAATATATGCAAATCCAAAGTAGCCAAAGCATATCATAGGCATCACAATATAAATCGGTATTGGCTTTTAGTTTCTGTACTACTAATAATCGTAGGAACAATAGTAGCTATGGAGATTGGTGTGCTTTACGAAGAAAAGGTTATAAGTGATATACAATTAGCTGCGATCATAGTTGGTATAGCGTTCATTTGCTTTGCTGTTATGATTATAATTGGCTCGTACAATGAGTTATATTTAGAGGAAGATTTAATCGACTTTGATAGATTTGCAAAAAAGTACAATCTTATCAAAGGACAACGTGAATACAAGCGTAGAGAAAGGAAGAATAAAAAATGGCTGATGTAAAAGCATTAACTGACTTTGAAAAGTTCAAAGAGCTATTCAAGGAAATTGGTTGTGAATATATCATTCATCTTTTTCCTGATTGTATTTATATTGATATTGATCCAATATTAGCAGATGGTAATTTAAGTGTGGAATTTGACAGACAAGGTAAGTTTAAGAGATTTGTGACGGAGTAAAAAAAAATGAGCGAGATGAGAACAGAATTTATAAAACAAACGCAAATGCAAAAGCAAAGAGTAGAGTTCGGATTTGATGCGCCAATTGATTGGACACCGGGGAAAGGTGCTTGTTGGATTGATTGTCCTTTTTCGGTATGTACTTCTTTTGGACATAGGTGTAAAGCGTTAGTTGATAATCAGTGTCCTTTTACGGAGAATGTAGAAACATTTTATTACGATGACACAACAGATATAGAGGATAAAATGTAATTAGAGGTGGCTAATATAAATTTCTACGAGATACATCCTTGTCCCAAATGCAAGGGTAATGGTAAAGCAAGATTAGTAGGCGATCTGAAAGATGGTTACATTATAGAGTGTAACGACTGCGGCTACATTGCGGCAAACTATAATGAAGCTCGTTTCACTCTTTTGGGAGCAATCAGATTATGGAATAAGAAATGTAAGTTAAGTAAGGAGCGTGATTCCAATTAAGTACATGGGTTCAAAGAGCAGGATAGCAAAATACATAGTTCCTATTTTGCAAAAAGAGATAGACGATAACAATATTAAAACATACCTCGAACCATTTGTGGGGGGGGGGGGGGGGCAAATTTAATAGAAA